GGGGAGCCAAAGGTAATTACTTTAATTCCGTGTTTTTTGCAGTCGGCAATAATCTTTTTTATATGATTTGCGCAGACTTCTGTGTTATCTAAAGTAGTAATTCCCGAGTTGTAGAAGATGCTTTGAATAGCTAGGACTGGAAATTCTGTAGAAAATTTACTATAAACGGACTCTACATAGTCATAGCCAAGTTCTTTCAATAAATGGAACATGGATTCGTTTTGATCCGCGTCCCAACTCATGTTACTTATTCCTATTTTGATTGACAAACTCTAATACCCCCCTTAAAACTGAATCTTTATCTTGCCAATATCCTGTTTCTGTAGTATTAGTCTTGTAGTTATATAGCACTTCTGAGCCTTCATAACCTATTTCGGATGCATTTAAGGCGGAAAATAGTTCTTTAGTTGAAAGTGGTTCTGGAAAAAAATTATAGAACTCGCGTTCCTCGTCTTTAATTTTGTCTAAGTCATCAACTAAATTAACTAAGTTATACCACTGATACGTGGAATTTAAATTTATGCTCTCGCATTGATGGTTATTGATGTAATCAAAAATAATATTCTTTTTTAAATACTTTCCATATAGCCCTGGAAGGCGAATAACTTTTAATTTATTGTAGGTCAATTGATCTTTTACTAAAATCTCGAAGAATCTTCTATTGTTTCCGTAACTAAAATATCTAAGTTCTGGTAATAACTCCTCGTCTGCTCCGCTTGTAATATTTTCATAAACATCTATAGTTGAAAATAAATAAATATTGTTGTATTTCTTTGTTTGTAAATAGTTGAAAATTTGTATTATATTTAAAATATCTTTTAAAGTATTATTATTTACCTTCCATTTTTCTGCCGGAAGACAAGAAAGATAGATGTCACAGCCATCTTCGACCGTGGAATCAAAAAAAGAAATATTGCTTGAATTAAACTTTAGGTCAAAATCTATTTTGTCGCAGAGGGTTCTACCAATCAGTCCTGTATCTCCAACTAGTATTTTAGGTATTGCCACTTTTTAACTCCTTGATTTGGTTTAAAACATATTCTTCTATTTGATATATACCTTGAATTTTACCCGTAAATGTTGTAATTATATTGTCGTTCTTTATTATTCTAGGAATTCTAGAGTCATAACTGCTTACATTTTTTACCTTATAAGACTTAAAACTATGGTGAAATTTAAAATCATTATTAAAAGAACTATAGTAATATTCAATACTTTTAGAGAGTGCTTTTCTTTTTTGTTCTGTTGTTAGGTCTTGGTTTGGAGTTATGTTTACCTGAGTTACGGTATAGAGGTCATCTTGATAGGGAAATATAGAGAATAAATCCCCGTCAACAAAGGTCAAAGCACCAAACTCTACTGGGGCAACTTTTTTATAGACAAGGACTTCGCATAGTTCATACTTAACATCTTCTAGAATTGGAGAAAGAACGTTGTTTGTTGCATTAATTACTAAGTCATTATTCAAAGCTAGGCTTCTTAAATCCTCTTCCGTAATTATTTTATAAACTATGTTATTTTTTAAAAGATCTATAAAATACTTTTTCGACTTAAACGGATCAATAAATCTCTCATTTACACGAATTGCGCCTTCTATATTATTTAAATACATTAGGTTGACTAGGTCATGCGTCATATAATCAAATATTTTTAAATAAGTTTTAAAGTCAATTATTGATTTATCATTTGGAACTACATAAATATTATTTTCAATGTCAGAAATAAGTGACGGATAATCTTCTAAAAACTTATTAAATGTGTTGATACATAAATCCCTAGTTAAACTACTTCTGGCATAGTGATAACCTAAATGAAGGCGATTTTGATTCTTATAAGATGTCTGAGAAAATATGCCCTCTGACTCGTAGACAACTACTTCATGGTCATTCATTAGTTTAGACGCTAAATGACAGCCAACCCAGCCTGCGCCTATTATGGCGATCTTCATTATATTGAAATTCCAACGTCCTGCGATTGCCCCCAATTAGATTTATGCTTTACTAAATCAAGTTGTGGGAAATATTCTGCCCTTCTTATTGTCTCTGTTCCATAGATATTACTTTGATGAAGCACCTGTGGGTATTCATCTGGGCCGTATATATGTGGATTATAAGTTCTTGTTAGATGTGGCTCATGTTTCCACAAGATATAGTCCTCGTTACCAACGCCCCACTTCTTAAGAGCAACAAGGCTAATCCTGTCGTAATCGGTGTTTTTAATACCAGTAATTAAATCTTTATTAGTAAGTAAATACTCGTATTTATAGGTTCCTATGCTCATGGATGGAAAATGTCTTAAAGCTATTTTATCTGGCATATCTTCAGGAATGTTGTATAGTAGAGATTTAAAATTCTCCCCTACTACAACTGTATCGTGAGTGTAGAACCAGTAATCAGCTTCGATTTTATTTTCTACAATTTCTACAAATGAAGTATATTCCAAGGAATTGTGATTGGTTTTTATATAAGTAATACCTTCATATGTATCAATGACCCTTTCATCGTGGCCACCTTCAAAAATATAAATATCTTCTTTTTCTATACCCGCTGATAGCAATGACGGTATTACAAATGGAAGAGTTTTCTCGCTAAATCCTTTAACGGTATTTACACATATTTTAATGTTTAATGGTTTGTCGCTAGATTCTTCAGACATGGTATTTATTATACCTAATCTTCGTCCTCTTCTGGCCCCCATACGAGGTTCTTTGTGGTGTGTAGAAGGTCGAGAGTTTCACTGGCTAGGGCTTCTACTGTGAGTAGTAGGTCCGCTTTATTGTCTGCTTCTTCTGGTTCTTCAAGTTGATAATGTACTTCTTTAATGACTTCTGTACAGAGCTGTAGACGCTCCAAAAGTACATCCAGTGGGTCTGGATTTGATGATATATCGAAGTCTCTCTGGTCCATGAGACAAGTTTAATGGTGGTTTTAAGGGCTGATTTAGGCTCTAAATTATAGCATATGGGGGTGGTAAGGTTATCATAATAATTGATAAAGGCAAAAATATTATTAGCAAAAAAAGATGAAGTTGGCAGAGAATTTTCTGCTAATATAAATTAAAAATATTAGCAAAAAAATCTGGTGCAAAACTGGAAAATTCTGCTAATATAACTAAACTAATATATACTAAATGAATTAAGTGAACTATATTCCACTACGCGCGTAAGAAAATGAATTTCACAGTAACTGTAAATATAGTCGACTTAATTGGTTTAGTATATTTAAGTGTGTTTTTAGTTGAGTTTAGTTGTGCTAGACTTAGTAGACTTGACAAATCATTTGTCAAGTAGGAAGATGTAGATATGACAGAAAATAATCCATTTGACTTCTTTGATTTCTCGGAAGAAGAAGCAGAAGAAAAAGCACGAGAGTTTGAGGGTGACGGATATAACAGAGACGGACGAATCTGTATCTGTGGCCATCCAATGAAAAGACATACTGAGTATGGGGGGTTGAGTACGTGCTCACCATCCAGACTAGTGTGCCCATGTAAAAAAGGAAAACCAGTCCTGGAAGTTTCAGATACAAGAGTGTTTCTAAGAAAAACTCGTGGATCTGGTACAGCCCATGCTTTAACTCAGGGAATATTAGCCTGCAAGGGAAAGCATGAAGTTAAGTGGCTAGTTGAGCAAAGATGCGACAGATGCAAGTCCGAGGGCAAAGTTAGTCCAGTCCCAGTAACACAGCAAGGAATTATTAAAGACGAAGCAACTGGGTATGACGTTCTTCTTTGTCAGAGATGTAGAGAAGAAAACTAGTGAAGCAAAGAAATTCACAAGATGGTAGACCAATGTGTGGCTTCTGCATGACAGGGCACCACGAGAACTGTAAACCAAAAATTGTCTGGTATGACAAAGAATGGTTGTGCTATTGCGAAAAATGTAATAATGTAGTACAATCAGATGAAAGCACCAATCAACAAAAGGAAGAAGAAAATGAATAAATTCAATCGTAATTTATTAGCACTAAATCTACTGGTAGGACTAGGAATTCTATCCAGTACAGCAGTTATGGCTGCTGGCTCAAATAACACCATCTCAGCCTGCGTAGACAACAAGACCAAGGTTGTAAGAATAGATACCAAATGTAAGTCCTCTGAAAAAGTAATCACTTGGAATCAAGTAGGAACACAAGGTCCAAAGGGTGATGTTGGTAACACAGGACCAGCAGGAGACACAGGACCACGTGGACCACAAGGTTTAACTGGACCACAAGGTGTTCAGGGAGTTCAAGGCATTCAAGGATTAACTGGATTACAGGGCATTCCTGGAGTCCAAGGGCAACAGGGATTGCAAGGTCCAAAGGGGGATACAGGTGCACAAGGAATTCAAGGACCAGTTGGTCCAGCAGGAAATGGTGGTAGTGTAGCGACTAAAACTATCACTATTTACTACTCACCGACAATATGGCCTAAGGGAAGTACATGTGCCCCTGGAGTTTCATGCGGTAATCCAAATTCATCACTGCCTAGCGACTTATTTAAATACTCTTATAATGGCCCTGGTATTGGAATAGATGGGTGTGGAGAAGGAACAATGATATATGTTGAATATCCTAATGGTATGAAAGATAATGTATGGCAATGGCGTACAGAACCAACCGGCATTTGTTATAGAACAATTAAGGTGGTAGAGTAATGAATAAGAACGAAGCCCTAAGTAAAATCTTTGAACACCTGTCTTTGCTTGAAGAGTACAAGGTTCTAAGAGAAGACACAGCAAAAGCTTTATACTCACACATCGAACAAATTGTTCAAGAGATTACATCACTTGAAGACACAATCTATGAGTCAGTGCTCTTTGCTAATAGAAAAAACGGAATAGACGGAATCGACAATGTAATTGACTTCTGGAATCAGTTCAAGAAACTAAGGCCAGAAGATTTAGATGACGATAACGATGGAAAAGGCAACACGCCAAAGTAGTCCGGTCTTTTAAAAATACTCCTAGCATGTTATCTTGTTAGGAGTATTTTTATTTAAGGAAGACTATGGATTTTAAAAACTCACTAATTAAAATTGAACTAGCAGCTAAGTGGCTTGAGGTCACCCCAAAAACTATTTATAACTGGATTGAAGAGGGTGCTTTGGAGATGCCAGAAAAGGGAATGGTTAGGCGTGGTGATGTTGAAAAAGTTCACAAAGACAAAATTTTAAAGCGTTCTGATAGAGCAAGACTACTTGCTTTTGGAATTATTAGAGATAAAAATGGTCGCTTCATAAAGTTAGAAAAAGACGAAAATTAAAAATGTTGTTTATACTAAGAGAAAATGCTGCCGTTTCCCTCACCGCACGCAAAAAAACTTTTCAACTTACCAACAAACTTTTCAACTTTCAACTAGACGATTTGTCGCCCTGCTAAAATTAATAGCAGCGGCGGTCATCTTTCAAGCCCTCTCCCCAGTAAAGGTGACCGTCGCCTTAGACCGGCCTTGGTTAAAAGTTGAAAGCTCGGCCCGATCTAATCATCCAATCAACTTTCAACGGTTAAAGTAAAGTTAGTAACTATGAATGACTCATCAGAAGTTTCCCTCAGCGGCCTGCATCCTTTCAATCAAGAACAAGAAGAGCGTTCGGAATATCAAATCGACGAACCGGTTGACCTACGGCCCGATCTATCAGTACTAGGAATAGAAGAAGCAGAAAAAGGTGTCTGCGAAGACAACTATCAAAACCGTGCTATATTACGTCGTGCAAAGTTAGCCTGGGATCCGGTCTGGTCTTCTAACGGAGTACCAACGGGTCTAATTCGAGCTCGCTCTAAAGAATCAACTATGGAGCGACGTCTACTCTCTTTAGCGGAGAAGCGTCCAATTATGCTCGACCCAACTTCCAACAACTCAGATTATTTAACCGGCCTGGATCTATTAGCTGAACCAGCAACGGATTACTTAGTACCTCCGTGGGTTGTTCACTCAACGCGACTTTATTTAAAAGAGCAAGAAGAAGGCGGCCCGAAGTCTTCAAAGCGTAAGCCTCTAGCTCAGCCGCATCGCTGCCGTCACATTAAAGACGACGGTATTCGTTGTATGCTATGGTCCAGCGGACGCCCCAAAGATGACGGCCTGTGCCGGATTCACTTAAGATCAACGCAGCATAAAACATCGGATGACATTGAACGGGCTCGTCAAAAGTTGACTCAAGCTGCTCCATACGCCGTGGACATGCTTGAAGATCTTATGGAGAATGCTGAGTCAGAACCGGTTAAGTTAAAAGCCGCCACTGAAATTCTTGATAGAGCCGGAGTTCGAGGCGGCGTGGAGATAGATAGCTCAATAAACATTGACGTGCGGCCTGCCGCTCAAGTAATCGCGGAGCGGCTCGATCGCTTAGCCCAAGGTGCTATTCAAGCTGCTGCAAAGTTAGCGGATAGCGGCGTGCACGTAGTAGCGGACAAAGACATAATTGATGCGGAAGTTATACCCGCTGAAGAAAAGAAAGAAGATCAAACGGATGAGCTCAACAATTAACGAACTAGTGGAAGCAGCCCGCCTTCACTTCAACCACCTCCAAGCGGATATCACAAACGCATCGACTCGCATCGAGCACATTCGACTGACGACCCTAGCTCAGGAAGCGGAGAATCTTTTAATCAATCTTGAAAAGTTTGCAGCCGGATCTACCGGATCTAATTCCAGGGATCTGCATCTATCAACTTCTCATGAAGCGTGCGGATGTAAATCCGCTGCAGGTGCTGCCGTCAAATGTAAATGTAGTTGCAGCTATTAATTTAATGTGCTAAGATGCGAACATGTCACGTAAATCTAAAATAGATCTCTTCATTGCCACTGCCAAAAAGTATTTAGGCTATCAGTCTGAGATTCTCGGCCAGAACATGTTCGGACGGTACCTCGGATATGACAGTGTTCCATGGTCTGGAGCATTCATTGATGTAGTTGCCAGGGAGTCCGGTGTAAAGATTCCGTCATTCATTTACGTACCCGCGGCACTGTCCGATTTCATTCGAAGTAACGGCGTCTACAGTAAGCCTCGGCCTGGTGACATTGCAATCTTCAGCTTTCCATCAATTTCTGTAAAAGGCTCGACGGGTAGTTCATTCGATATGCCAACGGCTGGGATTGTTGTTGACGTACGTGAGTTTAAGAAGACGGGTAAATTTTTAACGGTTGAGGGAAATACACTCGGAGACTCAAAGCACCAACAAAAAGACGGCGTGCATCTGAAGGTTAGACATTTAACGGATGTTGTTTTGTTTTGCCGGCCTGAGGAGTTCCAGGGACCGAAGGCCAGATCTGCAGCTGCACTTTTAACGAAGCTTGGTAGAAAGTTAACCGGCCTGCATCCGGATCGTATTGAACTCAGCGGCCTGGAAGAACTTACGAACAAGCCCGAACAGGTTAAGACTGCTGCATTGCGTGCCGGAACACGTAACCGCTCAATCGAAGTTGTGCAGCTAGCCCTCTCGACGATGACGGACATCAAAGGAGCTGAGCGTGGAAAGTGGGATTCAGTAACTGCGTCCGCGTTTGCCAGGTACCAGCGGAGCATTGGTGTGGTCAACCTAGATTTACAGGGAACGATTCACATTCCAACGCTTGAGCATCTTGCAAAAGAAACGAATCTTTTTATCATTGTTTAGTAGTTCCAGATCCATCCTCATCCAGGTAAACTTTTAACGAACATTCATAAATTGTTCCGCTGCCGGAAGCCAATCAAAAAATTATTTTTCATTTTTTCAAATTAGGTTGACAGAATTCATGAGATATGTTATTTTTTACTCATCATGGATAATCAAGAACTAATCAACCTCATTAGAGAACATATGCGCTGGTTTGCCAGTGACAAAGAGCAACTAGCAAATGACCCTGAACTACAGTATGATTTCGCATATGCGAATGGCGCATATAACGCTTACGAATTTATGCTCAACCAATTACAGAAAGACAGAGAGGAAGAAGATAATGGCGAGCAGTAATGATTGGAGAGACCTTTTCTACGAATTGTTAGACGAGGTCGAGCAAATGGTCGGACACGAAGAAGTCTGGCACGAATACTACGACCAAGCCGAAGATTTGGAGAAAGAATAATGGAAGACTTTACAGAAGAACAGCGTGAAGTAATAAAGGCACTGGGTCTTAAGGTAGATGAAAGCGGCCTGGTTGTTTTTGATGAAGACGGTGATGTTACTTACATCGTAGAAATAGATTTGGGCAACGAGTAATGTGTTACCAGTGCTCGGACTATGAATATGAACCGTGCCCAGATAACTATCCCGACTGCCAAGGAAGTTGCTACGGATTTGATTGCGCGGCTTGTGGAGTCAACACACTTCACATCAACGAGTTCTATATGATTCATGATGAGATATGGAATGAGGCTTGGCCTGATGAGCGTGCCATGCTTTGTATCGGATGTGTAGAAGTACAAATCGGGCGAGCCTTAACTGCTAATGATTTTACGGATGCCCCTGTCAATCACGGATTCGTCATTCAGTCTGAACGGCTTGCCTCTCGCCTCTCATCGGAATAACTTTTAACGAACGGCTCGTGAGAAGCTGATGCAGCTGAGCTACACTGCCACTTTTAATTAACGGTTCATAAAAAGTCGCGGCCCGCCTTCCGGATCCAAACTTTTAACGGACTTCCAAATCACGGATTTATTCAACGGGTATTCTATGATTATGAAGTCAATTGAATTACATCTGCTAGAAGCGGCCCGGGACGTGGACACTGCTGTTCAAACCGGCCTGGTCGAACCTGACGTGCTTAACGGATTACTCTGCGCTTCGTGCGAAGATGAGGTGGGACATTTAACGGACGCTTCATTTGTGCCATTCGCAGTGCTAATTGATGAACGGGATACCCCGTGGTTTGTATGTGGTGAATGTATAGTAGATGTAGTAAACCCCACTACTTCATACAGCGTCCCGTCAATTGAGCAGTTGTTTATGGCTGATGAGGAGTTTGACGACCTTGACTATGAAAATGATTAGTAGTAAAATAGACGCAGGACTTCTGCCAACAACTAACGAATAATAAAAAGTTTTTACACCTTACATAAGATTTTTTCGCTAGGGGGAAAAAATGAAAAATAATGATTTGGAAAAAATCTAAAAAAATACTTGCGTCTAATAAATAGTTGTGCTACCTTTTGTCTATCCATTACGAAAGGAACTACTATTCACACAATACAACTACTGCTAGTAGAAGCAGATAACGCAGAACAAGCATTTAGTATCGTTTCAGATAAACTTTCAGATGGCGAGCCACGCTGGTCTGACTGGCACGAAGCAGGTGGCAACCCAAGCCACCTAAACTTCGCTGGTCGCTGGTCTGGTGAAATCTTTATGACCCCAGAACAAAAACAACGAGCAGAAAATAAGTTGGAAGTTGATTTATCTGAAAATCCAAATCACTTATGTTTTTCAGACGACCCTGTTTTGGCTGATAGCGTCATAACTACTTTTATAGGGTATCGCATAAATGAAATAGAAGCCATTAGAAAAACACTACGAACTGATTACGCAGGTATAGATGTATTTACCTATCCCTATAACCCAGATAAAAACGACTATAAGAAGTCAATGGTGATGTATTACATAAAAAAACTATCGCTACTTCTTAGTAATGAGTGGTGTTCTGAAACTGCTATTTATGATTTAGAAAACTGGGACGCTAGTTTGGAATACTTTTACAAGCGTGTTCAGGAAACCCCACAAAGGCAGTTTCTAATCCCTGTTGATTTTCACCATTAGCGAACAAAAAACTTTTCACTTAGGACTTGACTTTATTAGAAGTTGATGTAAAGTGGAACTCGTTGGATAATCCTGTCCAACATAAACCAATAAGTTAGGACGAACTAAATGGAAACATTTGGAACACTAGATACAGAAACAGCAGAAGCAGTAGCAACTGCTGAAAAATCTGGAACAGCAACACCAAAGGTTGTAGGTAAGGGTCTTTACCTAGAACTTATCAAGCCAAATCCTGAACACATTTGGGATAAAGAAACTATCCAAATCATTATTACCCCTGCTGGTGTAGATGAAAAGGGTAAGGCAGTTCCAGTAGCCTTTACATACAGGGCTGTTGGAAAGATGTCGCCTAGACGACAATGGCAAACTAAGCACCACTTGCCAAAAGATGAAAAGGCAAATCCAACTGAAATAACTGCTGACCTTGTAGAAAAGGTAGTTGCTTCTGTTGTTAGGCAGGGTTCTTATGGCTACTCCAAACTACAAGGAAAACTTGTAGTAGAAGTAAGCAACATAGACCTATCAAACATAAGAGAACACGAAACTCCGTCTGCTCTAATCCGTAGAATAACCAAAGCCAGAACTGACGCAGGTTTTCCTGTTGATGTTTATTTATCTTAGAAAGGACAAAATCAAAATGGCAAAGACAGAAATAAAAAACATTTCAGAACTACACAAAGATTTAGAAACACTAATCAAAGGTGTAGTCCTACACTCCACAAAAGCAGAGCCTATCCCTGCTATTATGGAAACCCTAATGCCCAATAGTGCTAGGGCAAACTTGCGAGCAAAAGCAGGAACAGCAATAACAAAGTCAAAGGTTGGAACAAAAGTGGTAGAACCTATGGTAAGTGCCGAAAAATACATACGACCAAATGGTGATTACTACTACTCTCGTATGTGGGGCGAACACTCCGACATAGAAGTTCTAAAAACTGCTAGGGCAAATGGTAAGTATGTTCTGCTCTATGGTGAAGCAGGTTGTGGTAAAACTGCTCTCGTAGAAGCAAGTTTCCCAGATGAACTCTATACCCTATTGGGAACAGGCGACACCGAAGTTTCTGACTTCTTAGGTGGCTATGTCCAAACTCCAAGTGGAAGTTTTGAGTGGGTGGACGGAGTTTTGACCAAAGCAGTAGAGCAGGGCAAAGTTCTACTTATTGACGAAGTTGGACTTATTGACCCAAAGGTTATGTCTTTGGTCTATGGTCTAATGGACGGCAGAGATGAACTTGTAATCACAGCCAACCCAGAAAGGGGGATAGTAAAAGCCAAGAAAGGTTTTTATGTAGTAGGTGCTACCAACCCTAACGCTGTTGGTGTTCGCTTGTCCGAGCCTTTACTATCTCGCTTCACTATCCAAGTAGAAATGACTACTGACTGGTCGCTTGCTAAGAAGTTAGGCGTTCCAGCACCAGCAGTTTCGGCAGGTCAAAATCTGTCTAAGAAGCGATTAGCAGGTGAAGTATCTTGGTCGCCACAAATGCGAGAACTGCTTGCGTTCCGTGATGTTGCTAATCTGTTTGGTATGAAGTGGGCTATTGGAAACTTGCTTGCTTCTGCCCCAGAAATAGACAGAGTAGTTGTCGCTGATGTATTCCGTAGAGTATTCGGTGATGATGAGTGTAAGCCAGCAAAGATTTAGTAGTTCGTCCTACTAAATAGGGAGTGCTAGGCGTAAAAAACTTAGCACTCCCTACCCCTTGACGAAAACAAAAATGTATGATTTACTTTTACTAGCCAAACGAAAGGACAAAACAAATGGCTCATTATGTATCAAGATTAGATACACGAACTAGCGAAACTCCGAAAGAGTGGCTAGAAACTTGTAAGCAAATAGCAGAAGTAGTAAATAACTGGGCTATCAGGGGCGACATAGTTGTCTATGCTGGCTCTGACGCAGGAATAGGTCATACTGCTTGCTTTATCAAGACAAGTGCTGAAATGGAAATCAACATACCAGTTGCTTTTGGAACTTGGGCAACACCAGAGTTTGTGGGTGATTTGAGAGATAGAAGTAATCAGTTTGAGTGGGCTAGTGCCACAGGTATTATTTATCACGAAGCACTACACGCTAGATTTTCTATTTGGGAACAAGCAAAACTAGACACTATGTCTGAACCTGTATTTCAGGCGTTCCAAGTTTTAGATGAAAGCAGAATAGAAAGATTTGGCGTAATCGCTATGCCAGAAAATCAAGTATTCCTAAGATGTTCTGCTATGGAACTAGCATTACAAGGTATGGACGAAGCAAGCGTGGAAGCCCTATCTGATGTTCGCTTATCTGCTGTTGCGTGTGCTTTGGCTATGGCAAGAGTGGACGCTGGCGTTCTAAAAATCTCTGATGTTAGTTCTACATACTCCAAAGTAATAAGTGCTATTGGTCAAGAACTATTTGACGAGTTGCGTTCTATCTGGTATGAGTTCCAGCGTTTAGAGTGTTCCCAAATCAAGCGAGCAACAGAACTTGCTACCAAGTGGGTAGAACTTTTAGACAAGGCTGACCCAGACGGAAAAGGTGGCTGTAAGTTCCCAACTGGCAAAAAAGGCGAAAAAGGCGAAAGTGGGTTTGGAACAGAACTCATTGACGCTATGGACACAGACACAGAAAACTCTGCTAGTGATGTTGAGAAAGAGTTAGGCGAACAACAGGGCAAAGAAAAAGATAGCAAAACTTTACAAGAGCATAACTCCAAACAGCAACAAAGAAATAAGTCCAAAAAAGAAGCCAGTAAAGTTTTTACTAACGCAACTGGAAATGGTGATAGTTCTAGTCGTTCCCAACTGGAAAATCAACGACCACCTAAACCTGCTGAAAGAGCAAACGCTGTTCGTCTTTCCAAGATGTTAGAAAAGGCAAAGTATCGTGAAAGGTCTATTACCGAAATAAAGTCGGTATTTCCACAGGGTCGCCTAAAAACTAGGGTTGCTATTCAGAACTTGGCTATGAAGTCTAAGGGTATTCACTCTGACCTACCAGCGTGGAGAGCAACTAAGCGTAAGCATACTGACGACCCAGAACTAACTATTGGCGTAATGGTGGACATTTCAGGCTCTATGAGTGGTGCTATGGAAAGTATGGCTACTACTGCTTGGGTTCTATCAGAAGCAGGTAGGCGTATTCAGGCTAGAACTGGTATGGTCTATTTTGGTAATGATGTTTTTGCTACTCTGAAACTTGGTCAAAAGTTAGAACAGGTTTCAGTTTGGACAGCCCCAGACGGAACAGAAGTTTTTGGACAGGCTTTTCAGGCAATAGACGGACACCTAGACTTACTTTATGGTTCTGGTATTCGTATGTTGGTTGTAGTTTCTGACGGACAATACACAGATGACGAAACTAGAAATGCCAAAGAGTTTGTAAAGATGTGTGCCGATAATGGCGTGGCTGTTCTTTGGATAGTTCCTGCTGGTTGCTACGCCCATACACCACCACTTCTGGTTGGAAATAATGGCGTGGTTCTTTCAGGACTTGATGTAAATGAAATCGCCAACACTATCGGTAAGTCTGCCACCAGAGCATTAGAAAAGGTTGGTGGTGTTTAGAACATAAGAACTCCGTTTGTGGATAGAGCCGAAGCCCTTGTCCCCCCAACTCCTAGTAGGTTCTCTACAAACGGACTAGAACCCCTGATACCAAACCCTGTCCTTTCGGGTATCAGGGGTTCGCTTTTACCAAAAATGGCTGAATAGGATTTTTCATTTTTTCCATTATCAAATCAGACACGCCAAAAAATCTTTATGAAATAACTTGCTAAAAGAAATCAACTATGCTTTACTAGACACAACAAACAAACAACGCACTACTGAAAGGACAAAACAAATGTGCGACCATTGTGGAAACGACCACCCAGATTTAGATGAAATCATTGAGAACTCTGATGAAACAGGGCTATTTCTTTTATCTCTAAGTATCATTGGGGCTTTGGTAGAAAGTTTTACTGAAACTGGCTACGCTGACCCAGACACCTATAAAGCAGTTATCACAGCAACAAAGATAGCCAAGCGTATAGGTATGACCCCACTAGCAGACAGGTTAGAGTTGCTAAAAATGGAAACTGCTGAAAATGTCCGTAAGTGTGGAATAGAGAGTGGACTTAGCGAAAGTGAAATCCAAGAGATACTGGACAACTTCCAATGATAAGGAGTAGAAATGCCTAACTGGGTCTATAACAACATAACTATTACTGGCTCTATCAAAGATGTAGAAACTTTTTACGACAAGGCAACAGCCCCACACCCAGATAGTTTTGATAAAGAAACTGGCAAGGTAGTTTATAGCACCGAAGTAGAGTTGTCGTTCTGGAACTTTGTAGCACCACCACAGGACGCAGTTGAGAGTGGCGAATACTTTGGCACTAATGGTTGGGAAAATGGCGAGAGAAAAGGCGACACTCCTACCAACTGGTATAACTGGAACAATGAAAACTGGGATACCAAATGGGACGCTTGCGATTATTCTGGTAATACCACTATCAACAAAAAAGACAAAACTTCTAAACTTGTTATGAACTTCTCTACTGCTTGGTCTATTCCCGAACCTGTATTTGTGGCTATGGTAGAGCAACACCCAGAACTATCTTTTGAGTTTTGTAGTGAAGAAGAACAGGGCTGGGGGGCTGAGTTCTCTGGTGAAAATGGCGAGTTAGTGCTTACTAAGGAGTGGGGGATACCAAACTGCCATACCGATTATGTGGAACGAGATAACGAGGACGGGTGTGTCTGTGCTTGGGACGAGGAAACTGAAAACTGGTATGAGGACTGCCCAAGAAAAGTAAAAGATTTCTTTGTTGAGATTACACGGACATACAAAGTCATAGCCGAAAATCCTGAACAGGCGTGGGAACTAGCAGATAAACAGGTGGATAGTTTAGTAGTAGATGAGTTCTCCACTATCATAGTCAAAGATGAAAACGGAGTTCGTTTATACCCGATACCAGAAACGGATAACTAATGACGGAACAAATAATCAGAGTTCGGCTCGTCCATACTGACGACCCCTACACAAATCTAAAAGTCGGCTCGCTTGGAGTAAAGCGTGGTGAATACATAGACCCGTGGGGGTCTAAGACTATTCGTGTAAAGTGGGACAACGGGTCTGACCTTAGCCTTATTGACGGACAAGACATCTGGGACGAGTATGAGCAACCAACGGACTAGCAAGACAGCCCTGACGCTGGAAACTGAAATCAACTGCTCGGAGTGTGGACTAAAAGCAGTAGATACTTTTGAGATAACACCTGTTGGGGACGGACTTGGCTACATAACTTGTTATGAGTGTGGCGAGCCACAGCAGGTAGAAACTCCCTAAAAATGTTTATCAAAAAGTTATCAAATAAACTTGCGAGATTTTAGAAATCGTGATTTACTATTAGAGCAATACACCCAAAGGTAATCTAACGAAAGGAACTCCAAATGGGAAACGCAACTAAGAACCAAAGCACTACAAGCATTAGCACTTCTACCCCACAGGTAGTAGTTCTAAAACCAGCCATACAAAAGCAGGTAGCAAACCTGCGTAATGGTCGTGATTTAGGTAAGCAAGCAAAGGAAATGTCTGACCAAGCAAGACAGGCTATTCTTGACGCTGTTGGCTCTATCACATCTGATTTGGTAGCAACTGACGCTAAGGGTAAGCGTTTATTGTCTATCAAACTTATCCCTAGTCCTGCCAAACTTGACCTTGATAAGTTGGAGAGAGAAAATCCTGAACTTTACTCTCTGCTAGAACCTTACAGGGTCGCCAAAGGTGCTGGCGAGCCAACTCTACGAGTTGATGTTCTCTAACCAGAACCAAGCAACACCCATAAATAAATAATCACTCCTTTCTAAGTGAAAAAATGCTGGTAGATTTTCTCGTTTATCTACCAGCGTTTTTTTTTAGTTTTTTTGGCTCATAAGATTTTTCATTTTTTCCACTAAATAATAAAACACGCCAAAAAAGATTTGTAAAATGTCGCACCTAACTTGTATAGTGGGATTTATGAATACACAACAACAACAAATAATCGCTTCGCTTCCTGCTATCTACTTATGCGTAGTTGCTATCCCAATACTGATTTGGGACTTTATGGAAAATAGAGTTCCTAACAAATACACGCTACCTACTATCTGGCTCTGGCTAGGCTCTGCCATTACTTACGCAGTTGTATCTGGTGAGTGGCTATGGGGATTAGTTATGCCACTTATTTTTGGAGTGGTATTACTTGCTGTGTTCACTTACATACACGCTAAATGGGAAAGTATTGGTATGGGTGATGTAAAGTTATTTGTAGTTATGGGTCTATCTCTATCTTGGAAGTTCGCTTGGGTCTGGCTAGTATTGCCACTTGTATCTATGGCATTTGTAATAGGAAGTGTGTATCTCGTTATGTGGCGTAGTAGGCGAGAGATTATTGGTGGCAGACTTGCCCCATTTATCTATCTGGTGTATTTTGGATTAGTAGCAGTAGTATTCATTAGGTAAGGAAAAGATTATGAAAGACACGCTCATTACACTCTGGTATCGCTTTCGCTGGATTTTTCTAACCAGCACGGAAAAGAAAAAACTACTGATGTCTATGGCACGACACCCTGCTTACGCTGTGGAAGTTCGTAAGGCTATTGACGAATACAACTCAAAACACGGAAAGGACTTGGACTAACAAATGTTATTCAGGCAAGCATTAGGAGAAGTTATCTCCGAACACCGATACAAGAACCAACTAACTCTGCGAGAAACCATAAACAAATCACAGGCACGGATTTCACATAACTACCTTTGGGAACTAGAACAGGGTAGAAAAGAAGCGAGTAGTGAAGTTCTAAATGAAATCGCCAAGTGTCTTGGTATGGACACGGCTGAACTTGTAGTGATAGTCGGCTTGCGTATGGGATTTAGAGTGCCAGATACAGCCGAGCAACTTTTGACGGACAGCCAACCAAGTCGGCTCGCATAGTAGTTGCCCAGACCTGACGGATAGACCTTAGACCAGACTAGACCAGACCAACAACTAACGGATAGCAGATGAAAGACCCTAAACGCCTAACAGAAGCAGAAGCAAACCTACTGCTTGCCTTGCTCTTGGAAGCAAAGACGGAAGCCGAAGCAAATGGAGATGACGGAGAGATTTATGAAGTCATCTACGACAAGGTAGGTCGCCAGATACTCGCCTATGACTTGGTGGATTTTGGTGATGATGAACCTGAAACTAAAACTGAATAGTATTTCTAATCGTTAGTTTTTCCCATAAGGGAAAACTAACTTTTTCCCCAAAAATGTCAAGAAAAGATTTTTCATTTTTTCCACTAATAACCAAAGCAAGAAAAATGTTTATCAAAAAGTTATGAAATAAGTTGCGTTTTTGGAAGTTTGTTTGGTAGATTTCAGTTATCAAATAAATAACCCTAGCGAAAGGAAAACGAAAAATGGGTATGGATGTATTTGGTAAAAACCCTGCTAATGAAGTAGGGGCTTATTTCAGGCGAAGTGTCTGGGGCTGGCGACCACTCTGGGAGTTCTGCGTGGATAACTATAATGACCTAGTTGCTAATGTTTCTGGGCATTACAACGATGGCGATGGACTAGACGAAACAGGTGCTAAGGAACTCGCCAAGCGTATCAAAGACGATTTAGCAACTGGCAAGGCTAGTGAATACATAGAGCAAAGAAACGCTTATCTGGCTAGTCTGCCACTAGAAAACTGCGACCTATGTGCTGGAACTGGTATTAGAAGTGATGAAGTAGGTGTCCAGAACCAAATGCCAGAACACAAGTTATCACCTGAACAGGCGATTATGTTAGGCAGAGAAACTGGCTGGTGTAATGGCTGTAATGGCGAGGGCAAGAAAGAGAGTTGGGACACTAACTACTCGCTGGAACTTGACGACCTAAAAGAGTTCGCAGAGTTTTTAGAGAACTCTGGTGGGTTCTCTATCTGCTAGACCACTCCTGAAAAGGAAAACACCTGAGCAAGTGTCTAAACTGCTCAAACTTTTTATGAGCCAGACCTGAAATACATTTTTCATTTTTTCCACTAGATAATAAATAAAAATAGAAAAATGTCTGTGGGCTGTGTTAGTGTATCTGTATCAACAAACTTGGAAAGGAACACCAATGGAAAAAGTAAAACACGATTTCTACGCTGACGAACTAAATGGCTGGATACCTGATGTAAAGTTAGTCAAGGTTCAGGGTGATTACACCGATAGATTTGTTTGGTTCTTATGGCGTGGAACTGAACAATGGCTACAAATGAGCAGGGAAAACGAGTATAACGATTTATCTTGGCTAGTTGTAGATACCAAATACACAGATGATTTCCAAGAGTTTCTTTATGATGAACTAGGTGGATACGATAGTTTAGAAAGTATGTTCTCAACAGGATTAGACGCTGTTATTCCCGAAGTTTATTTAGTAGAGTTTGAGCAAGACTAAGGAGAAACTAAATGGAAAATAAAAATGAACTAACACCAGCAAAACCAACACCAGAGCAGTTAGCAGGTCGTATGGCTACCTGTGGAAGTGAAAAAACTAATAGGGCTCATAATCCAAAACCAAGTAGCCCTGACTTAGCGTTTTTTAGATACACGCCTGACGAGCCAACTGACGATTATTATTGTGGTTGTATGGGGTGGGACTAATGGACACGAACAAAAAACTTGATAAATGTAGTTGCTGTAAAGGCGAAAATGTTTTCACCTGTGAAATGTGTGGAACTGGATTAGCCAGCGAACCACTTTACTTTGTAGATACTTCTGGACTTGACCTTGACCCTAACTATGAACACGCTATCTGGGTTTGTGTAGGCTGTAAAGATAGAAAATAAAAACTTCCCCCTATGTTTATTGTTTCGCATAGGGGGATTTTTTTAGTTGGAAACTTTTTACTAGATTTTTCATTTTTTCCAGTAAAACTAACTTTTTGATAACACACCGAAAATAACTTGATTTGGGTAAAAAAAATCACTAGACTTTCATTACCTAACTGAAAGGAAACAAATGAGCAAACTAAGCGAGAACATAGTTAGCAACACCGAGATAGCCCTAGATAAAAGAATAACTTGGCACTTACTAGGCAACCACTATCCACCACTTCCAATAGACCTAAGAGAGCCTTGCTTACAGGCAATAGAGTTAGCAAACTTCGGCTACTGGGATAGTGAAATAGAGTTGCCAAAAGGGATTACTTTTGGTGGCTCAAAAATCCTATCTGTTTCCAAAATGGTAGAGTTATGCCACTTGGAAACATTTATCAACCCTGAAACAGAAAGCGAGAAATCAGAAATGGAAACACTAACACCAACGCTATTAGTTCCAACACTAAAATCAGTTATCGCTGATTTGGAGAACCATTTAGCAACACTAGAAAATGAACACGCACCTATTACAAATGGTAGGGCTATGAACATCTTGCGTGATACGATAAACCAACTCAACAAAATCAAAGAAAGCGAGAACAAATAAAAATGGGCGACAGAGCATTTATAGAAATCACCAGCCAGCGTTTTCCTGAACCCGTAGTTTTTTACGGGCATTGGTCAGGCACGGACAACCTAACAGCAGTAAGAAATGTTTTAGAGAACACGGGGCGTATTGGCGACCCGTCTTACTTGGCTGCTCAAATCTTTTACGAGTTCGCCGTCAGGCTTGGAAACTATAATGGCGAGTTATCTTTCGGGATAGAAACGGGTAGCCTAACGGGAACAGAGTGGATAAATGTTCCAAGCGTGTCGGTTGATGCTGATACGGGTGTTTATACCATTGACGGCGTGGAATACACGGAGTTTAGTATAGAAACTGAACGGCAAGCCTAAACCAGCAAGCCTAACGGCTCGCCTAATCAACACGGCTAGGCGAGCCAACGGCTAGCATTTGACGGCTTGCCTAAATGACGGCTAGCAAATCAACGGCTCGCCTATAAGCCCTAAAAGCCAACGGCTAGCAGTTTGACGGCTCGCCTATAAGCCCCCTGAACTCAACGGCTCGCTAAATGACGGCTCGCCTATAAGCCCCCTGCCTACACTTGACGGATAGACCTTAGACCCGATAGAGCCTAGAAGCCTTGACGGATAGCCAAACCCGTCTAACAGCCGTTTCTGGCTGGAAACGCTCTAAAAGCCCATAGAAGCCCTAAAACGCCTAAAACCCCGAAACGCCTGAAAAACGCTAAAAGCCCTAAAACGCCTAAAAAGCCAAAAAACGCTAAAATCTGTAAAAATCTGTAAAAATCTGTAAAAATCAAAAAATAAAAGTAAAAAATAATAAAAAATTTGTAAAAATCTGTAAAAACCTGTAAAAACCTGTAAAAACCTGTAAAAATCTATAAAAGTTGCTAGATTATTTTTCATTTTTTCCATTATTAGATTATTTAGGGGGGACTTAGAGCAGAATACATCTTATTTTGATAAGTTGCTAAAAGGGAACAAAAACCTTACTAACTATTTTTCATTTTTTCCACTAGATAATAAATAAAGAAAAAAAGTTATCAAAAAGTTATCCAAGTTGCGAGTTATTTTTATAAAGTTTGCTAGCCTCTATTTATGGCAACTGCCAAAACTTACTTAGGAGATTATTATGGGAACTAAAACTGAACTAACGCTTCGCTATACACTTAGCGACACTTGCTCTTGTGAGGATTATGATGAAGAAACTAAAACATCAAAACCTAGTGAAGACTGCTATGGTTGCTGGCAAGATGACTTAGATAACATCAAGTTTGACTTGCTGGAAAAGTGGATGACTGCCAATTCTTATGAACTGAAAACTCCAATTCTAATCAACGCTAAAAACCTAAATTGGGATAGACGCTCTGGCTATAAAATTAGCAACCCTGAAAACTTGATTAGCGACCTTAGCCTAGATAGCGACTTCACACTTCGCTTTTACTCTAATGATGATTACAGCGTGTTAGAGGTAGTTAGGTCTAGCCATGATGAGTATTGGGCAACCTTTACCTTAGAGGTCGCTGAAATAGCCTTAGATGACTAATCTAGCCTAGTTATCAAGATACTCCCCCCTGAACTTAGGGGGGTTTATTTTTTGTCCAAGAAAAAAAGCAGTAATAACATTTTTCATTTTTTCCAGTATCTATTTTTTTTTGATAAAAAGTAGTGAAGCTTCGTCAGTGGTTAGGGTTATAGTTGTTTTATGGAAAAGCCCCCGACAGATAGGACACCGATTATGGCAGACCAGACCACCATTGACCCGATTATTCAGGTCATAGAAAACCTTAGGTTAGCAGGTAAAAGCGATGAAGTAGTTTATCCATACGCTTATGGCTTTATTTTTGCTCACCTAACGCCAGAGCAGATAAAAGTTATTTTGGCTAGAACCCAAGAAATCCTTGCTGAAAGCAAGAACACCGAGAACACCGAGAGATAGGAAACCCAGTGAAAGAGAACCTAGCAGAGAGCAACGCTATCGCCCTAGAAAAACTAGCAGAGCAGGTGGAAATCCTAGAAAGCCCCTATGGTGCTATTCTTTACGACACCAGCCAAGACACCAGCGAAATAGACACCATAATTCGCAAGGTCGAGAAGTATAGAGATGAGTTGCTGAACTTGCCCCTAACGCTTGATACCAATGGCGAACCTGCCCTGTTAGTTGAGATGCCAGAGCAGACCCAAAACACGATAGATGAAATCCTAAAATCTATGTGGCAGGTAAAAAGGTTGCTAGAAAAGTTATCTATCCAAATACACGAACAAGCCAGAGAAATCTGCCCTGAACGATACGCTGATGAACACGCCTGTTATGGCTCAACCTGCCTTTATTGCTACTAAATAAAAACTAAAAATACCCTGTCCAAGTGGCAGGGTATTTTTTTGTCCAGCCCAGAAAACACCGAACCCTAGATTACATTTTTCATTTTTTCCAGTAGATAGTTATTTTTTTGTTGCTTGTTGAGTTTTTTGCTATTTGGGTATAAATTATTTATGTAGCCAACACAGGCTACTTGATAGATAGGAACTGAAATGAATAAGTATGTATTTTTTAGAGCATTGGCAGGGTTGCTAATCACTCCCCTAGTTGCTGGTGCTTGGGTTATCACTTACGCTTTACTGGTTGCCAATGGTGCTGGTCAGGCTCACACCATAGATGAAGTTTGGTCTAATGGTCTGGTTCTTGGTGTAGTGGTATCTATTTGGTTTGCCTTAGACGCTGTAAAGATAGGAAAAGATAAGTAATGAAGTATTTACTAATGGCGTTAGGGTGCTACTCTCTAATAACAGGGTTTTATTTTATGAACACGGAAAGTTTAGTTATAGGTGGCTCTCTGGCTCTAATCCTAATCTTTGGTGCTTTGGTATTGGCGATTAGCGAAAGGGGGAAGTGATGTCTAATCTTATTGAGTTGATAGCAGTTATCACGCTTGCTGTTGCCTGTCTGGTCGCTGGTTATGTAATAGGTCAATACTCGGTTTATCGTAGATTACGAACACCGAGAAGGTTTCGCTAGTTTCCCCTATCTCCTAGCGAACTTAGGGCTAGATTACTTTTGTAGTCTAGCCCTTTGCTTTATCTAGCCCAGAACTAAACTAGGAAATCCTAAATAACATTTTTCATTTTTTCCAGTGATTAGCAACTTGCTAGTTTTTTTCTTTATGGAGATCCGTTTTAGTGCTAGTTTGGGAACACGATAGGAAAGAGGTGAAAAATGATACACGAATACTGCGAGACCTGCGAGGGTTGGGTTTCTTACCCTGCGAGCCAAGAGCACATCTGCGATAAAGATGAGGTTGTTTCTCAAAGCGAGATGAACGCCAGAGGCGAGTTGGCTATGTCTGCCGACTTTACAGACGAGAGCGATTACTAAAAAATCAAGTAGTCAAATAAACTCCCTAAAAATCTTAGGGAGTTTATTTGTAAAATCTTGATTATTAGGCTACACTGATAACACGGGAATAACCCCGAAACTAACAAAGGATAAAAAGTGCCAAAAACTAAAACTGAAAGTGTAAAGCAGACCACTAAAAAAACTGCCAAGAAATCCAACTCGCTAGAACTCTCGCCAGAGGGTATGGCGTTGCTAACCAGTTTCCGTAATGCCAAAAAAGCCGAAGCCCAAGCCAAAGCAGACAAAGAGCAAGCAGAACTCGCCCTGCGTGAGTTGCTAGGAGAGTGCCTAGAAGCCACCATCAATGGTGTCGTAGTCCTGAAAAAAGTCAATGGCAGAAACACCCACTTTGACCGAGAACTAATGAAAGAGGCTTATCCAGAAGCCTACTTCGCAACTATTCGGGAAACTCTATACGACTACCTGAAAACTCTCTAACACCGACCAAAAAAAATAAACTTCCCTAAATCTAGGGGAGTTTATTTTTTTAGCAGAAAATCGCAAGATTAGAGATACACATTTTTCATTTTTTCCAGTAGATACTAAATCTTGGTGAAAAGTGTTGGGGTATGTCGGTGGGAAAGTGTAGATTACTTATGTAGCCACACGGGGCTACCTTAGAGATAGGGAAGTGGGGTGTTAGAGATGTCTGTAAAGTTGCCAGAAGTCAAAGCCGTCAAGTTAGTCGGTGAAGATGGAAATGCCTTTGCTATTCTTGCTCGTGTAATGCGAGCAATGAAAGACGCTAAGGTGTCGCCAGAACTTATTGAGCAGTATAGAGTAGAAGCCACAAGTGGCGATTACGATAACTTGCTCGCTACGACTTGCCGTTGGGTCAAAGTCAAGTAAATCCAGCCGAGTGTCTGCCACACTCAAAAACCCCCCCTGTCCAAGTTGGGTTTCAGGGGGGGTTTCTTTATCCAAATCAAATCCAAACCAGCCCAGAAGCCAGAAACCTATGATTACATTTTTCATTTTTTCCAGTAGTTGTCAGATAGTCAGAACTTTTGTCAGTTGTTAGGGTTATAGTTGATGAGTAGCAACACGGCTACCCTTAGAGATAGAGAAACTGAAATGACAGAAAATAAACTGCCAATGGTTATCAACCCATTAGCCCATCTGAAAAAGCGTGAGCAAGTACTAATTGCTGAACTAGAAACGCTAACCGAGAAAAAACAGATTACCCTAGTCAAAGCCCGTATAGCCGAACTTCGTAACGCTATTGTATTAGTGGAGATGTCCCAATGAAACGCCTACCAAACCACGAAATCGGGGAACAAATCAAAAACCTTGCCCCCTTTACAAACTACAACCAAACCATAACTGCCGAGCAGTTAGGGGACATCTACCAGATAACACACTGGAAAACCAAAATCTTAGACTACAACACCCGAACCAGTGAGATTATGTATTTCCACACACCATACATTAGCCAAACCACATCAGTATTAGTCGGCAGAATAGCCCGAAATCTGCCAGTTGATAGCGTGTTGAGATACCTAGAACAAAACACGGATAAAAAGACCATTAGACGATTTATCGCCCTATTGTCCAGATAGACCCCCCCCCTAAAAAAGTAGCCCCCTAAATCTAGGGGGTTATTTTTATCCCAAACAAACTAACAACTGAAATCCTAAATAAGATTTTTCATTTTTTCCAGTAGATACAAAAACTCATAACACGGGTGTTGCTTTTCGGGAAACTGGTGTAATGTGGTTAGTAGGTCAAATAGACCAACTCAAAAATAGGAGAGATAGATGCCAAAAGCAAAAGTCAAGAGCCAGAGTGAGATTACTTGGGAGTGGTTTGTCGCCCAGTATTCTAAGCGTGGCTATAAGTCGCTAAATCAGTTTGCTATCGCAACAGGACTACAAAAGTCCAGCCTTAGCAGATACTTCCACAAGCAACGCCAACTTCCAGCAGATACACTTGCTAAGTTATGCGTTGCCCTAAAAGTTTCACCTAACGAAATGCTAAGAGCATTAGGGGAGTGGAACTAATGTGGTGGCAATACGCCTTTATTGGTGTTTATTTAGTGCTATCAGTGTTATCAGTTATCGGTGGCATTAGCAGGGACATCAAGCAGAGCAAGCAGAGCAGGGACAGGCTCTAAATCAACTCAAAAATAAATAGACCCCTAGACCAAAAATCTAGGGGTTTATTTTTTGCCCAGATGAACTAGAAGCAAAATGTCTAAATAAGATTTTTCATTTTTTCCAGTAGATACAAAACTTAGTTAGAAGTTGGAACAAATGTCGGTTGATAGTAGTAGATTACTTATGTAGTCAACACGGGCTACCAAAACAGATAGGCAGGTCAAAATGACTAAGCAAGTATTAGTTATCAAGGCTGATGGTGGAGTTTCTACCGAGCAGGTAGAGAACTCTAAGGAGTATGATTTCCTAAGTAAAGCAGTAGCAGGTTGGATAGAAGCAGTAGATTTAGACCAAGAACTCGCTGGACTAACTCTCTGGATAAATGAGGAAGGTAAACTAACTGGACTGCCTTTCAACTTTCTAGCAACGAAACTCTGGGAAATGTCTTATGGCAAAACAGACATTATTGTCGGAGACGCAGTTATTACAGGTGGAACAGACGACAATGGCGAAACCAAGAGCCTAACCGAAAACCAGATAACACGGATAAAGTCAGTAATCGGTGTCTCCTAGACAAATCTAAAAAGTAAGTCCCCTGAAAATCGGGGACTTATTTTTTTAGCCAAAAAATCGCTTAGATAAGATTTTTCATTTTTTCCAGTGAATACAAAAAACTTTCGTGAAAAGTTGCGTAAATCATAAAAACCTGTATTCTTATCTTGTTGTCCACTTACTTCCTAGGTAAGTATTGTTGGAAACTAGCGAGTCAGGGCGAATCAGTTGACTAGGAAGAGTTCGCCGAATCAGGAAACACAGAGCAGACATCTATAAGGTCGGGTTAGTCGGTTTCCACAAATACACAGAGCAGACATCTACAAGGTCGGGAGAGTTAGTCAAGTCAGTAGGCATACTGATTAGGTCGCTTAGGGTCGCCCCCTAAGAGTAAGGGCAGGTCTTACAAACTCACTAGGGTTATCGCTTGTTATACCTTGCCCAAATCCTATCTCCAAGCGATAGCCCGAAACTTCCCCTAGTTAGAAATCCCTGCGGATACTAGGGGAAGTTTTTTTACTTAGAATTTCCAAATAAGATTTTTCATTTTTTCCAGTACCAGGAACTCTTTGGTGAAAAGTTGGTGAGAAGTGTAGATGATGTCGGTGGTATTTGCTAGGCTGGCAACACGGGCAAGCAACGAGCAAGCCCCCCGATAGATAGGAACTCAATGACCACCCCAATTTGTGCCGACTGTGGAAACTTTATCGCTGGTAAAGTGTTCCCAACCCTAGCCCCCGATAGCAACTCCCAGTTATGCCGAGAGTGCCACCTAACCGAAGTCGAAATGACCCTAGATGAAAGCGACAACTAAGATGACTACACCTAGCAACCCCTACGCTAACTACTCTGCCGAAACTCTGGGCTATGCTATCCAAGAAGCCCAACGCCAACTCTCTCTGGGTGGCAACCCTGAACGCTTGCTGGCTATGATAGACCAGATGTCCGAAGTTCTGGAACGCAAGCGTAAAACCGATTACTGCGAACACGGGGTATCACTTTATAGTGATTACTCCCCTGCTTGCTGGGAGTGTGAAGCCAAGTGAGCCAAGCCCTAACAGACATCTCGCCAGATACAACTGGAACTAGACCCCCTAAGTCCATTAGACATCTTGTAGCCTTAGATGAAACTGGTAAGCCCTTAGAGCCTGTAATCTCTCTTTGTGGTCGTAATCTCAAATCTAATCCCCCTAGTCCAAGTCAAGCCAGTAAGTCCGTCAAGTGTGAGCCTTGCTGGATAATGTTTGACCTAATGAATAGCCTGAATAGTTAGGTCGCAAAAATGCCCCGTCAGTTTGACGGGGTATTTTTTGATTAGATGAGTGCCAGAACTATTTTTCATTTTTTCCAGTAGTTCTAAAAAACTAAGTAAAAGTAGTGGTGTTTTTCTATTTAGGTGTAGAGTGATAACACGGGTCAGCAACCAGCAGACCCCCTAAAAGATAGGAACAAACTCAAATGGCTAAGAAAACATTTGGAACTGGGGACATAGTAAAGACTATAAACCTAGCAAAAGATAATGGCATAACTATTTTTTATAGTGATGGTCTAGCAACGCTGGAACTGCCAAAGGGTTATCTCTACAATGGCTCAACTGGTCTAACCCTAGATGTTTATGGTCTAATGCTATTCCAAGCGTGGTATCAAATCTCGCTAGATGTAAAAGAGTTAGTTGATAACAAAGACCAGTGGGAAAAGGTATCGGTCAAATGAAACTGGCATACTATTTGGCATACAAGTTGCTAAGAGCAATACACGGACTATCTTTCAAAGTTTCGTATAAAACTCAAAACTGGTCTTACAAAATGCTAGATAAGTCAGGTGGTCGTCATAGGCGTAAGAGCAGACCCCTAACTGCCATCTACAAACTAATAAAAAGTTTTAGATAAAATCTGGGGCTAGGTCAATAGACTTAGCCCCAAGTTTTTAGCCAGCAACTCTAAATAACATTTTTCATTTTTTCCAGTAGATACAAAAAAACTGCTATTAGTGTTGCTCTATGTCGGTGGTGTATCGTAGCCTAGTAACACGGCAACCAGCCGAAAAACTAACAAAGGAAAAAAATGCCAAAAGAAAAAATAGAGAAGGCTGAAAAGTCAGCCCCAGCAAAAAAGGCAACAAAGGCAACAAAGTCAGTATCACTAGAACTATCCCCAGAAGCCCAAGAAATCCTAAACCAGTTTAGGAACGCTAAGAAAGCAGAAGCACTAGCAAAAGAGCAGAAGGAACTTGCTGAACTAGCCCTAAGAGAAATCTTAGGTGACTTCGTAGAAGGCACTATCGGTGGCGTGGTAGTCGTCAAGAAGGTCAATGGTCGTAACACTCATTTTGACCGAGAGATGATGAAGGAAGCCTATCCAGAAGCGTATTTTGCTACGATTAGGGAAACCCTTTACGATTACCTAAAAACCCTGTAATCAAAAACTTCACAGATAGCCCCCGAGAAATCGGGGGTTATTTTTTGCCCAGAAAAAATAAAAGCCTAAATAACATTTTTCATTTTTTCCAGTAACTACTAATTTTTGATTAGAAGTTGGAACAAATGTCGGCAGTAAGGGTTATAGTAAGTATGTAGCCAACAAGGGTTACTAAACAGATAGGAAAACCGAAATGGCAGTTATAGACTGGGACGAAGTAGAATACGCCCTAGACGACGCTAAGGCGATTACTTGGGACACTTGCCACAAAATCTATGTTCTTATGGACGAAGAGCAAGTCGCCGAAGTAAAAGGTTATGGTTATGGTGAAGAGCCAGATAGTTTCTTCACTTGCGAAGAGAAGACCCCTAGTGAAATGCTCTCCATACTAAAAGAGTGGTTTGCGAAGTCTTGCTCTCTAAAATTCATTCAGGCAGTAGAGACTAATCACGAAGACCCTAACGCTGGCTACACGAGCCTTATTGAGCAAGGTGCTACTGAATACGAAGTTTGCTACATTTGTGGCGTAGAGGGTTGCGAGGGTGAATGTGAAGACGAAGACGAAGACGAAGACGAAGACGAAGAAGATTAGTCAAGTCCCCCTAGACAAAAGCCCCCGAGAAATCGGGGGTTTTTTGTTGCCAGCCCAAATGAAAACTGCCTAGTATGATTTTTCATTTTTTCACCTGAGTAGGTATTAACTACTAGTTCTATTCGATAGCCCTAGTAACACGGGTAGCTCGCTAGTTTTTTCTGCTAGGCTGGACAAACTTCCTGACTGGGATCTTGGCAAGTTCCATGAGAGAGACGCATCCATTGGTGCCTCTGGAATCTAGTCCATCTACATAAAAGGCTAGCCCTAGGTCTGCTCCTAGACTAACCATCTCTGCGTTTCTCAAGGGACCAGCAGACTTTCCATAGTATCCCCAGTTGGCTGGATGTCGCTCAATAATGGCGTCTGGAAGTATTGACTTAGCTAGAAATTCTGCTAGTAGGTCTGCTCCCCTAGCATGTCCATGAACGATGGTTAGTGGCTGTTGCTCAGCCCACTCTCGTAGCTCTTCCAATGCCTGAGCCATGACCGACTGGTCAGTGAACTCTCTTGATCCACATATGATAACCCTTAGCATGGAGAACCCACTTTCTGTTAAGTCTTTGTTATGGTTTGAGTGCCTATGTATTTTTATAATGCTACATGTTATCATTAGTATAAGTAAATTGAAAGTAAGAAATGCTAGCAAAAGACATAGCCTTATCCCCTGAATGGTCTGCAATTAAATCTGCTGCCTCTACACTTAGAGGGTATCAAGTTACAAATGGATCTATACCTGATACAGCAGTACACGGCTTGTGTGCGCTTGCTGCTTCAACTATTTCGATGTCGCTTCGAAAGATTTCAGGCTTTCTTCCACATGACTCAGAGTATCTGCTGGCATGTGCTGATGACTTCGAGAAGTGGGCTGATGGTAAGTTTGCAATGCCAGACTTTTACAATTCATTAGAAGCTTTTCATCCAGAGCGAGCAAGAGTAGATGGGCTGGCTCATGTTGTTGTGTTTCCAATGTATACACAAAATGGTTCGACTGACAGATTGGTCGAGGCTGTTTTGTTTGAGGTCATTTGGCCAGAGTTTATTTTCAATCTAGAAGATATGGAGTACTCAAATCCTGGGTTTGTTCCAATAAGGTTTGTCGACTTCACATCTGGCTACTTGACCAACTCTGCTGTACTTTTCCCTGAGTCTGTGTCAATAGTTAAGCGAGCTGGTGAGCTGCCTAAGTTTACCTGGGGAGGAATCTTTGCAGACAGAGAAGCTGCCAGGTTTAGAAGAGTTGTTAGAGAGGTCGCCAAGATAACCAATCTGGATATTCCTGCTGGCCTGGCTGAGTTACTTGCTGACCAAGAGCTGACTGAGAAGACCTATGTGATGTGGGACTTGATTCATGATCGAGCCCACATGAGAGGTGACTTGCCCTTCGACCCATTCATGATTAAGCAACGCATGCCTTTCTTTCTGTATGGAATAGAAGAACTTAGGTGTGACCTTACTGCATTCAGAGAATGTGTAAAACTTAGCTCCAACCCTTACACGGTAGTCGACGCAAAAAAGCATGCTGAGCTAGTGCAGTATGCAATCATTTTTGACAGAATTTTTAGGTTTCCTCTGTCAGGAACTAGGAAGCGTAACTATGATTCAGTTGCTGGCCAGTTGCTCTTTGCCTACTTGCATCAGCATAGAGTTCTAGACTGGACTGACACTTCTTTGTTTATCAATTGGAATAGATTGCCTACTGTAGTCTTGCAATTGTCAGACGAAATCAATGAGCTTTATTGGAAGTCTATAGACAGACCAAAGCTGGCTCATTGGCTGGCAGCCTATGAACTAGTGTCAAGTACTTTAACTCCTCATCCTGCATCACGGTGGCTCGCGCGCGACCTACCTCTGCTCGAGGGGACAACTGGAGAATTGACTGACTGCGTTCTGGATGATGAGTTTCCTTTGTCTATGTTCTATGAAGCACTTGTCAAGAAAGCGCTCCCTGTGGTAGAGTCAAGTATTGGAATTACTGGAGCCTCTGAAGGAGATATAAAGTAGAGGATGTTCTCGTTACTACTTAGGACACTTGGCTGGATTAGCCTATTATTTTTTGCTGGTGAGTTTGTGACCAAGCAGTACATTTCGTGGTCATGGCTTGGCGTGGTAATTATATTTATGCTACTGAGTTATATTTTCAGTGGGAAGAAGAAGTAATTTGAAATCTGTCTTGATAGTGACTCCAACAATAGGATCCCCTGAACTTAAAGACTGCATCGAGTCTGTGATGAAGCAGGACTATGAGAATGTCGAGTACTTGCTAGTAGTAGATGGCCCTGAGTATGAGAAGCAAGTCAGTAGCATAGTGGGTCAGATTCAGTGCATGGTCGAGCTGCGCGTTTTGACTCTTCCCTACAATACTGGAGGTGGGGGTTGGTATGGTCATAGGATAATTGCAGGATTAAGTCATTTGATCAATCATGACTATGTGATGTTTCTAGATCAAGACAACATGATAGAGGTAAATCATGTAAGTTCGTTGGTGGAGAAGATAGAGTCTGAAGACTATGATTGGGTATATTCGCTTAGGAAGATTTATTCTAAGGATGGAGAGTTTATCTGTGAGGATGACTCTGAGTCCCTTGGTATGTGGCCTATTGCTGGTAATCCAGACAATGGAAACCTAGTCGATACTAGTTGCTACTTCTTTAAGAGGGACTTTATTAGACTGACTGGGTACATGTGGGACTCAGGTTGGGGTGGAGATCGTAGGTACTATCAGTTAATTACTGGAGTACTAAATCATAAGAACTTTGCATGTAGTGGTAAGAGTACTTTGTTGTATCGCCTTGGGGGTAATGATGGCTCAGTTCAAGGGGATATGTTTCTCTCATTGAATAAACATATGAGAGATCTCTATGGGAATAAGCAGTTCCCTTGGAGAAAATAGTAGAGATGTCTACTATGATTAGAGTGCTATGTCATAGCTCTTATGTAAAGGAAAATGTATATGTCTAAATCTAAAGAGAATAGTCTTGGAGTAGCTGCTGGTATTGTTGGCATTGTGAATGTTTCATTATCATTCATCTTGTCTTGGTTCCTATCTCCTCTGTTTGTTCTATCTTCTATTGTTGTAGTTGTTTTATCTTCTATTGGTTTTAAGAGAGCTAAAGAAGATGGGACATCTGCTGCTTGGTCAGTGACTGGTCTAGCGACTGGTGTTCCTACATTGGTGTGGAATCTATTCTGGACATTCTTGATCATTCTTGCAGCTGTGAGTAGCTAAGAGATATAAGTACTAAGAGTGAGAGGTCTTACATGTGTAAGACCTCTTCTTCTTTTATTGAGAGTGTAGTAGATGCAGGAGTACTAGATGTGTGGGTAGATGTCATACCTATAGTCACGGATAGCTCCAGGCGACAATATCATTCTTTGTGTGAGGAGAGATGGGTGAGTGGGGGGCAGTGGGTGGAGTGCCCCCTGAGTGAAAGACTAGAGGGGGGAAGAGGGGACTAAAGGGAAAGAGGGGAAGAAGGAACTAGAGGGGAAGAGGGGATAAGAAATAAGAGGGGGTAAGAGATAAAGGGGACAAGAGTATTAGAGGGAAGTAGGATGAGTGGGTAGTGACTAAGGGATTACATGTGTATAGTGAAATGCTTCTAGTGTGATAACTATATACACGGTTATCCTCAAGCAACATATAATACCTCCCCTAATGTAAAGACTATGTGGACATAACTAGATATGAAGATTGTGATTAGGCAATTGGATTAGGTAAGTATCATGAGCTATATCTAGTAGATGTGATTAGTGTGAGATGGGTATATGAAATTTACATTAGAGAATGTTGTGTAGTGTGTGACATGTGTGACATGTGTGATTGTCATGTGACTCTTGTGTTACTTGTGTTAAATATTTTATTTGTTAAACAAAAAATATATGCACGTGATTTTATACTGAATGAGTAGTGATTAAGATCAAGAAGATTATAAGACTTGTATAAATAATTAGAATATTTTTAAAATATTTTTTTTTAAAGATGTGATTACCTAGAATATACATGTAAAAAAGATTATTTTTAAAAGATAATAGTTCCCAGATTACTTGAAATACTATTTGAGATTAAATATTAAAAAAAAATAAGAGTATAAAAAATTCGCCAGTTTTGAAAAAATATAATACGAGATAGCGGCACACGTAGGAAACAAAAATCGCGCGGGCAAAAATTAGGGTTTTCCGTCTCGCAGGCCAAAAGCAGTTGACGTTAAGGTACTAAATTTTTAACACAGTATAAGAGTTTTACCCGCTATAATGGTTCCATGACAGATCGCCGTTCAGCTAGAAATCAGCCCCTGCCACCCGAAGAAAAACGCTACTTAAAATCTCTCCCCCAAGAAGATCTGATTAAGCGCGTCTATGACCTCTATCACGAGGGTTGGACTCTTCAAGCTATCGGAGATTCTTTAACCCCTCCTAGACCTCGCTCAACAGTCCGTAGCTGGCTTCTACGCTTTACTTCACCCACGGAACGAGATTTAGTAGACGCGCCTATTCCGGTGCCTTCTCCGGGCTATAAAACCCATCCTGATGGCTATCAAAAAACTACTCCAATATCTCCAGGCATTCTTCCAGATGAGATAGAGCTTATTCGTTCAATTGCACCAGTTGCACGTACTTACAGGGCAAAGATGGCAAACTCTTCGGCAGCAGCCGTGGCAAATGACCAACTAACTGCCATTTGCTTGCGCTTACATGCTAATGGCGTCCCAATCAAAGAATTAGCTGAGGCGGCCGGCGTAACATATAGAGCCATGTATAAAAGAGTTCGCTTGACAAAATAGACGCAACTATTTAAACTTGTGATATCCTATTAAGACGGAGAGCACATTCTGTCAATAAAAGACTGAATGTGCTTTTTTGTATATAAAAACTGAATAGATATATGTCACTTCGACAATAAACGACCCCAGTACTAAAGAAATGAAAGGTAAGGTCGCTAAATGAAAAAGTTCATTACTATAGCAAGCATCATTCTGCTTTTAGCAGGGTGCTCTGCATCTGTTTCGGCTCGTACGATTCAGGATAAAAATAATAAGGCAAATGTTGCTGCCTCGGAATCTAAAGTTAGAGTTTCGACTGCGGATACATTTAAATTGCAACGAAATCTAGAACATATGACGCATCTCGTAAAATATCTGGGGACCCGGGAAAATAGAACTCCTTATGTTTTTGCTGGGTCAAGCACTTATGGCTGGGATTGCTCAGGCATGGTTGTGTGGCTTTACGAGCAGTTCGGTATTACACTTCCACATTCAGCTGACAAACAGGCACATATAGGTAAACGTGTGTCTTATGATGAAGTTAAGGTTGGAGATATTGCTGTCTATGCCTACAATAACAGCACTAATTTCTACCACTCTTCTATTGTCTACAAAATAAAAACTAGTAAAAATGGCAAAAGAACTATCTGGATAATCAATGCAAATCGGGGGACTGGTACAACAACTATTCAGCCTCTATCAGACTACAAACATAGTCAAATTAGATTTGTTCGAGTAGTTGATCAAAAAGATATAGAAAAGCCAAACATACTAAAAAAGTAGCACCCCTTAGCCCTGGGCATGGCCTAAAACTGCCCCATATAAAACTTGCACTATACTTAAGTTATGATATTTTTATTGTTCACTCTTGGTATTATTTTTATGACTAGCTTGAGTGGCGTACTTGCTTATCTCGTCTGCAAATTGTATATTATATTTAGAGAAAGCAAAAAATCTCCGCAGCCTCTTTTAGGGGTTGTATATCCAAATGACAAAGAGGAAAAATGATTAGATTTCTTTTATGGCTCAGATCTATTTCATGGTCTTCGGTTTTAACTGTTTCTTTAGTAATTGCAGCTATCATCTTAAATTCAACTGTTATTGCTATTTCTGCTATTCCTGTAGCAATTCTTGCATCAAGGAATTAAAATGGTTGATATTTTACTAGCTACTCTAAGTTGCATATTTATTATTTTATTTATACTATTTGTATTGACAGTACTTGCTTTAAGTGCTATTGTTTTAGTTAGTGGCGTTGAGACTATAGATATTGACGATCACATTGAAACACAAAAAACTAAATAGAGAAGAGTTAAAATGGCAAAAACCGTAATACTTCAAATTAATACATTTGATGAATTTAGAGATTCTGTTCATCAAACTGGATTGTTTGAAATGTCTGATTGCACGTTAGAAGTAACTTGCAACTTAGACAAAGAAACTCAGGAGATCAATAAATTTTTTGAATTTGTAAATTCAATTATTAATGTTGTTGACTCCAACCTAATTACTGATGATTTTATAGACGGCTATAAAATCAGAATTAGTGAAGAAATACCTCCGTACCTAAAAAATCAAGGGCGAAAAAGAAGCTCTTAATAATTTGACAAATAGAAAGATACCTTATAAAGTGACAGTCATGACAACTACAACATTTATTAAAAAGAATCAAATGCTACCTAAGCACATTTACGAAGAGTTCGAAACAGTAAGTGGCGAGAATAGAGACAATCTTATTCGTGCGCTACGTTCGGCTGGTTGGACTTTAGAATCTATTTCTGCTGCCTCTGGAATCACTCGTGAGAGAGTAAGACAAATTGCACTGTCTCCTCTTTCAGAAAAAGTAACAATTCCAGTTCTTATTCCAGAACCACCAATTAAACAGGAAAAACCAAAACCTGTTTACATTGAACCTTCTCCAGAAACTTTAAAGCGTCTACTCGAGCTTCAGCCATACGCTCAGCAGGTCCGTTCAAATGGAAAGAAGTATCGTGCTGAAGCAGAAGAGTACACAGCCCTTCTGAATCACGCTCACGTTGTTGAAGGTGTTACCTTGTACCGCCTAGCAAAACGTCTCGGAGTTACTCATGGTGCTCTACGCTTCCGTCTTGTCCGCTACGGATATAAGCAACCAGTTACTGCTACTTCCAAGGTCTACACTCCGATTGTTAAAGAGAATCGCTTAAAGTAGGGTAAAATATCCCTATGGGAAAAAGCATTATGGAGCAGCTTGCTCTTCTATCACCGGAAGAGCAGGCTCTTGCTTTATCTGGAATGGATCCAGATGCATTAATGTGGGATTGGTCTGTTTGGGGTCGCCCTGAGCAACAAACTCCACCAGGAGATTGGAACGTCTGGCTAGTTCTAGCAGGACGTGGGTTTGGTAAGACAAGACTTGCCTCCGAGTGGGTTCGTGAACAAGCTCGATATACAAATACTGGCCAACGTCGTTTTGCCCTTGTAGCTCGTACTGCTGGAGACGTTCGTGACGTTATCGTTGAAGGTGAGTCTGGAATTATGAACATAACTCCACCATCCGAGCGTCCACTCTACGAACCATCTAAGAGACGACTTACCTGGCCAAATGGAAACGTAGCTTCACTATTTACTGCTGACGAACCAGACTCTCTCCGTGGTCCTCAGTTCACTCACGCTTGGGGAGATGAGATAGCCGCTTGGCGTCAGACACCAGACGCAGCTGGTATGACTGCTTTTGACAACTTGCGTGTTGGTACTCGTCTTGGACAGAACCCTAAGATTCTTGTAACAACTACTCCTAAGCGTACTCAGCTTCTTTACAAACTTATTGAAGAATCAAAAACTGGAAAAGTTGTAATCACTCGTGGCTCGACTATGGATAATGCTGGAAACTTAAGTTCTAGCTATCTTGATACTATGCTTGGCGTTTATCAGGGAACTGCACTTGCTCGTCAGGAACTTTACGGTGAAATGCTTGAAGCTATGGAAGGTGCTCTTTGGACTGAAGAAATGATTGAGTCAGGAAGAGAGGGTGCTTACCCACTTTCAACCCCACTTCGCTGTATTGGAGTTGATCCTTCAGTTGCAGAAAATCCCCGTGACGAGTGTGGAATTGTAGTTGTAGCGTCTACAGCAGAACATGATCTTTACAAACGCCAAGCTTGGGTGCTTGAAGATGCCAGCGTGCATGGCTCTCCTGATGTTTGGGCTAATCAGGTTGTTAAGATGGCTCGCAAGTGGGGTTGCCCTGTTATTGCTGAAGTAAACCAGGGTGGAGCACTTGTTCGTAACGCTATTAATACAATTGACCCAACTGTTAAAGTACTTGAAGTCCACTCTAAACATGGAAAAGCCCTTCGTGCAGAGCCAGTTACTCTTGCTTACGAACAAGGTCGCGTTCACCATATAGGTTTTCTTGGTGATCTTGAATCGCAAATGATTTCGTGGGTTCCAGGGGAAGGAAAATCTCCTGATCGAGTTGATGCACTTGTCCATGCTCTTACAGCTCTTTTAATTAAGCCACCTCTCGGATTTACTGGTGGAAAAATAAGGGCCAAGAGTTTTTCTGAACGAAGAATTAATGGAAATGGAAGATTTAGAGTTAGATGATTATAGTTTTTGATATGTTTCCGGCAATTCTTGTTGCTGTAGCACCTAATTCAGTTGCTTCACTAGATGAAGTAAAGGTAGTCCCGCCTACCGAAGGTTCATTTATGGTTGATAAGTGTAGAGTTGTCATTGACTCAGACATAATTATTGTTGCAGTTGATTCTCCTGATGGAGCAAAAGTTATTTTTCAAGAAGAGTACACTACTTTTGAAAAAGATCTAAAAGGTGAAAGTAAGATTATTACTAAAAGTGGAAAAATGCTTGCCTTTAAAAGAGACACAAATTGTGGCTGTGGGTCTAGACTTAGAAGCTGGAACCCTAGAAGAACATTAGTTACATTGAAAGAGAAAAAATGACACTAGATCTTGTTACATTTATAATTTATGCCTTAGCCGCTTTTAGACTAACTAGAGTAATAACTACGGATACTATTTTTGAACCAGTTAGAGAAAGAATTTGGAAAAAATTTCCTGCTAGCCACGGCTTTGGCTATTTAATAACGTGTGACTGGTGTACTGGTTTTTATGTATCTATCTTATTTGTAGTAGGATTTTTACTAGTTCCAGTAATTGCATATGTGGTATCATTAGTATTGTCCATATCTGCAGTAATTGGTCTATTAGCTGGTCGCTAACCATTAGGAGCCCCGTTGGGAATTTTTAAGAAAAACGCAGAGCAACCAAGTCGTAGGAGTGCTACAGGTTTTCGTACAACTGTTCCAAAAACGGCTACTCAGGTGGCTCCTGGTGTTTCGGTTGACTCTTTTGGTCTAGTTTACGCAGAATCTTTAGCTTATAATGCTCCTCGCCCACTTACAGCAGCTGCAGCTCAGGTAAGGATTGGCGACAGAGGAGAAGCAGAACTTTTTAAATCCCGACGTCAATCCGCGTCTTCTAGTTGGCAAACCGAAGCATGGGAGTACTATGATTCAATTGGTGAAATTAAATATGCGTTTAACCTTGTGGCGTCTGTCGTCTCACGTATTCGTCTTTACGCAGCTGTTGTAGATGACCCAGCGGAGGCTCCTGTTTCTGTAGAAAAATCTAGCACTGTTGATACTCAACTTGCAGAAGCTGCAAAGAGGGCTCTTGATAGATTAAATTCAGCGTATGGCGGCCAGTCAGGTCTTTTAAAAGATGCAGCTCTAAACTTGCAGGTCACTGGAGAGTGTTACCTAGTACAGATTCCAGAAAGAATTGGTTCCGGTCTCCCGGAGTCTTGGGATATCAGGTCTGTTGATGAACTTCAGGTAGATTCTAAGGGTAACTACATTATTCAGCCACGCAGGGAAGTTGGTGGTGGAGTAGCTTCTTCAATGTCTAGTGGTAAAGGTGGAATTCTTCTTCCAAAAGACGCATTTATTGGACGTGTCTGGAAAGCTCACCCACGTTATAGCCAAGAATCTGATTCAAGCCTTCGTGGTCTACTAGATCTTTGTGCTGAACTTCTACTTCTAAATCGTACCTTTCGTGCAACTGCTCGTTCTCGCCTCAACGCAGGTGCTTTGTATTTGCCAGATGGCCTTTCTGTAGCTGCTGCTCCAGACCCAGACTATCCATACGACGAGAATGGCAACTACAACGAGCAATACAATCCAGAAGAATCTGCTGACGACTTTGAAGATCAACTTATCGATGCTATGACCACTCCGATTAAAGACGAGGATTCAGCATCTGCAGTTGTTCCACTTATTATTCGTGGTCCTGCTGAACTTGGTGATAAGATCAAGCAATTCAAGTTTGAGCGTTCATTTGATGCTTCTCTTGTAGCTCGTGCTGATCGAGTTCTAGAGCGCATCATGCAAGGTCTAGATGTTCCAAAAGATGTTGTAACAGGTCTAGCTAATGTTAAGTACTCGAATGCTCTTCAGATTGACGAAGCTCTTTATAAGGCTCACATCGAGCCTATGATGCTGCTTATTGCAGATGCCCTTACTGTTGTATATTTGCGCCCTTATTTAATTGCAAACGGATACTCAGAAGCTGATGTTAAGCGATTGCATGTTTGGTATGATCCATCATTAATTGCTACTCGTAATGACAGAGCTGCAGATGCAGATAGCGGATTTGAAAAGATGGCAATTTCATTTGATACTTGGAGAAAATCTCACGGATTCTCTGATCAGGATGCTCCTACTCCTCAGGAACTAGCTCTTAGGTTAGTATTGAGTAAGGGTATGATTACTCCAGAATTGACTGAAGGTATGCTTGCAGCAATAACTCCAGAAATTATGGACATGATCAGAACTACCTCTCAAGCAAGTAATCCAGCTCCTATGTCTCCAGATATTCAACAACTATTAAATGGAGCCCCTGAAGCTGCTGGAGCTCCGGGAGCTATTCCTACCACCCCACCCCCCGCCGAACCGCCAGTTCCATTGGCAGAACCTGAGGTATAAAAATGCATGAAAATAATGTAGCCCTAGCTGAAAAGCTTTCCCATCTTCTTGCCGATACTATTGTTGCAAAATTTATTGCACATGGCTATCACTGGAATGTAAAAGGAATTGAATTTTCTCAGATGCATGAATTTTTTAGTGAGATTTATGAAGACTACGATAGTGCAATAGATCCGCTTGCTGAAAATATTCGCAAGCTTGGGTTTGATGCTCCGTATTTTTTAAAAGATTTTCATGAGTTGACTTGTGTTGGAGATCTTCCACGTTTGTCTGGTGACCCCTCACAGATGGTTGAGTCACTTGCAAATTTGAATAAATCTATCAATTTCTGTGTAATTAGCGCATTTGAAGTGGCTAATGAGTGTAATGAACAGGGAATTGCAAATTTCTTGGCAGAGCGTGATGACATGCACAAGAAATGGCAGTGGCAACTAGAATCAACACTTGGTCTAAGATAGCCCATGTCTAATTACCTAAGAGACGTCTTAGGTGCTGAAAAAAATCTTAAACTCCCAGCTCAGCCCCAAGGACTTGTAGCAGACGCTGGGCCTGATATTCCTGGCGGCGAGGGTGCAAACGAAGGTTTCTGGCGTAGACAGATTCGTGATGCTAAAGGCCGCTGGGCTAAGATGTTTGGTAGCGTTACTTTTTCTATGGACTTTCCAAATATTGGAAAAGTTTCTGGACATGGAAAATTTGTAAGAATTTCTAAACCTGGTGTTGCTGTAATTAAGGTTAAAAATAATCCTAATCTTCCAGATGGTGAATATGAAATTCCTTCAGCTAATTTTACAAATGCAAAAGGTATTATTCCTGATGATGATTTTGAAAGAATAACTGGAAAATCTTTAGACAGCGGGACAGTAAAAGCAAGAATTCCTGATGCTGACTTTGAACGTGTTACTGGTAATGAGCCTGTAGCTCAAATTTATCCAATTCCAGACATTTCTAAAAATCCATCTCTAGCTTGGTGGGTTGATGAAGATGGAATGGTTATTAGTGAAGATAAACTAGACCCATCTCGCAGAATTCCAGAAAATCTTCGTATTCGAGATATAGAAAATAATAGAATTCTTGACGGAAATGGTCGAGAAGTAAAATTTAAATTTGAAAATCGTGAATCAGCTGATCCTAGAGTTCAAGAAGTAAGACACGAGAGGGGCTTCATTGATAAAAATGAAATTACTGAAGCCGATGTAATTAGAGACGTAAAAGATGCTCAAGAACTGTATGAGCTTATGTATGACGGAGAAGTTTGTCAAGCTGCTCCAGAAATTGCTTGGAACGCTTTTAGAATTGCAGCAGCGGATTCCAAGTACATAAAAAAAGACAAGAATGCGATCGGAAAATCTGCACTTGCTCAGGAAGTTCTAGATACTTTAGATAAACTTCCAACAAAACAAAAAGCAAAAATTCTTCGTGCTGTGAAGCCATCCGACTTAAATGAAGAAAAAGCCAGAGCCCTAATAGACCTAGTTAACGGTAAGAACGGCGAAGCCTTAACTAAAGACGAAATGAGGCAAGTACATAGGAAGTTCCGTAATCTCGGAGTCGACCTTACAAATCTTCAGATGGGTAATTCGACTAACTATACCCAGAACAACCTAGGTGCTCCTCGTGGTTTGATGCCACAACTTGGAGATGACAACGACGCTAAGTTATTTAGAAAATATTGCGCTGACAATGGTATTAAAATAACCGATGGACTGATGACTCCTGACCAGTTGACACCTATTCAGTCAGAAATGGACATGGGTAAGGTTGGTGGAATTGCTCAGGGTTTCTTAAATCCGGAGTCAAGAGAAAAACTTAGAAAACTCCCCATTTATGTAACTAGAGATGGGTATGTTATTGATGGTCACCACCGCTGGGCTGCTGCACTTATTGCTCAGGACGAGCTTGGGGAAGACATTGAACTAAATGTTGTTGTAGTTGATATGGATCACGGCGAAGGTATCCGTTTAGCCAACGAGTTTACTGATTTTGCTGGTGTTAAAAAGGCTGACCTTAGCCAAAAATTTGAAGAAAAAGAAGTTCCTGACCGTGAAGTTGCTGGTGAAGTTGGTATCAAAGGAAACCCATCCGAGTCACCGCCAATAAAACCACCTCCGGAGCCGAGGAAAAAAGAGCCTATATATGAGATACCTGATGTAGAGGGTGAAACCGATACTGATGGTAAGCCTTTAGAGTGGTACGTTGACTCTAGTGGAAATATAATTCCAGCTGATAAACTCACCCACGTTGATAAAACTAAGGCAAATCGACGTATTCGTGATATTCAAAATAATCGAGTACTTGACGGCTATGGAAGAAAAGTAGAGTTTAAGCCTGAATTTAAAGATGAGTCTAGCCCCACAGCTCCAACTAGACACGAGGGCGGTTTCTGGGATCTAAACGAAATTGACCCATCAGAGGTAAGAACAGATATAACTGATCCTCAGGAAGCGTATGAAGTTCTTTATGATGGCGGATTTATTGAAGTAGACAAAGATACTTGGGTAGAAGCTCTAAAAATTGCAGCTGCAGATAGAAAGTATATTGGTGCAGATGAGAATGCTATAGGAGGAGCAGCTGAACTAGCTAGAGAACTAGATGATGAACTAAAGAAATTAGAGCCGAGGCAATACAACAGACTCCGCAGAGCTATAAGTTCTGGGCTTTTAAATGAGGAAAGAGCTAATTCATTACTTTCATTTTTAAGATCTAAAAATGGAAGTCCTTTAAGTAGTGAAGAAATGCAAAGTCTAACTCGTAAATATCGAACCAATGGTGTAGATGTTACGAATATGAAGATGTATGGTAAAGAAAACTATACAAATAACAATTTAGGTGCTGAACGTGGATTAATGCCGCAGCTTGGTACTGATGCTGATCAAAAACAATTTGAAAAAATTCTTGATGAACTTAATATCAAACACACTAGAGATGTAAAAACACCAGATCAACTTACACCAGTTCAGTCAGAAATGGATATGGGAAATGTTGGAGGTATTGCTCAGGCATTCCTAACTCCAGAAGGTAGAGCAAAGTTTGATCAAGCAGTTCTATATGTAAGCCGTGACGGGTATGTCATCGATGGTCACCACCGTTGGGCTGGTGCTTTGGCTGCGCAGGAGATGGGGGATAAGCCAATTGATTTAAATGTTGTCGTTGTTGATCTTGATCATGAGGATGTTCTTAAACTTGCAAATGAATATAATGACTATGTTGGTGTTCCTAGACAGACTCTAGGCGCTACTTCCGCTAATCCTAAGCCTGCTCCTAAGCGTGAAGTAGAAGGTGAAGTTGGTATTAAAGGAAATCCGCCTAAAGCACCAGAAGGAGAACCACCAAAAGAAACTTCGCCACCATCTCCAGAAGTTACAAAAGAATCTCCAGCTGATATTGCAGATAAACTTGTAAAACAAAAATCCGAAAGACCAGAACTAGGACCATTTGTTACCGAGTTATCTCCAAAAATGGCAGCTATTGCTGAAGAACAGAATGAACGTATACGTTTACACTTAGCAAGCGAAGGGCTTAATTTTATAAAGCCGGTCTCTCCAGACCAGCTGGTTGATGAAGTTTCTGGGGATGACGCGCTTAAGAATATTCGTTCTGTTGCCGCAAACAATCTTAGAAAAAAGGGTCGCTTCCCTTTAATTAGAAGTCCAAAAGATATTGAAGAAGTTGTTGGTGCTCAGTATAGGAGTCTCTTCGATCAGATTAAAGAAGAAAACCCTGAACTTTTAAAAACGGTATATGGCGAACTTACCGATAAAAATCTTTTCTGGGATTATCTAAGTAATCATATTGCCACAGATTTAATGACTAAGTATAGCGATCCAAAAGATATTTCACCTTTAGCCAAAAAAGTTAATCAACTTTATGCTGAAAAATTTTTAGGAGTTAAGCCTGGAGGATTTATTTCTTTTTATAGAAATAATATTCACCATAAAGATACAGAAGCCGATGCCGCCGCTGGTTACGCTTCACTTGATAGGTATATGGCTTTTGATTATAACGTTGAACGTGGAAAAGGAGATAAAGGGAAAAATACTGGTCGTTATGAAATTAAAGCTAGACCCGATGAAATAACTGGTCTACTTGGTTTTAGCCGTATTTCTGATGAAATTGGTGCTGTAATAAGCCCCGAAGTTACGTCAATTCCAGGTAGAGTTACTAGACTTGGTGATTTAGAGATTCCAAACCCAGAAAATGCTCCGTGGTTTAATTTAAAGGATCTAAAGGTTGGCCCAAATGAGAAGTTTGATAGAAGTGGTGGAGGAAGCCCATTTAGACATCTTAAACCACTAGGCCAGTTCGATTACTATGCACTAGATAGCAGTCCTTTTGGTGATGGCCGCGACTGGGCATCTTTTTATGAAGAAAATGGTTTAACAAAAGGTGCTCTTCCAGCTAAATATGACGAACTTTATGGTGAAGGTGCATGGGAACGCGACTGGGGCTCGGAGACACCTCGTTCTGATAGGTTTTATAGATTATTTGAATCATTTAAAGATAAAAATGGTAATCAAAAATGGCGTTTAAAGGGTGAATCACTTCATTATATTGGAGGAGGAGCTGAAAAATACTTTGATAATCCAGAAGCTGGAGATGAAGTAGACAGATCGCTTAAGGTCCTCTCTTCTATGCAAGAGCTAATAGGTAAACCTTTCTTTGTCAGCCGTGGCCACGATCCAAATGACTCTCGTCTTAAAAATGTAGAAAAAATAGAACCTATTATAGAATCTGCAGAAAATAAGTTAAAACCCGAGTTAAGTGAAGAGCTTAAAAAATCTGAAACCCCCGAGTTAGATTTTACTAACTTTAAACAAATTTCTGGACCTCTTGGTTCTAATCCTGGTGGAAAATATCAAGATCCAAATACTGGAAATATTTTCTATGTAAAGATCCAAGATAAAAACCGTGGAGATAATGAAGCACTCGCTTCTGCATTATATAAAGAAGCCGGAATCGACGCATTAGAAGTTAAAAAAGGCCTAATGCGTAGTAAACAAGTAACTTACACTGATTGGAAAACCACTCCTTTAACTTCAGTAGCAGAAAGAATAAATAATGGGGTGGACCCCAACGATCCGGCATTCGACGGGTTTGCAATAGATGCATGGCTAGGCAACTGGGACGTTGTTGGTACTGGATACGACAATTTAAGTTATGACAAAGATGGAAATCCAGTTCGTATAGACTCCGGAGGTTCTCTTCTATATCGTGCCAGAGGCGAGCGTAAGGGATCGGCTTTTGGTAATGAAGTAGGAGAATTAGAGACTTTTAAAGACAAGAAAAATACTACTGGTCAACTTTTTTCTAATATGAGTCCCGAGGCTGAAAGAAAAAGTGTCGAAAAGCTTCGCGCTATTACTCCAGAAAAAATAGATGAACTTGTTGATAAGTTTATTTCTGACCCAGCTGATAATAAAGAACTTAAAGAAAAACTAAAAGCTCGTCGCGAGTTTATTTTAAATAAATATCCAGAATCAGAAGAGAAAACTCCAGAAACAGCTAATGACGAATTTGATTTACCAATACCACCTAGAACTGATGAAGAAAATGAAAGTATAGAACTTTATCAAAGTCCTTCATATTATCGTTTAGCAAAATATATGGCAGATCCAACTAATGGGACTATTACTGAAGAACAAAAAGCAAAATTTGATAAAGCAATACCGCATCTAAAAAAAGTAACTACTTCAGAAGAGCTTCCAGAAGGAACAAAACTCTATAGAGGAACTTTTGCCGTATTTTCTAGTGATAAGTACGCTCAATTTAACCAACTACAACCTGGCGATATTGTATCGTCAGATAATACATTTACTTCTACTACAAGAGATAAAAGTGTTGCTATAGATTTCGCTGCTCTTGGTGATCAAAGAGTTGCTCCAACAAAAAGAATAGTATTTGATATTACAACAGAAAATGGTGCAACTGGTGCTGTAGTGGGAGCCAGTGGGGATATGTATGATTTAGAAAAAGAGGTGGTTTTACCAATTGGAGCGCAGCTAGAAGTTATCGGTGTAGAAAAGGATTCTAATAGTAATTTAACAATCAAACTAAAATATAAAAATACAAATACAACAGTTAAAAAAGAAAATTCTTCAGAAAAATTATCAAATCTAAGTATTTGGGGTAGACAAAAACTTCGTGATATAAAAGCTTCGCTTAGAGGTGAAATATATGACACTCAAGCTATTAATTTAATTAATGAATATGGTAACTCTGATGAGGGGTTAGAGACTTTACAAAGTCTTTTACATAAATATGGTTTATACAGAAAAGTAACACTTAATGAGCCATACTTAGATGCAGTAAGACAAAAAACATCCGAGTACTCTAAGCAAGAAGATCCTAACTTAAATATAGATTTAAAACCAGGAACAAAACGTGCTCCATTTGGAATTCTTAATGGAGGAAACCTCGGCACTGTTGGATATGTACGTCCAGGAGATGTGCTTTCTAAAGTAGATAATGCTGATTTCGGTCTTGTCACTGGGGAAAATAAAACTAAAGCTAGTGAAGTCGCTAAAGATATTAAGGATAATGGATTTAGGGAGCCAATTGAAATACTTTATAATCCAAATACTGAAAAATATTCTTTAAATAATAGCGATGACGTAGTAAAACTTATTGCTGCAAGAGATAACGGTGGCCGACCAACTCCTATTAGAATTAAAATCTCAGAGTCGAGTGGTCGATACGATGAAAATACTGTATTAAATCCTATATTCTTTACATCATTTGCTCGTATTCCAGCTGGTTTTGGCCCTCCTGATGGCGATCCTATATGGCAGATCCAGCCCGAATCTCCTGATATGGGTGGCATAGATCAACTTCCAACTCCAGATAGAACAAATGAAGAAAAAGAAGCAATCACTGGTTATCAAAAAGGTCAGTATTTATTAATAAAAGATTTTATAAAAGGTGAAGAGTTTGATTCCGATACTTCCGAGAGTGTTAATAAATTAGTTTCTAATTTAAAAAAGCTAACTGAATCTGAAGAAATTCCAGAAGGAACAAAACTCTATAGAGGAACTATAGCCCGAAGAGACTCTGAATTACGTGCTCAGTTGATGCAGCTAAAGCCAGGGGATGAAGTTATATCTAGTGATATTTTTACTTCGACCTCACTAGACCCTGAAGTGGCCGAGGGCTTTGCAATTCTAGATCAAAATAATAAAGATTCAAATACTAATTCAGCGGTTATTTTTGAAATTAAAACAGAAAAAGGTGCTACAGGCTCCCCTATCGAGCCAGACGGAACTGTTTATGACAGAGAAAAAGAAGTTATTCTCCCTATAGCTGCCAAGTTTACAGTTTCTGAAGTTTTTGAAGATGCTGACGGAACCCTAAGAATCAGGGTAAAGTATGGAAAAAAGCAATTCTTACCTGAGTGGCCTGAAGAGCAGTATAAGTCGGACGGTGTAACTGACGTCACCTTTGCTAGCCCACAAGAACGTGATGATGTATACAAATATTTTAAGGATGCTAGACTTAGCAAGCCTACCGAGGATCTTTTAGATGAGCTCATTAATAGAGAAGATCAAAAAATTGATTCTAATACTATAAAAGAATTATCAGACAAAATTAATGCCGATATTGAAGAGTATGACAAAATATATAAACGTCCTAAAGAACCAGTTAAAAAAGAAGACTTTACTTCTAATGAAATTAATGCTTCTGCCATTCCTTATTCCATAGAGGACGAGCTAGAAAAATATCTGTCGGATAAGTCAATTATTTTTACCGATAAAAAAGCATATGATGATGCTAGTGATCCAGATGATCCAACATTTTATTATGACCCATATAGCATATTAAAAAGATTAAAAGACAGAGATGAAGCATTAAAAGTAAATGAAGGATATAAAGAGCCAGATCAGACGGTATTTGATTTTGCTAAAGAGTGGTTTGAAAAAAATAAAGAAAAATTTTTATATATAAATAGAAAAAAATTAAAAGAAAAACTATTTGCTGCCGCTGAAAGTATTGATGAAAGAACCTCTAATGACTTTATGTGGAAAAAAGATGCTATTTATAATGCAATAACAACTTATCAAGATTATGTAAATAAAAAAGCCGTTGATGAGATGTTTCTTGAATATGAAAAAGCTTTTCCTGGACAAAGTGAAGATGCTAAATCTGTAAGAAAAATGATGGATGCAGCTGAAGATTTATCTAATGCTATAAAAAATGCTTCTGTTACTATTGCTATCGATGAAAAGTTTATTGAAAATTTATTTAAAGATGGAAGAATAAAATCTCAATTTGAAACTGCTAAAAGTAGGGGCCTTTATGATCCAATTAAAAGAGCAATTTCAGAATTCAGTGTAAACGGTGTTCCTATAGACATTGATGACAGTCTTAGACCTATTTATGGATATCTAGGACTAGAGAGTACTCCAGAATTGTATCGTAATCTAAATCCATTCTCAACGGACTATAGACTAGAAAGTCCTAATTTATATCAATACGGAAATGTTAGGGTAGTACTTAAATCATCAATAAAAAATAGAACAAGATTTACAGCTAAGGATAGTCTTTCAGCCGAGTTCGTGGCATCAGATTTGACTAAAGTTGACAGAGACTCTGTTTTAAAATCTGGAGTGTTAGAAATACCGCCAAGTACTCTTGGAGATTTTGGATCAAACTATCTTGAGGCTCAGATTCATGGTGGTGTTTCTTTAGATGATATTGAAAAATTTGTTATACCTGCTTACAGTGATAATGATAAAGAGGCTCTTCTAGAGGTTGCTAAAAATATTGAAGATCTTATGAAAAATTATGGAATTTCTATTCCTGTAGAAGTAGTTCAGGTCACTCGCGAAAGGCCAAGCCTTGATGAACTTGAAGAACAACAAAAACCAAAAGTAGCTATTCCATCTACTCAAGAAGAAATTATATCTTTACTTAAAAACTATTCTGCAATGGATTCTATTAAAGAATACATAGATCCAGATAAAAAGTTTATAAAGAAATTGACTGAGCCAGACTCTGATGGGGACCCTATACCAAATAAATCTGAAGATATTACGGGTCAAGTAATGTCCACTGTTTTGACTGTTGATTATCTTGACCGTACTTCATATGGTCATTCACAAGAAGCCATAGATTTTGCTCAAGATTGGATTAAAAGAAATAAAGATAGATTTATATATTTTGATATAAAAGAATTTAATAAAATATATAAAGATAAACTTTCTCCTATTGAATTTGATGCAATAAAAGAGCAACTTAATAATTATGCAATGCATGAAAATACCATGCTACTTTTAGAGATGTATAAAGAGATGAAAAATGAAGTATCTGAAAATAATCTTCCTAAGATTGTTTCGGGTATTGATCTCATAGACAGTAATTTAAGTTTAATTGCTGATAAATTAGATAACGCCGAAATTGTAGTCGCGGTAGATGAAAAAACTTTTGCTAAAATTTTAGAAGATAAAAGAATTAAAACTCAGTTTGAGACTCAATTTTCTAATGGATTGTTTGACAATTCTAAAAGAACGGTGGTCGAACGTGCTTTAATGGGTCTTCCAATTGATTTAGATCCAAAAAATAGACCTATTTATGGCTATTTAGTTTATCCAACTGATGATGCTCCAAAAAGACTATTTGGAACTAGTAATCGATTCAATGATATAGACTCTAGTCCAACTTTTGGCTACGGAGATGTAAAGCTTATTCTTAAAAAATCAGTCAGAGATAGATCTACAGCCACGATGAACGATTCGTTTGATAGGGCTTTCCAAGCTATCCCACTTGGAGAAAAAATTGATCCTGATTCTTTATATGCTGCAGGTATTATTGGCTATTTACCGCAAGTTGAAAATAACCTTGATTACGGAAATGGTGCTTACCATCCCAGCTACACCGAAGCTCAGATTCACGGTGGAATTTCTAGTGATGAAATAGAAACTATTATTCTCGATGATAGAAATAGTTCTAAAGCAGATATGGAAGCCGAAAAAGCAAGAATACAAAAAGAGTTAGATAAAGCTGGAATATCTATTCCTATCATGTTTTCTAGTGAATATAAAAATAAAAATAAAAACCCGAACCAAGAAAATAAAAATAGAACAGATATAACTGGAACACGACTATCGGACGACGCTAGGCAAGAACTAAGCTCGGTTATTTCTAATCTTGATGATGCAAAACACAATGCTAGCGACAAAGCTTATAAAGAAATTGCAACTGAACTTGGTAGGGATTTGTCTCTCCCCTGGGACACTGACAGAACTCCAGAAGGTAGAGAAACTTACGAATATATTAGGTCAGCTATACAATTTAAAAAAGATAGCCCCGACACAGATGAAGAAAAAGAATTGTTAAGAATAAAAAATCTTTATAAAGACAAAATGGATAACGATCAAAAATATACTGAAGCTTTAATAGCAGCGCATAGTAATCCACTTTACAGAGACATAATGGAAGCATTGACATCTAAAACTAATAATTTTGATGGTTCAACTATAGCTTATGCACTTTTAGAACGAGGTTTAACTAGACAACGTCCAAGAATAAGTAAAGAAGACCTAGATCAGTTTGCCATAACAACTCCAGACTATGCGGATGATGAAGTAAATAGTCAGGTTTATGATGTTACGGTTGATCCAGAACAATCTGTAGAAATTACAAATAAAGATCTAAAAGAATTTTCTGAATCTGGTGCTGTATCAGTTATTATGCCATCTCGTGCTCTAGAAAAAGTTCTAGAAGAAGGACGAATAAAGACAGTACACGAGACTAAACGCTCTATGGCTGGAGTCTCTAATGAGGAGTATCGTGCTTTACGTGTTTTATATGAAAGCATGGCTTTTGGCTATGAGGGAGACTCTCCACTGGAAGGGCGTCCAGTATATGGATCGCTTGCTTCAGCTACACTACCACCACCAGAAGATGCTTTAAAAATTTATGGAGGATCCGAGCCTGCCCAGGTAGTGCTGAAGCCAGAAGTAAAGAAAAGAACCACCATTTCTGATAGAGACTCTTTGAATAACTTTGATGAAACTACTCCATTGACTGATCCAGAATTTAAATTGAGTTATTTGACTCAGATGGCTGCTATTTATAGAGAAGCTACCGGGAAAAACTTCTTTGAAAGTGAAAATTTTGCTAAATTTGGTTCAATTGAGGCCCAGATTCATGGCGGTGTGACACTAGATGACATTGAAAAAGTTGTATTTTATGAAATGCCTTCAGTTGAAATGATTGACTTGTTGACTAGTAAGGGTATAATATGGGAGTTCTCTAGTAAAAAACCATATTCTAAACCTAGATCCTTTGGAGGAGGGCTATTTTGATTAAAATAAAAATGACTAAAAAACATGAGTCCGGTCTACTACTAGGAGAAGTTACACCCGATTTGTGGATAACTGAAACTAAAATGCCTATTTATAAAAATGTTCTTCTTAATGGTGCTGCTTCTGAAGTAGAAGACTACACGGGAGATAAATACATAGAATTAGAGGATAATTTCTATAAAAGTTTAGCTGACGGATATAGATGGTAAAGGAAAATAATATGGAAGAAGTTAAAAAAGGAACTGTTCTCTATAAAAGAGAAAGTGGTTCATTAGTGATTTATGATGGCAAAGATAAAAATGGAGAATATCTTGCTCATATTAAAAATGCTGATGGCGAAGAATTTGATACTCAGTTTTTAGGTAGTATTCTAGCTCGTGGCTATTGGGAAGCTGTTTATATTCCAAAATCTGACGATAAGGTATAATAAGAAAATGGCTGAAGAAATTACTGAAAAAACTAACGACGATAAAAGAAGTTCTATCGGCGAACGTATGTCTGATATTGAGGGGATGAAGGTATACAGAGATGGTAAGTGGATTAGACTTTCTGATATTACTAAAAAGCAAGAAACTGAAGTTAAAACCCCTGTAACAGCGGCTGTTGAATCCGATGATAATTGCCCCCCTGCTACTCAAGATATTGCTATAAATCTTGCAAATAGAGAAAAAGCCATTAAAACTGCTGAATACGGACCTTTAAATCCTAAAGAACCTAACGATGATTTCTGGGCGTCTAAAGCTCAAAGATGGGATGTATCTAGCGATGAAGCCAGAAAAAGTGTTTGCGGCAACTGTGTTATGTTTATTCGTACTCCAAAAATGCTTAACTGTATTGAAGGTGGCTTAGCAGCTGGAGATTCTGGTGAGCAGAATGCATGGGATGCTATAGATACAGCTGAGCTTGGCTACTGTGAAGCATTTGACTTTAAGTGTGCAGCTTCAAGAACTTGTAATGCCTGGGTTGTTGGGGGCCCAATTACAAAAGAAAAAGAAGAAGCTGTAACTGCAACTGCAGGCTCTAAACCAGCTCCAAAAAAAGACCAAATAAAAGGTTCTGATAAAAATTCTGAAGGATCGGCTTCTGGCTCAAAGTCAATTACTTTTTCTAAAAAAGTAGAAGAGTCTTTAAAATCTAAAGTAGAAGAATTTAATAAAACGTCAAACAGAAAAGCTTCTCTTTCCATGGTTAAAGCTGTTTATCGCCGTGGTGCTGGAGCCTTTTCTTCTTCCCATCGTCCAGATCAAAACCGCAACTCATGGGCTATGGCTCGTGTAAATGCGTTTTTACACTTGCTCAAATCTGGTTCACCAAAGAATAGTAAATACACTACTGATAATGATTTACTTCCACCATCACATCCAAAATCATCAAAGAAATCAGTTAGAGCTTCCGGAGATCAACCTACTTTAACTCCTGAAGATCAAACTACAGTTTATGAATACGACTACTCTGGAGAGTTGACGGTAACACTATTATCGGAAACAGAGTATACTAATAAAGAACAAGCAATCTTTGCTTTAGCTGAATATTCAGATGCTAGTTATGAGATTATTCCGGCACTAAAGGCTGCTTGGCTCAGAGCTGAAACAATGGGAGAAAATCCATTCAACAGAGCAAAGCGTTTGGCTGTTTATCTTGACGATAGCCAGGATGCAGACCTTCTTCCTAAGGAGATTTAATGTCAGATAATGAATTTAAAGATGAGTTTTTTAATAAATCTAAGTATATTTATGGAAAAGCCGCCACTGAAAAACTATTAGCAGAACTTGAGTCACTAGATCCTAGAGAATCTAATTTAATTTATAGAGTTTTTCGTTACGATCCATCTAGCGTTGAGTATGCTCATACAAAAACTCGTCTGTCTGCGTTAGTTTCCGCTGGTGTTATTTCAGATGATATGTATAATGCTGCAACTACTGGAAATGAAGAAAACTTTAAAAACGTAGCTATGGATGCGTATAACAAGTCTAGACTTGATCTTTTGTCTAAACTTGACTTATTTAGTCTAAATAGTGGTGAAAGTAATCTTCTAGATCCTAGTGGAGAGCTAGAATATAGAATTAATCAGGGCTATACAAAAGATAGCATTATGGAATATTTAAATTCTCTTTCTGCTTATAATGGTCTTTCTGAAGCATCTCGGGGATTGAGCGATGACTCAGATATGGAAGATAGGCTTTCAGCATTTAAACTAAATGAATTTATAGATTCTCTTAATAAATTGGAGGACCCTGAAGTGGCCGTAGATTTTAAAGAAATAGCTAAAGAAAAACTAGCTAAATATGATGTATCTGGCCAGCTATCTCGAATGATTGATGGCGGTGCTAGTGCTAACGAAGTGCTACAAGAACTGAATGATCATCCTGACTGGGTAGAAGATTCTAATGATTTTTTAACTAGAGATTTTGTTGATAGCCCTAGGTATGCTCAGATTGCAAATTGGAATACTTTTCTAAGTACTTTAAATTCCATAAAAGATTTAGATAATCTATAATTCCCAAATCATACCAGCTAAATAACGGTAAAATTACTAGTAGAAATCATACTAGAAAACAATTATTTTGCTCCTAGAAGAAGGACCCAAATCTAGATGTCATTAGAAAATAAAGACCCAGAAGTAATTATTGCAGTTGGCTTAGGAGCTAACAAGGGTTTCTGGATGGTCCAGCTTCGTGATCGCCACGGCCAGTGGGCCGAAATGGGCCATCTACAATTAATGCTAGCTAGGCTGAAGCATGGTTTGCCACCAATCCCTATTAGAGGTAAGTATATCGGAGCTTCTAATAAAATTAAGGGTTTTGCTAGAATTTTAGTTCAAGGTTTTTCTGATAAAGGCTTTAGAGATGGTGTTTATCACGTTCCTACAAATGCCATGGAAACCATTGAAGGTATTATTCCTGAAGAAGCTCTTAAGCGTCAAGGCATTACTCCAGGTCAAAAACTCGATAGTAGGGGAAATCCTATTATTTCTAGAGAGTGGTCACAGGACGATTTTCTTGACTATGAGAATACTTTAATTGATGAAATTACTCCTCAGGACTTAGAACTTGCTGATGCTACTCCTACAGATGAAGAAAAGCAAATAATTGAAGAGCAAAAAGCTAACTCTCCTCTTGCTCAGCTTGAGCCTGGTGCTGAAGGAAAGATGTCAAAAGAAGAGCTTGCTCGCATAGTCGAAAGCATGCCATCGGAAGAAGTTGTTCCATCTAAGCAAGTAGAGCCAGAAGAACCACTAATGAAGCCACAGCAGAGCGTGGAGGATGTTGTTAGGGAGGCAGGTCGAAAGAGTTTTAATCGTAATGCTTGGAAGTACTTTGGTAAGGAACATTCAAACTATAGAAAAATTTCTGGTGAAAAAAATAAAAAAGGGGAAGCTGCTCGACTAAGATCAGAACTTGAGTCAAAGTTTCCTATATTTAAATTAGATGAAGCTCTTAAAGATAAAATTGAGTCTTTAAAAGCTGAAGAAAATCCTGATACACAAAGAATTGAAAGACTTAGAGCTGCTAGAAGACTATTAAATTCTAAAGTAATGGATGGACTTAAAGATGGATCCGAGTCTCCAACAGAAGATATTCCAAATAAAGAATATTTTGAAAATCTACTGACCGATGAAGAGCCGGGCACGCTTCCAGATACTACTGAACCTGAAATTATTGACACTACAGAGGCAGAAAAATACGAACCATCAAAATTAGATAAAGAATCTCAGCCAGCATCTGATGACATCATTAAAGAAGCAATTGATGATGCGATGGATGGCAACGCGCCAACTGTAGATGAAGTTGTTGAAAAAGCAAAGGGTAGAAAAGGCGGAAGATCTTACGGTCCTTCATATGAAGATATTCCTGATGATGATGTTGATTTTAAAGATGGAGAAGAAGAAACTCCGTCTATCCAGACTCCAGAAACTTCAGAGGGGGATGGTGGATTCACTCCTCCAGCAAAAGACGGAGATTTGAATTTAAATATTCCTCCAAGTGAAACAACAAGCGATCCAATGAAGGATCCAGAACTTACTGGTGAAACTCCACCTACTGTAGAAGAAGTTAAACAGGCTATTGAAGAAGTAGCTAAGATGAGCAACGAAGAACTTGATGCTTTGGCGGCAGGTCAGGACTTTACTCAAGATACGGGAGGATTTGTACCAAGCTCTGAACAAAAAAGAGCAATTGCTGCGATTGTTTTAGCTAAGCAAGATACTGTTATGGATGCATTAGCTGGTTGTGGAAAGACTGCCACATCGGTAGCTATTGCTAGGGCCATGGGTCGGCTACGCCCAGATGATGGTGTATTAGTACTTACTTTTGGTAATAAAAATGCTGCTGATGCAAAAGCTAGGCTTCCACGTGATAACTCAGATGCGATGACAACTCACAAATTAGCTAGAAAATCTTTAACTATTCAGCAAAAAGCTGCAACAAAAATTAATAGAGCACCAAAGTTTTCTAAACTTGTCTATACTCCAGAATATCTGGCTCTTCATTTAGGTACTGATGATACTCCTGGTCCTGGAAGAAATATTGATAGTGAAGATGCAGCTTTTCTTGTAGATAAAATCATTTCTAATTTCTGTAATTCTCCTGGTAGAGAGATATCAAAAGATAACGTAATTAAAGCATTTTCTGATGCTTTTGACATGCCTACAGAAGATTTTATGGAAGGAGACGGTCAAAAGTACAAGATTGATTTTGATAAATGGCTTGGCTGGGCAAATAAATACTGGGATGACATTAGTCAAGATAATCCTAAACTTGGCTACTGGGATAAAGACAAGAAAAAATTTGTTGGTAATAGAAGAATAGCTATTAGCCAGGACCATGTGCTAAAACTTTGGCAACTTAGTAATCCGGATTTATCTAAAATTAAAGTTGGAACGAAGAGACTACCAGCAAAACTTGTAATTATTGATGAAGCTCAGGACACAAACGAGACTGTTGTTGATATTCTAAAAAATAATAAAGGAAATATTCAGCTCGCTCACGTTGGAGATACAAATCAAAATATCTTTACCTGGAGAGGTGCAGTTAACGCATTAAATGATGCAAAGAACTCGGCTGGTGCAGTTGTAAACTTAACTACAAGCTATAGAATGCCTGATTCTTTAACTGGACCAGGTAATGCTTTTCTAAATATACTTGGAGACAATAAGCGTCTTGTAGGAAATCCTAATGTTGATGATTCTAACTTCCCTGGAATTGTAGGGGATATTGATGAACTACCATTTGGACCACAGAGAGCTCACTTAACTAGGACTAATTTAGCTGCTGCCGAAGCTATTGTTGGTTTTATTGATGATAATAGAAAAGTTGCGGCTTTAAGCCAGCTTTATAAAGAATTAACTAATAATTACTACTATATACAGTGGCTTAGGGCAGATTTTAAAGATAGAACTAAAACCCCTCAAATGCCTAATGGAGAGCCCATAAAAGATTCTGATTTTAGAGGAATTACAACCTTAAAAGAGTTTCAAAAAAGAGCAGAAAGAGATCCTAAATCTGTAGTTGGCCGTTGGTATACATTTTCTACATATGCAGATAATACAGGTAAAACAAGATACGATCGTCTTGGTGAAGTTATAGAGGATCTATTAGTAGATAAGTCTGATACTGGAGGTGCTGTAGATTCTAATTTGGATGCTTCAATTGGGTCATCTGGAACCGTATGGATATCTAAAGCTGGTAGAGGATTAAATTATGAAGTTGATGATTTTGGAGTTCTAACATTAAGTGGTGAAGCTACATATAAAGAGTATGTAAATGGGTCTCCGCTTAAAGACTACCTAAAAAATCGAGGCTGGAAATATAATGGTACAGAACAACACTGGGAGTTTTCAACTCGTGATGATGATGATCGTCAGTCTGAATTAGATGCAATAGCTGCTTACATTCCAAATAGACTAGAAGCAAATGATGTAATTGCTGATGTAACTCTTAGTACTGCGCATAGGGGTAAAGGTCTAGAGTGGGATTACGTTAGTCTCGGTAATGATTTTGCTGATCCAAATTCTGAAGATAAAAAAATAGCTAAAAGAGCATTAGATGAAGAAGAAACAAGAATTCATTATGTTTCTACAACTAGAGCTAAAAAAGGTTTATTTTTAGGTAGCCTTGAGTGGGCAATGAATTACTCTGGACGAGATGGCCTCGAGAAGTTTAATACTAAATATAACCGCCCGGCGGACTACGGAATGGATGGCTGGGATTATAGAGATAAAATGGCCGAAGAAGTTCGAGGTCCTGGAAATGAAGAAGATGGAGGATCTAAACCAGAAAAACTTTCTTCGTCTCTTGGATCTACCGGAAGAAATGGAAAGCCATTTATTGAACAAAATGATCAAGAAACATTTATCTCTCAGGGAAGAGTTTCTGGTCCAACTACCCCGCCTAAAAACTTCCTTGATGGTTGGCAACAAATTGGGTCTAAAGGTAGACAGCAATACAGTAAGTTAATTGATGGCGTGCGCTGGGAAGTAACTGTTAATAAAGACGGTAGTGCACTTCTTCGTAATAGAAGTGATTCTTCAGTTCCATCTAAAAAATATGACAGTATTGACGAATTAGCTAAGAATTTTGGACAACAGCGTAGTGCCGGGGTTAGAAATAACAGAGAACTTTCAAAGTCTAAGCTATCTAAATATGACCCTACTGGAAAAATTGCTAAATTAATTGATTCAGGTGCAGATGGCGATACTGTAATTGAAGAACTATTTAAAGATCCTAACTTTATAGCTGATGTTCAGTCTAATAAGGGTGGAGTTTCTTCTTTAATTGCAGCATTAGAAAAACTTAATAATGGAAGAAGTATTCAATCTAAGAATTCTTCTAGATTCGCTAAGCCAAAGAATGCTTCTACTGTAATAACTCCAACTCCTCATCCTGGAGGTCCGTCTAGGTTCTGGGTTGATAACCCAGCTAGACAAGACGATCCTAAAAAGCGTGTAGAAGGAATTGATGTATCCGGTATTCCTAAAACTGCCCTTGCTAGCGTGTCTACTGCTAAAGGAGAAGATATTATTGCTGCATTGTTAGCAATTAATCCTAATGCAACTATTAAACAAGATGGCAGCATAGTTTGGGCCAGGGAACTAAGTTTTACTGAGCCTAAAACATCTAAAGATTTTGCTGGTAAAAAAACATTTTTTGAACTTCGTATTGTAAAGAATCAGGATGATAACTTTAGAGTTGTAGCAACTTATACTGATTTAAACACTGGTATGTCAGAAACTTTCTATCACTATGCTCCTCATAAGAGTCTTACAAGTTTGCTAGGTGTTAGTGGCCCTCAGGCTCTATTAGAAAAATACTTCCTTCGTGACTGGAAAGCAAATCCTAAAGGAAAAACACCTAAGGATCAGATGCGTAATGAAAGATACTACGGAGGAATTCGTGGAGGATTTAAGGCTCAGCGGACAGGAAGTTTTGAAAATATCCTAAGAGACCCGTCTTCAGATGATACAAGCCTTTCTTTAAGAACTCCTACCGAAGAAGCATTGCTAATTCTTGGGGGTAGAGAGCAAAGATTAAATAAATCAAAAGCAAAAGATACGAGCCAGCTCTATAACCAAATGAGAAAAGGTATTCCATCATTCTGGGATGCTCTTGATAAAGGAGATAAATTAGCTGCAGTTAATGCTTTAGTATCATATGTTGCTGATCTTCCTGATACTCAGGAAGCAAGAGATGTAGCTAAAAGAGTCATCCTTGAAACTCTAAGACAAAAATTTGCATATCTTGATGAGCGCGAGTTTACTGATCAGTTTAAAGAAATTGTTGACTTTATAGAAAATAAAGTTCTTGATGATGCTGGAATCGCATTAGCTCCTCACAGGCTTAAGAGTGGAGAAATTGCTCAGGTTGGAATGAAAGTGAGATGGCCAAATAATATCGATCCTAATGGCGATGCCGTAGGTGTAATTGATCATAAACTTAGAGTTGAACATGATGCTGCAGGAAACTTTGCTTACTCTAACTATGTAAGTGTTAGGTTCTCTGATGACCCAGATGAGCAACCTAGAGTTATTACAACTGAAAAACTCATAAGAGTTCCTGATAATACACCTCTAGAAAAGGGAAGAAAAACTGTAAGAAATGATCAACTTGACGTTGAGCGTGCTCTTAAAAATGGAGATGTTGTTGATTTTGATAAAGGTTTGATTTTTGATAAAAAAGCTTATGATGATAATGGTGACATTGTTCCTATCATGAAGTTTAATACTGATGCAATTGATTTTTCTTATATTGATTATAATAAGTATGAAGATCAAATAATTGGTAGCCCGCAAAAAGGTACTTCAACCAAAGCATCTGATATTTCTGTAGGAGATACCCTGTACGATCCAAATGGGGGTCGTTTTGGTAGAGTTATATCTAAGAAGTCTGGAACAAATAAAAAGACTGGGTCGGCTGTAACTAAGTTTACTTTTGACAATGGTGATTCTAAAACCTTTAATGATACTGATGAAATAATTTCTTCTTCTCCTCTCAAGGCTCCAGAACCATCTGCTCTAACTACACTTGGAAAGAGAGCAGCTGATATTGGAATTGGAATGGGTAGCGATGGAAAAACTGCTAAAACATTATCTATTGATACTACTCAAAGGACTCCAATTAAGGATAGTTCTGATACAGCGGTTAAACCTACCGAAGAGGCTAGAAAAGCTAAAGATGAAGTATTGGCTATTGGTGATGAACTTAGAAAAAAGATTGATCAAAGAACTTTAGAAAATCTTCAGTCCCAGGGCATATCAACTTCTAATGCTCCAGATTTGGATACTTTCTTTAATGATTTAGAGTCAAATAGAGTTGAAAAAGAAAATGAAAAAGTTTCTGCAAAAAATGCATTAGATCTTGAAAGAGCTAAAGGAATGTCTAAATTTAAGTCAGTTCCGTCTAATCTAGCAACGATATCTAATGCTAATCAAAAAGCTATTTTTGATAAAATGAATGCCGAAGGATTAATTAAAAATGGTCCTAATGGTCCAGAAGTTGATAGAGATGAACTAAAGAAGCGTTTAGATGCAGCTGGACTTCCATATCTTGCTACTTCTGTCAAAACTGGCGTTCTTGGCTCTAATGCAATTCATTTCCATGCTTATGATGTTATGAATGATAGAGCAGCAACTGCTGCATATAAAACACTTCAAAGTAAATTTAAGCTTGCTGCAAAAAATCATAAAGATGCTCAGGTTTCTGAAAGACGTGCTATTCAAACTATAGGTGCTGCCCAAAGACAAGGCTACATAGATACCATGAATGACGAAGGCATCGAACTTGATAACGTGTCATTGAGTGAATTTAATGGTTTGCTATTTAGTGAAGAGAAAAATCTACCCGTAAGACCTGAAGATACATTCTTATCAAAGGTTGGTTTTGAAGAAGCAATAAGCCTACTTCCATCATCTATGATTCGTGGATTAATTAGTAGGGCTAGAAATGAAAATAAAAGCATTTTCATTATGTCTGGCGTACCTAGGGCTTTTGTTAGTGAAGATATAAAGGGATTCCATATTCACTTATCTAATAGACCAGGGATGTCTCAGAAAGGTGATGGCGGAACTACTGCTACTGCAATTCACGAGAATACTCACGTTATTGCAGAATTAATTCCTAATATGCCTCAACTGCAGCATGCATTTATTTATGATAAAGGCGTGCAAAATGCAGGAACACCTGAAGAAATGCTTCCAAATGTCTTGAGACTAGCTGAGCTTCTTGGTCCAGGGTATAGCGACAAAGAAAAAGCATTAGCGATTAAGGGTCTTGCTAGTCCATATATGTCTAAGGTCTATGAAAGAGGAATTACTCCAGAATCATCTCATAGCGAAGTTATGACTATGGCTTTTGAAGATGCTTTATCTCTACCTGGGATTGCTTCTAGAGGAAAAGGCCTAAAGGCAAAAATCAAAGATAAAGATGGTAAAAAGAAAGTAATTGATGTAAATTACGATCCAAATACTGATACTTATACTGATTCTAAAGGCAATCCTGTAGATAATATAGTTCAAGTATTTGGTAGAGCTAAGTCTGATGGAGTAGATAACGATGTAAGAAATCTTGCTTTCGGTACATTATTTGCACTAGCAGATAGATCTGGTGCAGTGGCTAAAGCTAATAGTTCAGTTACTACTCCTAAGCCATCCGGATCTGCGCAGAAAGCCATGCAAAAAGGATCTATAGGATCAGATAATGAAGGAGTTATTTCTTCTATAATTGATAAATTCTCTGGTAGTGATGGAACTCTTAGTAGATCTGAATATAGCCAGTTAATCAACTTCTTGCAAAATGAACTTGAAGGTGAAGAAGCTTCAAAGTATACTGAAAAAGAATTAAATAGTCTTAGAAGTTATCTAAGCAAAATTACAGGATTGTAGGATATACTATGGAAGAATTTTATGCCGCTCAGCCGTGGAGAAAAAAGTACAATGAACCATTTAATATATATGTTCTTGGAGAAAAACTAGTCTGGGTTCCAGATGGCTACTTTATAACTCACACCGAAGATGCCGATGCTATTTCTAAAGATATAGAAAACTATATTTATTCAATGGCGAATGGACCAGACTGGGCCGTAACTCCAACTGGACCATTCTTATCTGCATCTTTAGAGGACCCATATGCTGTAGTCGCTGCTGCATATGGTCTTTATGATGAGCCAGGGGAAGTTAAAATAGAAGGAAATGCTCCGACAATGCGTTCAATGGGACTTGGTCCTACCAATGACACTGGTACAATACTGTATTAGAATAGAATAGAGTATATTATGGTAAATAGTTCAGTTAGTAAAGATACAAAAGTAGAGGACTATAAAGTTCAACTACCAGAAAATGAATCTGTCTCTAAAAAGACTACTCTGGGTAGAAAAATTTATATATTTTTAGACCCTAAAACTAGAAAAGTTGTAGATATTTTAGCTGATGGTGCTTTTGGTATTTCTTACTACAATAAAGAAAAAGATCAGTGGGTTTTAGCTCCAGGAAACTATTCTTGGCGCGTTCATGATTTATTTAATGACTATGTAAATTATGTAGTTGATTGGAAAAATGACGAAGCTTTTGATGAAAATAACAAGTCACTTGCTCTTGTTAAATACGTTGATGGCACTTTAAATGAAGAGTGGTTAGAAGAATACACTCTGTTCGGTAGTAATCCAGCTAGAGAGTAAAAATGCTTGAATATTTAGGAAGTATAGGAAAGTTATCGCTTTTTGCTATTGGCGACTACAGTGTAATTATTGACACTGAACTTAACATCGTCACTGAGATGGGTGCACTTTCTAATATTCAAAAAAGTGGTTGGACTTTTAATTCAGAGACTCCGGAAACCGCCTATGAGCTTGCATCTGTAACACTAGATAGCACTCTAAATCCAGTAGTTGCATCTACTAGCAGAATGTACACTATTCCTGATGGTGTTAAATCCGAAGCAATTAAAGCCCTTAAGTGGCACAAAGAGCACCACCGAGGCGGAACTCCAGTTGGGCTTAATACTGCTCGTACACTTGCTAAAGGTGGTCAAATCGGTCTAGCAAAGGTCCGCCATATCGCTAAATATTTCCCTCGTCATGAAGTCGACAAAAAGGGTAAAGGATGGGATTTGGGTGAAGATAACTTCCCTAGTAATGGACGAATCGCCTGGGCACTGTGGGGCGGTGACGCTGCTTGGCGTTGGGCTTCTGCAATTGTAGAGCGTGAAAAACGAGCAATGACTTCAACTGGATATACGGATCCAGAATATGAAGATCATCTTGACAGCTACTATGAAGATGACTATGAGTCAGATATAAATGCTTTTAAAGAAGCTCATAATTTAGATTCGTCATATGGCCCTGAGTTTTTAGTAAGAGTTAGATTAGATGGCTCTGGGATTGATCGTCTTTACAAAATAGAAATCGATGGTCACGTTTATGTATGGGACGACTGCTCTTGGGATGATCTTGGTTATATTGATGGTGATATTTATACTTACGATTCAGGACTAGATGATCCATATGATAAAACTGAAAAAACACATGTTTTAGTTGATTCTGACTCTGCAATTATTATTTCAGCTCTCATGCAAGAATCTCCCTTTAAAATGATTCAAATTGATGATATTAATCCAGACGAATCTCAGATGTTTTCTGACTCGATAGAAGATCTCGACATGGGCATGATTGATAGAATCATTCAGGCTTCTGGATTTGAAAAAATAGATGACTCTACAGAAGAAAAATCTTACAAAATTGTTGCTCCAATTACTCCTATCAATACAAAAGGAATTTTAGCTCAGCCGGTTGTTGAAAAAGATGGTCCTGTAGCTTTACTATCAAGTGGTCCTAGTCCAATGACTAAATATGAATTAGATCAGATGCTTACTGATTGGTCAAATGCAGTTACTAAATTTAGAGGAAAAGTTGCTCTAACTTCAGATGGTGCTTCGGCTGAAGATATGACACCTAAAACTAGTGATGTAGAGCCAAAATATATTGCTATTGTTTCACCAGATGATCCGCAGGCCGTAATGGATGTAGTTGCAATTGTTCCAAAAACAGCAACTACTAATCAACCTCTCACATACAAGCGTAAAGATCAAAAATGGGTTTTAGATGAGCAAATTCTAAGAGACTTGCAATCAGCTACTCCTCCACCTGTAGTTAAACTAGATACTCCAGAACTTGTTAAAGATATCCTTAAGCAAGTAGATGAGTCTACTCAGCCGCCAAAAGAGCAGAATCCGGCTCCAGCGGCACCAGCTGGACCTATGCCAGCCCCTATGCCAGCTCCGACACAAGCACCAATGGGTGCTCCTCAAGCAGCGATGTCATCTACATATCAGCATCTAATTAATTTCTGGGGTGACCACTACTCGACTATGGTTGCCGGTGGTGGACTAGATAGAAATCGAGGTAATGCAGAAAAGCTACGCAGATACTGGACTCGCGGAGAAGGTGCATTAAAGATTAAATGGGGACTCCCTGGGGACTGGAAGAGATGTGTTAGACATTTAGCTAAATATCTTGGACCTAGAGCAAAAGGATATTGTCAACTTAGGCACAAAGAAGCCCTAGGTTTTTATACCGCAACTCATGCAAAGAGAGATCGTAACCGTGGCAGATAACGAATACATGATGGAAATAGGAAATCCAACTGATATCACTAATGAAGATCTTCTTATGTCCTATGAAGAAATTATGCAAGAAGAAGATCCATTATATGAATCTAACTGGCAGCCTCAGATGGAGATTGAGTATGCTCTAGAGGAGCTAGCAAAATGTGGAGATAAAGAGTATGAAGCTCTTACTGCTGGTGGGGGTCTAGATAGAAATAGGGGAAATGCAGAAGATTTAAGGCACTACTGGACTAGAGGTGTAGGTGGAGCAAAAATTATGTGGGGAGTTCCTGGAGATTGGACCCGCTGTGTTCGTCACCTCTCAAAGTATCTTGGCCCCCGTGCTAAGGGATATTGTCAACTTCGTCATAAAGAAATGACTGGTGTTTACACTGGAAGTCGTTTTAATTCAGGTAGTAGAGGAAATAGTTTTAAAAAATTCTTTTCTGTAAATGATGCAATAACCAATGAAATTATTGAAAAATCATATCTTATTGCTACAGCAAATGCAGCAAAAGAAAGAATTTTAGGGCTTACTGCATCTATTCAAACTGACGGTGCAAAGTTTTCTATTCCTCTTTTAATTCCAGAAGATATAGAATCTGGAGACGGAAGAAAATTTAAAAAAGATGCAGTTTCTATTAGAGAACTTCCACTCCCGCTTCTTTGGCAAATTAAAACTGCTGAAGGTCACTCTGGTTCTGTAGTTGTTGGTCGAATTGATTACATGGAAAGAACTCCTGAAGGTATTGGAAATGCTTATGGGGTATTTGATACTGGACCATATGGTCGTGAAGCCGAAAGATTAGTTAAAAATGGGTTTATTCGTGGAGTATCTGCGGATTTAGATCAATTTGAAGCAAAAGAACATAAAACAGAAAATGCAAATGAAGATGAGTTAGGTAAGCAAAAACTAACTATAAATCACGCACGTATAATGGCTGCTACAATTGTAGCAAAGCCTGCATTTCAAGAATGCACTATTTCTATTGACAGCAATTCCACTAAAAATCAGGAGGATAGAGTGGTCCCCGAAGACGGAATATATGAAGAGTCTTTAGATTCTTTTGTATCTGCTGAAGCTTTAACAGCATCAGGATTTCTAGATGCAGAAATTCCAATGACGCCTCCTACCGAGTGGTTTACTAATCCTGCTTTAACTAAGCCAACCCCGATTACCGTTGAGCCAAACGGAAGAATATATGGGCATATTGCGGCTTGGCATGTAAATCACATCGGTATGCCTCGTTCAACCAGACCACCTCGTTCAAATAGTAACTATGCCTATTTTCATACTGGTGTTGTAAGAACAGCTGATGGAAATGATATTCCAGTTGGACAGCTTACATTGGCTGGTGGCCACGCTCCTCTCCAAGCAGATGCAGTATCTGCAGCTAAACATTATGATGATACGGCATCGGCTATTGCAGACGTCCACGCAGGAGAAGATGAATATGGCATTTGGGTAGCTGGTTCTTTGCGTCCTAATGCAAATGAAATGCAAATTCGTGCACTTCGTGCTTCCGCTCCTTCTGGCGACTGGCGTCCAATTAACGGTTCTCTTGAACTAGTGGCTATATGTCAGGTGAATGTTCCTGGCTTCCCTATTGCTCGTGCAATGCTTGCTTCAGGTAAAGTTATGGCTTTGGTTGCAGCTGGTGCAAGTTATTTTGCAATTATGAAGAGCCAGCACGTTTCAAGTTTGGTTGATAGAGCTTCCAAACTTAATGAATTAAGTGCTGCTTCTGCAGATCTTATGTCAAGATTTGAAACTCAATTTGGATATATCTCTAGAGAAAAAAGAGATAGCCTTGCAAAAGAAGGAAAAGCCATGAAAGATGGTTCTTTCCCTATTCGAAATGTCGAAGATCTTAAAAATGCAATTCAGGCTCATGGTAGAGCAAAAGATGTGGCTGCTGCTAAAAAGCACATTATTAAGCGTGCTCGAGCTCTAGGAAAGTATAATCTTATTCCAGATGAATGGAAAAAGTCAAAAAGTATAGCTGCATCTGCAAAAGTTGAAGACCTACGTGAAAGAGCAATAGTTGCATCTGCTCTTGCAGAATTAGCTAAGTTTACTGAAGAAGAACGTTCTGATTTAGCTAAAAAAGGTCATGCTTTACCAGACGGATCATATCCAATTCGTAATACTGATGACTTAAAAAATGCCATTAAAGCATTTGGTCGTGCAAAAGAAGAAGATCGTCCTGTAGTTCGTCGCCATATAATGAAGCGTGCTCGTCAACTTAAGTCTGCTGATTTAATTCCAGATCAATGGAAGCATGCTCACTCGATGCAAGCTTCTCAAAATATTGAAAGAATGAGAGCCGTTATTGCTTCTCTTTCTACTTTTGCTGAACCTGATCTTATTTCTCCTGAAGATATAAAAGAATTAAAAGAAACTAAGGCTGAAGCCGAAAAGCAAACTGAAGAAGAAATTAAAAGAGCAGAAGATATTAAAGCTGGTAAGACTACCGTAACTGATAAGTATGACGAGCAAGGAAGAGTTAAATACACTCCAAAAACTCAACCTCGTGATGCTAAAGGTAAGTATCGTAAAGTTCTTGCAAGATTAACTCAGGATTTGGGTGTTGCTGGACTACAAGAGGCTTTAAAGCAAGCAGAAGCCGCACAAAATCTAGACTTTGCTGGGAACTATGAAAAATCAGCTGCTGCTAGTGCCGAGCTTTTAGGTATTATTGACAGATTAGATACTGGAGCTTTAAATCCTCAGGCATTAGAAAATGTTAAAAGCTCTGCTAGGGAACTAGGTCGAGTTATATCAAACCTCCCTCTACCATTTGGTGTTGAGGCAGACAAACTAAGATTTAGCGATTTACCAGCTGGACTTAAGGATCTTATCGATGGAATGATCACTAGAGTCGAGTCAAAGATCGGTAAAGAGGATGCAGACATTGCTACAAAGAGTCTAAAGTCCTATATGTCAGGTGGAGATGTTTATTCTCAAGGAGAAATCCAATCAGAGATGAGCAAGCTCCTCCGACTCCTTACCTAAAAAGTAAGGTAAAATTACTAATAGGTAGAGCGCCTCGCAACTTTTGCAGAGTCCCTCGGCCTTGATTGTTCACCATGAATGGTAAAACATTCACTAACCAAACTGACCTTAGGAGGTCCAGTGTACGACCAAATCAAAACTCAGCTTGATGGAGTATCGGAGATGAGCGACGAACAAGTTGCTGAACTTCAGAACTCTATCATGAGCGAGTTCGACAAGGTTGAAGGCGAAGACCCTACTCCTGAGACAGTTGATGCTATGACGAGTCTTGCAGACTCGCTAGACATTGTGCGTGGTGAGCTAGCTCGCCGAGAGGCTCTAGCTGAACAGCTAGCGGCTCAGGCTGCAGAAGCCACCGCACGTGTTAAGGGTACTGATGAAAGTACCGGAGAGGAAATGGCTATGGATGAAAACAAGCCTATGGAAGAAGATGTTCCTGTAGAGGAAACTCCAACCGAAGAGGCACCCGTCCCGGCTGAAGAAGTTCCAGCAGAGGAAACTCCTGTAGAGGAGACTCCAGCTGAAGAAACTCCAGTTGAAGATGAGGAAGAAAAGAAGAAGATGTCTGAATACAGCTCTGACTCTGAAGAAGTAGCCACCACATCAGAAGTTGTAGAAGTAGTAGAGGAAGTTGCTGCTCCAGAAGCAGAGCTTTCAACAACTAATGAAGCAACTGAAACCGCATCGATTGCTCAGGAAGATGGATCCGAACTGTCAACCGAAGAAACCCAAACCGAATCAACCCCAACCGTGACCGAAGAGTCACAGGAAGAGCAGGCCCCAGTGACCGCCGCAGCAGAACAGCCTTTCGAGGCCCCAGCTGATCGTCAGCCTGTAGTTCAGGTTTCAGAACCAGCACCGGTAGCAATTACCGCTGGAGCTGACATTCCTGGATACACAGCTGGCTCAACTATCAATGACATGAGCGAAGTAGCAGTTGCTATGGAGAAGCGCCTCCACTCACTTCGTCGTGTAAATGGTGGAGATGGAGAGCAGCACATTGTTGCATCCTTCACCACTTCATATCCTGAGGAGCGCATCCTCAACGCCGATCCAGAGTCAAACGCAAAAAAGATTGCTGCTGTAGCAGGCCCTGAAGCACTTGTTGCTGCTGGTGGTTTTTCTACTCCATTCGAAGTAAAGTATGACATCTTCTCGATTGGCTCTACCAACGTTCGCCCGATTCGCGATGCTTTGCCTCGCTTCCAGGTTGACCGCGGTGGTGTCCGTTTCATTAGTCCACCTACCTATGCAAACCTTTCAACTACTGATACTACTGTTTCAAATGCTGGAACGTATGCAAAAGCGGCTGATGTTTGGACAGCAAGTAATGACGCAGCAGCAAGTCCTAGCCCTTCTTCAAAGGCAACTATGACCATCGCTGCAGCTAGCGAGAAGACTGCAACTACCGACGCTGTAACTCTACAGCTACAGTTTGGTAACTTGATGACTCGTGCTTACCCAGAGTTGATTGCTCGTCACAACGAACTAGCTCTTGTTCAGCACGCTCGTAGAGCAGAAGAGAACCTAATTGCTGGTATCAACTCTAACTGTACTGCAGTAACCACTAGCAGCGTCATTGGTGTTGCCCGTGACTTCCTAGTTAACGTTCGTCGTGCTGCAGTTGCATATAGACTACGTCACCGTTTGAACCCTAATGCAAGATTGAAACTTATCATTCCTGTATGGGTTTACGACGCTATGGCTGCAGACTTGACTCTGAACATGCCTGGTGATGGAAATCTATCTGTATCTCAGTCAGAAATTGATGGCTATCTAGCATCTCTAAATGTTGATGTTGTTTCAACATTAGACAACACCGCTTGGACTACTGCTGCTGCCAACTTTACTAGCTCGCTAGGTACTGTTCAGTCTGGTTCTAGTGGTGCTCTTAACCAGTTCCCAGACAGTTTCAAGTGGTTCTTGTTCGCCGAAGGAACATTCTTGTTCCTAGATGGTGGAACTCTGGACCTAGGTATCATCCGTGACTCCAGCCTAGTTGGAACCAACGACTACAAGATGTTCGTTGAGACCTTTGAGGGCGTTGGCTTTGTTGGTATCGAAGCACTTGCAGTTACATCGACAATTAAGGTCAATGGTACATATGCATTAGGACGCGACATGCTTGGTGGCGTAGCTTCTGCTTCAATTGACTTCTAGTCACAACCATTAACTAATGTTGAGGGGGGTCTCAATAAAAGAGACCCCCCCAATACAAAGTTTTAAATTAAGGATTTAAAATATGTCTTTCGACGGATCTTTTGATGCCCCTAAGATCGTGCCTTCAGCATTTGGGCTATTTTCCGTATTTAAACCAGAAAATCCAGTTTCTGAAGATAAGTGGGTAAGAGGGTTTGATCAGTTATGGGAAACAACTCCTAACTACATTCGCAACTGGGATTTAACTAGTTCTACTTCTTACACTGTAGATTCAAATCCTGGCGCAGCAAGATATTCAAGACATATTCCATTTTTTATTGAAGCAGAAGATTTTGCTTCAACTTTTGGTCTTTTGGGGCAAGACAGATTTAAAAGAGTTTTAAGACAGCTAGAAGGCTGCACTCAAAAAGCCTGCGAAGTTGAACTTTGGGATGGTACAGTTTCACTTCAGGGTTCAAGTACAGATTTAGTTAATCCATATCTTACAAAAGGATCTAGCGTAACAATTCTTCCTGGACGTAAGTCTGATGGATCAGTAGCTAATCCAAGTGTTGATGGTGCAGCAGTTTCAGTTAAGCATGGTATATCTGTTCTTGAATATAACATCGGGCAGTATTCTTCTGGTGGTGAGCAGGGCTGGATCCATATGACTCGCGATACTGCAGCAGTTCTTAGCTCATATAATCAGATGGTGTTTCACCAGCCTGGTGCTTTGAGGACAGAGCACCTACAAACTTTTGGTGGCACTCCTATAGTAGTTGGATCTGGTTACTCAGGCAATGGTCCTGTTGTAAACGTAACTAACAAAACTGCTGATGGAGCTAATGCAACTCTAACTACATCAAATAACCACGGCCTTGCTGTTGGAGATACTGTATTTATTACTGGTGTTGACTCAACTTTCAATGGTACTTACACAACTATTTCTGGAACTACTGGTACTACAATTAAGTACGCTAAAGTAGCTACAGTATCATCAACTCCTACTACAGGCGGAACTGCACAAATGCAGGCTAACAGCCGCTACAGATGGATTTATGCTTCTGGTGAAGTTCGAGTTTATCTCGGAGAACCTGAAGTAGTAAATGACAACTTAGCTCAGGGCTACGGTGTCACAGACAACAAAAATGACATGAGGATCAAGGCTACCCGGGCTGCTTCGGTTTACTTTGATACATCCATCCACCTAGGCGTCAAGGTCGACTTGACCCTAACTAACTAATAAAGGAGAATAGGTAATGCCTACTCAAGAATATGCAGCCAGCATCCAGGGTGTATCAATCCGTGTCACCCGTTTGGACGCAGCTGGCAACTTACTAAATGGTGCAGGTGATAGCTACGTTACGTCGGCTTTCATGCGTGTATCATTTACCCCAGAATATGAAGAAGGTGACGAAATCACCGAAAAGAATGCTAATGGTATCGTTTGTGTAACTTACAAGTCTCCAGACGTACTAAAGCGTATTACCATGGAGCTTGCTATTTGTGAGCCAGACACCGAGCTTTCTCAGCTGCTATCGGGCGGTCTTCTTCTAAAGAAAACCATTGATGGTGTTTCAAAGGCTGTCGGTTGGGCAGCACCTGGAGTCGGAGATGACCCAGCGGGAAATGGTGTAGCTATCGAAGTATGGTCTAACGCAGTAAAGGACGGTAAGAGGTCTTCAGTTCTTCCTTACTTCCACTGGGTATTCCCATTTGCTAAGATGCGCCAGTCTGGTGACCGTGTAATTGAAAATGGTATGCTTGCAACTACATTTGAGGGGTATGGTCTAGGTAATCCAAACTTTGGTTCTGGTGTTGATGGCCGTTGGGAGTACCCAACTGCTGCGGAGCGTCCATACTCTTACGCTAGGTCTGTTTGGGCACCTAAGGGTCTTCAAGGATTCTACACTTGGTCTGATAACTCAACTGACCAAGTATTCTTTACTAAGAGTGGAATTCAGGGAGCAACTACAGTAACTATTTCTAAGATTGAAGCTCAGGGTACCTATGCTGTTGTAACTCTTAGTGATACGCTAGCAAATGCCAAAGTTGCTAATGGAGATTATGTCTCTGTAACTAACGTTGGTGAACCATATAATACTGGAACTGTTGGAGCATACCTTGTTAATCTTGCATCTAATATTGGTACTGGTACAACAATTAACGCTAGCACCACTATAACTGGTGTAAATACAGCAGGTTTGCTTGTTGGAGCTACTATTGCCTCATCAAATGTTTCAAGTATTGTTAATCACACCGTAGCAAGTATTACAAATGCTACTGCTTATGTTGCTAACGTTGCGGCTATCGCTAATGGAACTAGTGGAATGTCTGTAGCTAATGCATTTGCATATGCAATTACAACTAACGTTGGAACTTCAGTAATTACTGCCACCCTCGTTGATGCCTCTAGAGTATCACTGATTGACAGTCTAACGGAGAACCAGGGTACAGGCAATTACGTTGCAGTTACATCAGCTCAAATTGATAGTGCATATGCTAACGGAACTGGTACATCAAGTTACAACGTTCCTGGTAACGCTTCTTACAACCCAGATAATAACGTCGACTTTATTATCAGAAGTAACGAAGAGTAATAAACTAAGAATGAAGCGGCATGGTTGGTGTGCGAGCATGCCAGCCAGCCGCTTAATTCTTAATTAGGAGTCAAGACATGTCAGTAAATTATTGGGTCCAGCCAGAAGATCTTGGAGATTACGCAAATACCGAATTTGCGGATGAAGCGGCTAAAACTGCTTCTTATTTATTATGGGCTATGTCTGGACGTAAATATACTGGAACTACTATAGTTACTGAACGTTATACTTGTACTCTTAGAAATAATAGAATGGGCCCGTCTATTAAGACTACTTCACCAGTACTTTTTGGTGGAGATGTTTATAATATTCCAACTGATGATTATGACGAGTATTCTGAGTTAATGGCAGATGGTATGTCCCCAGATGCTCGTATTAAACTTCGTGGAAGACCTGTCTTAAAAATTCACACTATTAGAAATAGATATGGAAAAATTTTAGATCCATCTGATTATTATTTGGTTGACCATTCAACCATTCATATTAAAGCTGGAACTCCATGGACACCTTGTAATACAGAAATTACTTATGAATATGGTGCGGAAGTTCCGATGGCTGGAAAAATGGCAGCTAAAACTTTAGCTACAGAATTTGCTAAACTTTGGTCTGGTGATGAAGAATGTATGCTTCCTCAGCGGGTAACTTCTGTGTCACGTCAGGGCGTCTCTTATACCATTCTTGATAATCAAGAGTTTATTGCCGAACTTCGTACTGGTCTTTACGCTGTTGATCTTTTTTTAAAAACAGTTAATCCAGATAATGCCAAACGTAAGGCAAAAGTGTTTTCGGTTGATAATCCTCGCGCACGTCGCTATACTCCAAAAACTTTAGTATTGACTGCTGATCCTGATTACGATTTAAGTGTAGTCAAAACAACTTCTGCAGTTTGGACTTCTGCTGGAACTGACGCTGATTTAAGTAACTTTTTTCCTGCATCAGGGTGGGCAGCAGAGGTAGTTTTATATAGCTACAGTGGAAACTCTACTATAGCTTTAAACTCATCAAGTATTTCTGTAAATACTACTTCAAATGTTGTTTCATTTACTGTTTCATACTCCGAAGCATTGGCTGCAATTGGTATGGTAGACCCGGGTACTTGGTCACTTTTTGCAACAAAAACTATAAATAATGTAAAAAACATGGTTGAAGTTGCATCCGGAAACTTACAAATAAAACTTTATAGTTAGTAATTAAGGAAGAGTAATTAAAAGCTATGTATGATTTAAGATCTGTATCAGAAGATTCTCTCAATTTAAAAAATATGATGGAAGGCGTTTTAGAACGAGTTCAATCTATTTTTCAGTCGTATAACGTTCAACTTCCTAGTAGATGTTACTGGACTATGTCAGAACCAGCTGTAGATTGCGAACAGCTTGTTGTTTCATTTTTGCAATTATATTTAGGTGCTCCAGGTGCTCAAATAAGTCAACCACAAAGATGTAATGTACCTAGAAGTGCTACTGTTCAAGTATCTATTTCAAGAAGTACTCCTATAGTTGGCCAAAATGGTAGGCCACCTAGCTCTGACAAAATTGAACTAGCTTCATCTGTTCAAGCTATTGATGCATGGGTTTTAATGGAAAGCATTAATCTACTTGACCAGTGGGACTCTACTGGATATGGAATTGGTGTTATTGCAACTTTAGATGCCGGAGCTCCAGAAGGCGGATTTCAAACAACAACTCTTACTATAACTATGGCGGTTCCATAAAATGAGTACAACTATTAATATGCGTCATTCTAAATTAATAATAAATGATGCTGTTCTTTTGGCTGAACTACACACTCCAAAAGGTGGTTTATGGAAAGCTCTACATAAGGCTGGAGATTTAGCAGTAGCCGGAGCAAAAGCTCAAGTTGGTAAAAAAACAGGAAAACTAGCCCAGTCCATACATATGCGTCATACACCAACACTTACTGGTCAACAGTTATGGATAGGATCAGATAATAAATTAGCTTTGATTCAGCATCAGGGAACTAGACCTCATATGATATTTCCACACGAAGGGCCAAAAAACGGGGTTTTAATTTTTGCTAAGGGTTCTAGAGTTATAGCTACAAGAATGGTTAGACATCCTGGAACTAAACCAAATAAATACTTATCTACACAATTAAGAGTATTTAAACCACTTATGCGTGGTGCCTAAGACTCACTAATATACTGCTTTGGTATAATTTAACTTGATAGCAAAAAGCTATTAAAAATGACTCATAGAAAAATAAGGAAAACTAAAAATGACACGTTTTAAAGATTTTGGTACTGGTAAGCAATCACAAGCTAGTAAAGATCCTATTTCATTTAAACTACATGGAGAAGAATTTAACTGTCTGCCTCAGCTGCAGGGTAAAGTTCTTCTTGAGTTTGTTGAACTTGCAAACTCTGAAAATGCAGGAGATTCTGCAAAAGTAACTAGAACATTTTTTACTCGTGTTCTAGATGATGAAAGTTATAAGCGTTTTGATCTTCTTCTAGAAGATAAAGAAAAAATTGTTAGCGTTGAGACTCTTAGTGAAATCATTGGTTGGCTCATTGAGGAATACAGTAAACGCCCAAATCAGCAGCCAGAGGCTTAGCAGTCTGGGCGGTTGACCTCTGGCCGTATGTAAATGGAAAGGCACTAGTAAATGGAATACATCTACCAGAGATGGATTTACCAGACATGTTAGATGTTATCCATTATTACTATGAAGAAGATATGAACTACAGCACCATGGAACAAATGCAAATGGTAGAAGCTCGTAGAATTCATATTTTTGAACAACTATATAATCAAACTTATAACTATAGGCTTGATCATTCAAATTCTCGTGCAGATAATTCAGATGGATCTATTTCAAAACCATATATTCCGCCAACTCCAATAGATGAGAGTAGCTCTCTTCCATTTGGAGATATTTTAGATTCCCCGCTGTCTTAAGGAGGTGAAGAGTGGCACTAGTCGGCGAAGCTCATATTTTAGTTAGAGCTGTAACTACAAAAGTAAAAGATGATATTAAAAGAGCTTTTAATGGAGTTGATACTGACGCAAATTTAGTTGGTGAAGCTATAGAAAAAGGAATTGGTAAAGGTTCTAGAGCTATAGGAAAATTTAGTAAAGAATCGGAAGCTTTAGCTAGAGAATTTCACCGAGGTATTAGAAATAGTTATAAATTTCAAGCCGCGATTTCATCTTTAATTCAATCCGTATCTGCATTAGTGAATGGTCTTTTTGCCATGATAGGAAACTTGGCTGGTGCTGCAGAGTCTGGAGTTGTTTTAATTGGGGTAATGGCCCAGCTAAAGATTGCTACTTTAGTTGCTAAGCAAGCTTTTAGTGGTATAGCACAAGCAGTTAAAGCAACTACAGGCAAAAGTGTTGATGCTTTTAAAAATTTAAGAGAAGAAGTAGAAAATTTAAAATTTGCTATGGAAGCAGCAGCTTTAGCTGAAATTGAGGCTGGATTAAATCTAGAAAAAGCTAGAGAAAATTTATTGGCTGCTCAGCAGTTGCCTCCAAACTCCATGGCCAGAAGAGAAGCTGAATTAGCATATCGTCAAGCAGACTTAGCATATCGTCAAGCTAAAGATAAAGCTGAAGATATGGGCAATGAGATGGATAAGCTTGCTAAAAAAGATCCATTTAGTGAACTAACTAAAACTCAACGGCAATTTGCTATGTACTTAAGAACTGTTGTTCCTAAGCTAAAAGATCTAAAAGAAGCAGCTGCCAGCAGTTTCTTGCCGGTTCTACAGCAACAAATTCAAAAATTAATTAGCAGTGGAGTATTTAAAGTTGTTGTTGATGGATTTGCAGAAGTAAGCAAAGGCTTAGCATCTGCAAGTCAATCATTTATTGGAACTTTATTTGATCCAAAAAATAAACAAAACTTAAGTGAGCTATTTAAAAGTACTTCTCAAACAACTGGAATGTTTGGTAGAATTTTAGGAAATGTTTTTGCTTCTTTTTTAACATTAATGAAAGCAATAGACCCGCTAATAAAAAGATTTACAGCATTTTTAGATAAAAAAAGTTCAGGCTGGGCAGATGGTCTTTCAAAGAATTTTGCAAATGTTATGGAATTTTTTAAAGATGCTGGAGATGCAGCGGCAGGCTGGGGGCATATTTTAGGAAATCTATTTAAAAGATTTCAATTACTTATACAGGCAAACGTTGGTCCTGGAACGGGTGGTCAGCTTCTTCTTGATTGGATGAATAAGGGTACTGTAGGTTTTAAAGGTTTAGACGGGGCTGCAGCAGACTTTGCACGTAAAAATTACTTTTTAGAGGCTTCTAAAAACTTTATAGCTATAGGCCAGTCTATTGGCAGTATTTTTAGCTTTATGAAAAATTTAGCAATGGATCCCGGTATTGCTCAATTTTGGGCAACTCTTAGTCAATTAGATGGCCCACTAAATGAAATATTTATTGCAATGGGGTCTGCTAGTCAGCAATTAGCAGAAATGATAGTAGCATTTGTTGAAGTAGTTGCTTCATTTGCAGACGAAGGTCAGCTGGCAGCTTATATGTCTGTAGTAACTGGTCTTTTAAAACAAATTGCTTCAATGATAGAGGAAATTAAGCCATTACTTAAAATAATTGGTCAAGTAGTAGGTACTTTTGGTGGTTTGATTGCATCAATGTTGATTCTTAAAAAAGTTATGATGCTAACTTGGGGAACAATTATGATTTTCCGAAAAGCTTGGGTAGCGATGATTGTAGTTGGAAAAGTCTACACAGCAATGCAAATGGCTCAAATAGCCGTAGAAAGGCAAAAAAATCTTGCTATGGCTGCCGGAATACCTATTTCTGCTGCTCAAAATAAAGAGCTTGCGGTTTCTGTAGCTAGAGGATATATGTCAGCTACTGCAAAGTCAGCTGATGCGGCAGGAAACGTTCTTCTTGCTGAGAGTTCTACTGCAGCAATACCAGCAGTGGGAGGACTTGCCGCAACAATAAATGCTGCAATATGGCCTTTAACTCTAATTGTTCTTGCACTTGGAGCAGTTGCTTTAGGTATATGGGCTATTGTTAGTGCAATTGATGCTCATAAAAAAGCAAAGTATGATGATGCTGTAAAGAATATTACTAAATCTCTAAAAGAGCATGAAAAAGCAACTTTAGGAGTTTCCACTGCTCAAAGCGCCTGGGATGCTGCAATTGCTAATATTGACCCTAATCTTAAAGAGCATATAAAAGATATTAAAAATCTTAATAAAAATTTAAAAGAAACTGAAACGGACTGGATAAGTGTAGTAGTTGCAGCTGCTACTGGCGCTGATGACCCGGCGAAGTATATAAATATGCAAACAAAAGCTGCGGAAGAAGCAAAACTTGCTCTAGATGAATATCTTACTTCTATATCTAAATTAGGGTCTAAGAGTCTTAAAACTCTGCAAAGAGAAACTAGAAATTTAGTTCTCGTTGGTGGACTAGATAAAGAAACAACAATGGATCGCATTTTAGCTAATAAAGAATATACAGATGTTTTAGAAAAACATGCTAAAGCAATGGGCGATACAATTAAAAATACTGATGGATCTATAAATTCTCAGAAAGCTCTGGATTACGCGCTTGCTCAAGGAAGTTACAGCGTAAGATTAGCTGCTATAGCTAGAGAAAGGTTTAATAAAACTCTAACAAATGCAATTAAATCTTTTATTGATGTTAAAGGTCCACTTCAACAAAATATTGAAGATATTAAAAAATATAAAGACACTGTCTATAATGCAAATAAAACAGTGGGATTCAGTTTTACTAAGTATAAAGAAGATTTAAAAAATCAAACCGAAGACTTAAAAAATTGGATGACAAATTTACGAGCTTTATCTGGAAACATATCTGGACATTTATATAGAGATCTTGTTTCTATGGGTAAAGATGGAATGGCATTGGTAAAATCTCTTGTTACTACAAAAAATGGAATAGCAACAGTAAATCAAGAAGCTGTAAAGAAATATGTTGAAAGTCAATCTCAGCTTATAAAAGCTCAAAAGGATGCTGGATTTTTAGCTTCAGCTTTAACAGACCCGCAAGCATTGATAAATATTCTTAGCAGTTCTGGAAAACTTGCAAGCTTAGGTAGTTTTGGTGCCAAAACGGTTAATGATTTACAAAGTGGTGCTTTGGATATTGGATTAGCTGCAAATCAGTTTGGCGTAAGTTTTGATGCTCTAATTGCAGAAGCAAGAAGACTTGGAACTCAAAAAGATTTGGCTACTGGTGTGAATATAGAAGCTGCATGGAAAGATGGAAATATTGAAGAATTAAGAGATCAATTAATTGATAATTTAGACAATATTAAATTGACTTTTAAGAGTGATGGAAAAGGAAATATTGTTGTAGATACCGATGGGATGGCTCAGGGAGGGCTAGTTGGTTCTATAAAAAGATTTGCTCCTGGTGGTATGGTTTATGGCCCGGGGGGACCTACAAGTGACAGAATTCCTGCCATGCTATCAAATGGAGAATTTGTAGTAAATGCCGGTGCAACTAGAAATAATTTGGGACTACTTGAAGCTATTAATAGTGGAGCAAGTATCTCGGGAAGTCCAGTAACTATTATTGTTAACCCGTCTCCTCAAGCGGACGAAATTGAAATAGCTCAGGAAGTTTCACGTAGGTTAGCTTTTTCTATGAGACGTGGTGCATAAAAAATGTCAATTAGAAATAATTTAATTCCTTATAATTCTTCATTTATCTATAAAATTGGTGGAACATCAAGTATTGACGGTTGGGAGTCCTATCTTTCTGGTACAGTAACTTGGGATAATTCAACTGCATATATCGGCAGTTCTTGCGCTAAAATAACAAAAACTTCTACATCGACTGATTCTGGAATTACAACTACTTCTGGCCGCAGGGCTTCGGTAGTTGCGTCTAATATCTATAGCGCCTCAGCTTACATTAAAGTTCCAACTGGACAAGAATCAGTAGAAGCCAAACTTTCAATTAGGTATTATAATTCTTCTGGTTCCTTATTAAGTTCGGACTCTTCTAGTTCAATTACTTCTATTTCGTCTTCCGACGGCTGGGTTAGGTTAAAATTAGAAAACAAAACTGCACCATCAAACTCTGTGTATGCTGATGTAGTTGTTTTTCAAAATTCCGGAAATAAAACTATAGGAAATTATTATTTTGTTGACGCTGTAAAATTAGAAAATTCTGCTTATGTTACTCAGTATATTGAAGAACTAACTCAAGCTGAAGAAAATCAAAAAGTAAATTTATCCCTTAGTCCTGTACCAATTCCTCGTATTACTGGTATGCAGCTTAATGCTGGAATTATGCTAAATGACATTGTTTTTAATACTATTGATGAAAATAATGTTGTTTGGGTTTGTACTGATATAAATGGATGGTGGACACTTCCGGATTCAGAAGTTCCTAATTTAACTCGTGGATTAGATGATGGATCGTATGATGTTCGTGGTAGATATACTAATAGAAATTTATCTTTTACTGGATCACTTTTAGCTCCTAATCCAGAGGCTGCGGTTGCTGCTAGAACAAAACTTATAAAAGCTATTAATTTAATTCATAAAGGCGGGTGGCTCTTAGTTGATGAATCACCAACAAAGGCAGCTTATGTAAGACTTAGCGGTAAACCGGAAATTTCTAATACTAAAGCAAGAGGAAGAATTGATTTTTCTATTGGATTAAGGGCAGCTAATCCGGTTAAATATAAATGGAATTGGGAAAATTCTGATGGTTATGTAGTAACAACTATAAGTAATGGATCTAGCGGATCGTTAAATAATGAAGGTGATACTGATGTTCCTATAGTTTTTACTATTAGTGCCAATAATACTGCAAATTTAACTGCTCCTATATATGTAAATAATACTAGTCAAACTAAAAGTTTAAAAATTATTAAAAATTTAAGAGGATTAAATTACTCTGTAAATATTACAAATTCAGCTAAAACTGACTACACTGTAGTTCTTACTGTAGCTGAGCATAGTTTTTTAGTTGGTGATATTATAAACATTGCCAATGTGAGTACAAGTGGAAAAACATCTTTAAATAATGATGATCAAGTGAAAATTACGGACACTACTAGTACAACTATTACATATACCAGCTCTACCAGCAACACCTGGGCATCAGATACTACAAATGGAGATATTAAACTGAACTCTCCTGACACATTACAAGTGGATACATATAATAAAACAGCTCTTTTAAATGGCTCTTCTAACTATGCAAGATCATATATTGATGCACTGGTTGATTGGACAACCCTTTCTTCTGGTCAAAATACAATATCTTTTTCTAGCGTTAATGGGTCTGGAAGTAATGTAATTACAATCAAATACCGTTCTGGCTGGATAGGTTAAAATAGGTATATAAAGACGCTTGGACATAAGGTTAGACAATGCCAATTATTACTAATGATTTCTCTTCAAAGGTTGCTACCTATAGGTATTTTGCTGTAAATATTGTAACTAACCAAATTCTTGCTGAAATTCCTTTTTCTGATGTAAGTTTTGAAAGAGCATTAAAAAGCGCTGGTTCTTTTTCAGGGACAATATATGTAGCTCCCGATACAAAAAATTTAAATTTATATGAAAATACGATGCCAGGAAAAACCGCAATATATGTAACTAGAAATAATATTTGCATATGGGGTGGGATAATTTGGTCTAGAGACTATACATTAATTGACAGAAGTATAAAAATAAATGCTTCAGAGTTTACTAGCTACTTACATCATAGATATATTTGGAAAACTTTTAACTATGATTTAAGTGCAGTAGCATACAAAGAAACAATTGATAGTAAAGTTAAAATAGTTATTCCAGATAGAAGTACTATTTTTCCTGAAAAAATACTAGATAATAATGGAAAAAGATTATCTTTAAAAATATCATTTGGTGAAATTGGTATTGGCGGGTATTATAATAATTATTATGATGTATTGTCCTATCCAGCCCCGGGGACGCAGGTAAAAGCTGGTGGAGTTGAAGCATTTTTTTACATAGATATTCCAAACTTACCTCCAAGACCAAAAAGTTATTATTCTCAAGTAACGGTGACTTCTAAAGTTGATACATATGAATACGTTAGAAAATTAATAACTGAAACATTTAGTGATTTTTCGTCTATAGAATTTGCTGATACTTTAGTTGAACCAGGAATTACAAAAGGTTTTGAAACATCTTATTATCAAATATCAAATAATATTGCAACTGTAACCACCGTCGAGCCCCATGGATTGGTTGTTGGACAGTCTGTTCAGCTTTCTGGTGTTCGTGATATTTTAAATAATGATATTAGTGAAAATGAATCATATTATGTAACAGATATTCCGAGTGATACTACTTATAGATTTAATTTTGATACTAGTTTAGTAAATGCGTCTATTACTCACTCAACTCGTGCAAATCTAGTATCTTTACCTGGTGTAGCTTTAGTAACTCTCAGAGTGCCGGATCATAAGTTTGCAGCTGGAGATTATGTAAATGTATCAAATGTCACTACTAGTGGTAGAAAAACCTTAAATGAGTCAAATGTACTTGTTTATAGTGCTAATGTAACCCACGTATTTCTTTATAGTTATAATACTGGAAATTTATCTAATGCAGCTACAAATGGAAAAGTAATTTTAGCATCGATATCAATAAATGATACACCACTTTCTAATAAAACATATCCAATAAAAACTAGAAGAATTTCCGAAACTAAATCAAAAAAAGTTACTAAAGTTTTTGCAAAAAATGACATAGTAACCGTAGTCACTGAAAAACCTCACTACTTAAAAGTTGGTGATGTTGTGATTATGAAAGCCGAAAAAGCAAAACAAATTTACAAATATGCAAATGGTACTGTTGTAAAATCTAATGTTTTAAATATTGGAACTGGAGGAGCTGAAGGCGCGGGGATATTGGTTACTGCCACTCCAACAAGAACAACATTTAGCTATTCATTGTTTGTTCCTGATTTAGCAAATAATGGAGTTACTTTAAAAAATTCTACCGTTAATTATTCTGTTCCTAGAAGAAGGATAGAGTTAGATATCTATCCCGGATACTCTCATGATTTTGTTGCAACTGACTACGTTAGAGTTAGTGGAGTAGATGAAAAAAGATGGAATGAACCACTATATGATGGCTACCATACATTAACTGACGTTGAAAAAGGGGATACTCCAACATGGGTTCAATATGCACCCCTATATGATATGAGCGTTGAACCGGGTAGTGAAATAGCAATTGCTTATTATAAATATGTTCTTAAGAATAAAGACGGAGTACTAGTTAATAAAGTCTATATAACAACATCTGGTGCTCATCAGCTGGGTGTTGGCGACACAATAAATGTTTCTATAAAAGATAGTAAATTAGGTGGATTTGCAACAATAAATTCAATTATAAGTGAAAAAACATTTACTTATACTCCTGATACTCAGGGGAATAAAAATATAACTTTTCAAGAAATTTCTGGAACTGTTACAAAAACAAAGTCTGTTTGTAGTTCAGTGAGTAAGAATTTTAAAACAATAACTAGTAGGAAAAGAGTAAAAAAGACTGCAACTATAACTACTAGTTCAGCTCATGGTTTTTTTGAAGATGATTATGTTTTAATTGATTCAAGTGATAGTACTTTTAATAATAATGATGAACCTGTAAAAATTACGGATGTTCTGTCTTCTACTAAATTTAGTTATGAAAGTGACGGAGCTCCTGTAAATGAAACTGCAACTACTGGAAAAGTTTGTTTGAGTTACACAAATTATGGAACTGCACTTTATCCAACTATGGCTAACTGCACAAATGGATCTGAAACTAGAGAAATTACCTGCGCAAATCATGGATTATTGGAAGGCGATTGGATTACAGTATTTATTAATAAAAAATCTGAACAATTTTCTCCTGATAATACTCCTGTTCAAGTTTCAGAGGTTATAAATTCGAATAAGTTTAGATATTCAACTACTGCCGCTACTGCTACTTTAAGTCTTTCAAATCTTCCCAGCTTATCAGTTATAACTAAATCTGCATCAATAACTAGACCCCCTGTGACTATAATTAATAGTTATGGTCCACTGAGTAAATACTCTAATTTAGGAGGAATTAGTTTTTCTACTGAAGACTATAGCAATCTTAGAATTATAAATAATTCAATTCTTGGTGGAAATTTAACGAATGTTGGGGATCATATAGATAAATATTCAAATGGTTTAAATGGGTTTGAATACAGAATAGATTCGTCTATTCAAACAGTTAATGGAGTTAGCCAGTTTAAAAGAACATTTGTTTTTATTCCTAGAAAGCCTGAATCTCTAACAGAATATTTAGAAAATAATCCCCTATCACCAGGAGAATATGCTCCTCCAAGTGCATTTGGTGCAGATAAATTAATTTTTGAATACCCTGGAAATATAAGTAGTGTGACTCTTCAAGAAAACGCTGAAAACGCTGCAACAAGAATTTTTATTCAAGCCGATACAAAAGGTTCTGGTTCTGGTTCAGCTCCAAGGTACTCAGCAGCGTTTGACTCGGAACTGCTTCTAGATGGGTGGCCTGTTTTAGATGGAAGTTCTAAAGTTGAGTGGGCCGTACCGACTGCTGACCAGATAAATGTCGATAACTGGGGAAATTATGACATAGAAGAAGATTTACACAATACTGCTGAAAGATTCTTAAAAGAATCTAGACCACCTATGGGAGAATATTCCATTGTCATAAATGGCTCGCTTGATCCAGTAGTTGGTAGCTATGATCCTGGTGATTGGTGTCAATTAATTATTAATGATGACTTCGTTAAGGAAAGACTAGCAAGTAATTTAGAACCACGTAAAAATGTAATTTTAAGAAAAATAGAATCAATTAACGTAAAAGTTCCTAATTCTCCGGCTTTTCCTGAAGAAATTACTGTCAATTTAGTACCAGAATGGCAAATAGATAAAAGTGGCTAGTTCAAGAATTAGAAGAAATAATAATTTAGGTTCATTATTAAGCTCAATGGACCAAACTGCTAGTAATTTAAATGCTAGACAGAATTACATCACAACCGAGCTAGCTTCTCAGGCGGTGACTAATTCTTCTATGCCAGAAGAATTAATTTTATCTAATAGAACCATTCAAACAGAAAACTATGTTGAGGGTGCCACTGGTTGGAGAATATCTGGAGATGGTGGTGCAGAATTTTCAAGTGTTGTAGTTCGTGGTGATATAAATGCATATTCTGGAACAATTGGATATTGGAATATTTCCACTCCAGCAGTTTCTAGAGTTATAGGACCTCATGCTCTACTTGGAACTTTTATTGAAAGTAGTAATCTTGGTGGAGACGACGAGGATTTATTATCTGGAAGTTACGTTGGATTATATAAATCTTACTCTCCTGAGCCAGTACTTATTGTATTAAAAGAAAGAGATACAAATGTTGCTATTTTAACTTCTGAAAATCATGAATTTATAGTTGGAGATTTAGTAACTATTTCTTTAGATGATGATTCAAGTTTTAATAATGGCGGGGTTCCTGTAAGAATTACAGCTGCAACTAATAATACATTTAGTTATGACAATATAGGGAGTAATGTTATATTGGAATCAACCGTTGGGTATGCCCAGCTGTATAATTCTGATGTAGCGGGATTGTATTTAACTGATTACTCTAAAAAAGAATTTGATTATGGATATTTTTCAAATTCTGGAGTTGCTTATGTTTCTGCAGAAGACATAAATATAATTCAAAATCCAAGTTTTGAATATAAATCATCATCAAATGTAATTACATACAGCAATGTTTCATGGTCTGTCGGATCTGGACTTGCATTTAATCAATATGATTTTACAGCCAGTTCCAATATTTACTACAATGCTTCAACTAAATATGGAGCTAATATTACATGGACTTCAAATGTTTCTACATATTTTTCTGGAACATTAGATTATAGTGCTGGTAAATCTTATACTCTTTATGTAAATAATAAAAACTTATATCTTGGTTTTAAAGTTTATCCAACTTTTAGTACTCCAAACACTACTGTAACTAGAGTAGATGGGGAAAAAATTTATGGAAATCTAACATCAGCTACATCTAATGCAACTACAGTAACTTATACTGGCACTGGATTGCCATTCGAAGCCGGAGAGGTAATATCAGTAACTGGATTTTCTGACTCTAGATGCAATGTAATAAACTCCCTTATTACTTCAGCAAATAGCACATCAATAACAGTTTTGTCTAATGGAACTAGTGGAGTATCGGCAACCTCTAGTACTGCAAATAATGCTGAAGTTGGCTTACTAAAAATAACATCTTCTTCTCATGGAATAAGTGCAAATGATGTTGTATTTTTAGATTTTGATGCATGGTATTATGATTCAAATTTTGGTGAAATTTTAAATTATTATTTACCGCATACTATTGCTGATGGTACATCAGGTTATACATATAAAGTTTTATCTTACGGTCTAACTTCTGGTATTTTTTATGTTCCATCTGATTTTTCTTCAGTGGATGTTGGTCAGTATACTCTTAATTCTAATTCTGGTAGAAATAAAAATGTATATAAAGTTTATGAAACAGCATTAGATTTATCATCTATTCGTATTCGTTATCCAAATAATAATACAACTCCTATATACAATGTTTTATCTGATATAACTAAAGCTGAATGGGATTCTGGAACAAATAAATATTTAATATCTAAAGCAAACTCTTATATGCTTGGAAAACTAGATACAACTGTCAAAGTTCCATCGATGTCGCAGACAAATGAAATAGTAATTAGCGCAAATAAGCTCTCAACTGCTTATTCTTTATCTGATAATTCAAATTATGTAAATGCCGCTGCAGTATATATTGATTTTCCTGGCTGGTTGAATTTACATGATGGAAATGGTGTTGTTTCCAGTCCTACAACAAAATTAAACAATAGTGGATATATTTTAGATGATTTATATGTTTCTACTACAAATATGTTTTTTTATGGAAATAGCGGAAGTTTATATAGATGGGTTGCAACAACAAACGATTCTATAAGCTATGATCCGGCTCAAGCTTCCGTAGAGGGCACTAAACAGTGGCTATCTATAGATCTAACTACTCAATCAGCGTTTTTAGATAATTTTGATTATTTAAAATTTAGACCCGCTTCTTTCACTAAATCATTAAAAGAAAAACCATCTATTGGCGTATATGATGATGTAAATCGTTATATAACTTTATCAGAGCAAACTCCAGAAGTCACCACGCTAAGTGGTGGACAGTATGAGTATTCATTAGATAATTCTTATTATAAAAACATAAGTTCTGCTTATAAAACAATAGTTGGGGAGAGGTCATCAAGTTTTGAAATTTCTGCTTTGAGTAGAAATATATCAATTTCTAGCGGTAATGAAAGTTCTAGAAAAGGTGCATTTATAGGTGGAGTTTATGACAGTTTAGCCAATCAAACAAAATTATATCTATCAAGTGATACTTTTTCTTGGAATAGTAGTACTTCTTATCCAACAAATGAAGCATTTTCTTCTGTTTTATTTAATTCTAGTGCTGCATCGTTTTATATTCCAGTTAGATTTTATAATAATATTTCAGTAAAAGGAACTTTATATTCTTCAAGTTCTATTCTTACTTCTAAAGGAAATATTAGAACTTCTGAAGGTGACATTTATACATTTAAGGGTGATATTTATACTTCAAACGGCACTGTCACTGCTAATACAATTAGATTAACTTCACAAACGGATGTGAGCACTATTAGCACTGCTCACGCATTTCAAATTGGTTCTAGCGATTCTAATAACTTAAGAATGGATTCAAATGAAATTCAGGCAATAAATAATGGCTCTGCATCTACTTTATATTTAAATACATCTGGAGCAAATGTAAGTATTGGAAATACAACATCTGTTGTTAGTGCATCAATACTCAGGGTGACGTCTAATACTGGAATGACTTTAACTTCTACTAATCATGCTTTCCAAGTTGGAAATACTGGTCAAGTCCATTTAAGAATTGATACTAATGATATTCAGGGTGTAACTGCTGCTAATAATGGAAATGATATATATATAAATAGACTTGGTGGAGATGTTAATATTGCAAACACAGCAAACTCCAATATTATTATTGGAAATACTACTTCATCAAGCGTTATTAGTCTAGGTGTGTATAACTCAAGCGTATCTGGTAGAGATGTTTTTGTCAATTCAAGCGGAGTTATTGGGTATAATAGTGCGTCTTCTAAAAGATTTAAGCATCAAATTACTCCATTAAATTTAGATGTAGAAAAAATACTAACTATTCAGCCAGTAATCTTTAAATATAATTCTGGTATATTACATGAAACTGAAAATCAAGATTCAATTCATGTTGGATTTATTGCAGAAGATTTAGATGAAGCTGGATTAACTAATTTTGTCGGATATGATGAAAATGGTGTTCCAGAATCAATTCAATATTCTAGATATGTAATTGCTTTGCAGGCCGTTGTAAGGGATCAAGCTCAAAAAATAAATGATCTAAAAAATAGAGTTTCTTTACTAGAAGGTAAATAATGTATAAAATAATTAGCGTTGTAGATGGTGATACTACCATATTTATGGTATTTAACAAGCTAACTAAAAAAGAAATAGCTCGTTATTTTACTTATGAAGAAGCGCTTCAAGACTTACTTAGTAGAAATTAATGCTAAAATAAAATTACACGTAAGACAAACATCATAGGAGAAAATTATGTCTGAAAACAATGAAAATCAAGAAATTTATAACAATGTTCTTGCTATTACAAGGGATCAACTTTCAAAGTCAATGAGTCTAGCAACTGAACTAGAGGCTCTTTTGGTTATGGAAAGAAATAAAACTGCTCAATTAGAGGCCAAGGTGGCAGAACTTCTTACAAAGAAAAATGATTCTGACGCTCAGGTAGAAGAAAAGAAGAAATAAATGATAGCCGTTAAAGACGGCAACCGCACTTTATATGTCGATGGCGAGTTGCTAGGCAGTTCGACATCATACAGATCTGGATCTACTAGGTGGATAGAGTTTAAACTCTATAAAACAGTTAGTGGTCAGTATGTGCTATCAAGAGTTGGTGTATCCGTAATATACCATGGAGCTGCTTGCGAGCTTGTTTCAACTTACAATTTACAAGATATGCCAACAAAAGATCTTACTTTAAAGAGTATTCCTTGCGAAAGATGCTTACCCGATACTAGCATAGATTTAGTATTTCCAGAAAAAAATAGATATTGGGCTCAGGTTAGCGACCAAGCTTCGGCTGTTTTAGACGCCTTATATAAATATGATAATAATGGTGCTAGGTATTTGACTAATGTAGCTCAGCGGTTGCTGGAAGAGTCTGCTAAAAAAGATAAAGAAATTGCAGAAGTGTATAAATTTGAAATAATTGAATAATTGTAGTACCATACTACTAATAAATACGAAAGACAAAAATGACAAATTTACAAGGTGTAAAACTAGAATTAGTTGACAGCGTTGAAAAAGCTAACCAATTTATTTCTTGGTTAGGTGAACGTAGACCACATAATGCAATTGCAATAGACACTGAAACCGGAGAGTTGCCCGGCGGAAAGCGTGAAGATGCTTTATCTCCTTGGCATGGACAACTTAGATTGGTTCAAGTTGGAGACGGAATGACCGGATGGTCTATTCCATGGAACGAATGGTCTGGCGTTTTTTATGAAGCGATGGATAAATTTGATGGTCCAATTGTTTGCCACAACATAGCATTTGAAGCACGTTGGTTCGAAATTCAATCACGTTGGAGAATGCCCTGGCATAGAGCGCATGACACTATGATTATGGCTCACTTAATTGATCCACTCGGTTCAGGAGCTTTAAAGAAACTTACATCTCAGTATGTTGATGCAAATGCAGCTAGATTGCAAGATAGTTTAGATATAGGTTTAGCAAAAAATGGTTGGACATGGGGAACTGTACCAATTACATTTGAACCTTACTGGGCGTATGGTGCATTAGATCCTGTATTAACTATGAGATTATGGGAAATGTTTTGGGATAAGTGTGGTCCTGGAAAACCATATGCAAAAGCATATGAACTGGAAATGAACACTCGTCGTATAGTTACTCGAATGGAACTCAACGGTGCTCGTTTGGATCTTGATTATTCTAAACATAAATATCAAGAATTAGTTGATTATACCGAGCAAGTAAAAGACTGGGCAAAATCTACTTATGGAATTGCTATTACAAGTAATGCTCAACTGGTTCGTCAATTTGAAGCCTTAGGTGCCTTAATTACTGAGACAACACCATCTGGTGCTAAATCTGCATCTGCTGATCAATTAAAACTTCTACTTCGTGATGGCACTCCAGAAATACAACAACTTGCTGATGTTGCTTTAAAGCAGCGTAAAGCAGACAAACTTGCATCTACCTACTTTTCTAATTTTATTAATGACAATGTTAATGGCTTTGTTCATCCGTCGGTTAAGACTCTTGGTGCTCGTACTGGACGTATGTCAATTCAAAATCCTGCTTTACAGACTTTACCTAAGGGTGATGACACAGTTCGTCGTGCGTTCTTACCTAAAGACGATGACCATGTGATTATTACTTCTGACTTAGACCAAGTTGAGTTTCGTATGTTTGCGTCCCTATCTCAAGATCCGAACTTAATCAATCTATTTAATCTTGCAGATGCAACTGGCTCAGACCCATTTACCGAAATTGGTCGTGAGATTTACCAGGACCCGACTATGCAGAAATCCGACAAGCGTCGTGGTCTTATCAAGGGTGTGGTTTACGGTCGTCTCTATGGTGCTGGTGTTGCTAAGCAGGCTCTTACTGCAGGTGTACCAGAAGATCAAATGCGCTCTGTATCAAATGAGTTTGACAGACGTTTTCCTGGAATGATTGGATTTCAAAAACAAGTTGAAGATATTGGAATGCGTCGTCTTCGTGGAGAGGGTCAGGGGTATGTAAACACTTGGACTGGTCGTCGCTTACCTTGTGATGAAGACCGTGTCTATACTTTGGTTAACTATCTAATTCAAGGTGGTGCGGCTGAAATCTTTAAATCAAACCTAATTAAACTTGACCAAGCAGACCTTACCGAGCTTCTTATTGTCCCTGTACACGATGAAATTGTGTTAAATGCACCACGAAAAAATGCAGAAGAAATTAAACAACTAGTTAAGGAATGTATGACTACTAGAGATGGGTGGGCAGTTCCTTTAACTGCTGATGTTGATGGCCCGCTTGAAAACTGGGGAGCAAAATATGTCTAAATTTGTTTTATCTATTGATCCTGGAAAAGCAAGCGGAATTGCTTTTTTTATAAAAGAGAACGGTAAAGATCCAGAATTATTGTGGTCCGGTGAATATCAGCAAGAAGAATATGCTGTTCCTATTAGAAAAGCTCTAGCTGATGCAGTTATGCAAGGAATACCAATTGAAATAGTATGTGAAAGATTTACAATAAATGCTCAAACTGTGAAAAACTCTCAATCGCCATATTCTCTTGAGCAGATAGGTATATTAAAACAGTGCATGATTGATTTAGGGATGAAACCAGATGATTTATATCTTCAGTCGCCCGCTGATGCCAAAGCTTTATTTCCAAATCCAGCATTAAAATCTCTTGGATATTGGCATAAAGGCGGAGAAGGTCACGCACTTGACGCTATACGTCATGGTCTGCTAAGATTTGTCAAAACTGGCTGGAAACCGATAAACTTATTAAAAGAATAAAAATATTAGCAAAAAATTAACACAACAGACTTTTTTTCTGCTAATATGTATATACAAAATGACAAAGGAATAAAATGACAGTATTTGTAGATCTCGATTTGGATGGTACCAGCATTGTTATTAATGCTGAATGGCGTCTAAAAGAGCTCTGTAAAAGCCTTCCAGGAGCTTCCTGGGACACTAAAACATCAGTATGGCGTATTCCTCTTTCCTGGGGAGGTTGCTTGGCTCTACGGTCAACATTTAAATCTGACTTAGAAATTGGTCCTAGGTTGTCTGCCTGGGCATCTAATGAAAAAGTCACAAGAATTGATCCATCTAACGCCCTTCGTGATATTGATGTTCAAGATATTGGAGATTCCGATTTATTTCCGCATCAGCGTGCTGGAGTTGATTTTTTAGCTACTGCCCGTCGTGCTTTGCTTGCTGATGAACCCGGGCTTGGTAAAACCGCTCAGGCAATTAGATCATTGAAGCGGTTGCATGATAATGGTGAACAAGTTTTTCCAGCACTAATTGTGTGCCCAAATACACTTAAAAAGAACTGGGAGCGCGAGTTTGATAAGTGGTGGCCTGGAGTTAATGTAACTGTTATTAATGGCTCTGCTACTCAGCGGCGTGCTCAGTTTGATCAGCAGTCAGATGTAATTGTAATTAACTGGGAGTCACTTCGTACCCACTCAAGGCTCTCTTCATATGGATCAATTGCTTTAGCTCGTTGTATAGATTGTAAGGGACACGATTCTAGAATTACCCCCGCTAGGTGTGAAGTTCACCCAAGGGAGTTAAATGAAATTGAGTTTAAGTCGGTAGTTGCCGATGAAATTCATCGTTCAAAAGATCCTAAATCTAAACAAACTAGAGCCTTATGGTCCGCCACCGGGAATGCAGATATTAGATTTGCTCTTACTGGAACTCCTATTGCTAATAACGTTATCGATTTATGGCCAATTCTTCACTGGTTAGAGCCAAAAGAATGGCCTAGTAAAACAAAGTGGATTGACCGAATGATTGATACCATGATTAACGCTTTTGGTGGAATGATGGTTCTTGGTGTAAAACCTCATATGGAGCAAGAATTTTATGCTTCTATAAATCCACGTATGCGTAGAATGTTAAAGTCTAGAGTTTTGCCGTGGTTACCTGAAGTAATCAATGAACGTCGTGACGTCGAAATGGGCATAAAACAAGCAAAGGCTTATAAACAAATGCTTGAACATATGATTACTATGCTCGAAACAGGTGATTCTGTCATTGCGGCAAATCCATTAACTCAGAGTCTAAGGCTTCTTCAATTTGCAAGTTCTTATGCAGAAATCTCTATAGATGATGCTGGTCAAGAGAGTGTTACTTTGTCAGACCCATCATGTAAAGTAGATGCTCTAATGGATGATATTAAAAATGGTGATTTTGGAGATGATTCTGTAGCAGTTTGCGCAGTATCACGTCAATTAATCAATTTATTGAGTGCAAGACTAACAAAAGAGGGAATAGAGCATGGTTTAATTACTGGTGCTCAGGACCAGGATGAAAGGCAACAAGCAATTGATGACTTTCAATCTGGGCGTACAAAGTGGATTCTTTTTACTGCACAAGCGGGTGGAGTTGGTGTTACTTTGACAGCGGCTCGCAGACTTGTTATGCTACAAAGACCGTGGTCTCTTGTTGACTATAAGCAAGCACTTGATCGTGTTCACCGAATTGGATCTGAGATTCATGATTGTGTCATTATTACAGACTACGTTACGGAAGGCACTATTGAAGAGCGTGTTATTCAGGCACTTGATACCAAAGCAGATAATTTTGAGCAAATTGTTCGTGACAAAGAGCAATTGCTAAAAATACTAAAAGAAAGTAAGGTTATTAAATAATGACTAATGAACCAATTAGAATTTCTAACTCTGAAATTCAAACATTCAAAGATTGTCGTCGTCGCTGGTGGTTTACCTACTATCGACGTCTACAGCCAAAAATGAAAGATTACACTGGTGCATTAGCACTAGGATCTCGTATCCATGAAGCACTTGATATGTACTATTCAAAAGGTATTCCACTACTTGATGCTCATACTGAACTTGTTGAACGTGATATGAAAACTTTAACTGACCAGTATAGAGATACCACAGAACTAGAAACTGAAGCGGAACTTGGTCGAGTAATGCTTGAGGGCTACTTGGAATGGGTTGAAATTGAAGGTATTGATGCTGAACTTGAAATGATTTCTACTGAAGAAGTTATTGAAAGACCGATGATGGATGGAAAAGTTATTCTTCAAGGAAAAATTGATATGCGAGTCCGTCGTAAAATTGATGGAGTTCGCATGTTCCGTGATTTTAAAACAGTTGGTGGATCATTTGCAGATTTTGGCTCTACGGCACATATGAATGAGCAAATTTTAACCTATATGATTTTGGAAGAAGCTCAGAATAAAGATGGAGAGCGTTCCGAGGGTGGAGTATTTACCATGCTTAGAAAAGTTAAGCGTGGCGCATATGCTAAACCACCTTTTTATGGTCAAATTGAAGTTCGCCATAATGCATTTGCACTACGTTCTTTTTGGCAACGTTTAGAGGGAACCCTTGAAGACATGCTAAGAGTTCGTGATGGACTTGATGCTGGTGAAAGTCACTATAAACTTGCATATCCAAAGCCGTCTCGTGACTGCAAATGGAAATGCCAATTCTTCGCTATTTGCCCGCTAGTTGACGATGGTTCGGCAGCTGAAGCAGCGATTAGCGACGCGTTTGAGGTCGCCGACCCTTACGGTTATTACGCAAATGAAGAGAAAAAAGGAAGTGAATGATGTCTGACGTAGAACGCAGTTTAACCATTATGGTTTATGGCGAATCTAAGGTTGGTAAATCAACCTTTGCTGTCACAGCACCATATCCACGCCTAATGCTCGACGTTGAAGGTGGACATCGTTTTCTACCTATTAATGTAAAGTATTGGGACCCTATCCGTGAAGAGCCTCCAAAGGCTGACGGAACTTGGGACACAGTCGTAGTTAAGGTAAATGATTATGACGTAGTTATTAAAGCTTTCCAGTGGCTACAAGCAGGAAAGCACCAGTTCAAATCACTAATCATCGACTCAATTTCTGAGTTACAGGTTAAGTGCATGGACAACATCGCTGGTACCGAGCAGATGAAGATGCAACAGTGGGGAGAATTGCTTCGCCACATGGGTGCTCTTCTTCGTGACTTGCGTGACCTAACGATGCACCCTACTCAGCCTCTTGAGGCTGTAGTACTAACTGCTATGGCTCGTAAGGGTCAGGATGGTGTATATCGTCCTTATCTACAGGGTCAGTTAGCAATTCAGGCTCCATACTTTTATGACATTCTTGGAGCGATTACAGTGGAGCAGGTTCCAAATCCTGATCCAATGCAAGCGCCTTACAAGGTTCGTCGTATGTATGTAGAACGCACTCCAGAATATGAAGCTGGTGAGCGTGTCCAAGGTCGTCTCGGCAAAATTGTTGAGCAGGGCGATTTAGGAGTAGAACGTATGCTCGACATGGTCTTCGGAGAGAAGGCTCAATCAACTACAAAGAAAGAAGGTTAGAACCAACTATGACATCAGTCAACTGGTCCGATCTAATTAAAGAAGCTGGCGAAACAACGACCAACTTCGAACCCATGCCAGATGGAGATTATGAACTAAAAGTAATCGACTCAAAGGCAACAGTCACCCAGACTGGAAAGACTATGTTTAAGATCACAACTGAAGTTCAGGGTGGTCCTTACGCAAAGCGTCGTGTCTGGGATAACCTAGTCGTCTCTCCAGAGAACGGCAAGGCTCTTGGTATGTTCTTTATGAAGATGACAGCCCTAGGTTTGGGTAAGTCATACTTTGATCAGAACCCAACCAATGCTCAGATCGAGCAAGCACTATTTGGTCGTACATTCCGTGCAACTCTTGGAACTAAGACCTATAACGGCAACCGTAGTAATGAAATTAAGCAGTATCACATTATTCGTACTGATGCTGTATCTAGTTCAGTTGCTTCACCTGTAGATGCAGCACCTGCTCCTGCTCCGGCTCCTGCTCCAGCACCAGCCCCTGCTCCAGCACCTGCTTCTCCTATTAATTCGGATTCTGCTCCGTTTTAATACTTAAGTATGAAATGTGGGGGATGCTAATTGCATCCCCCGCTTCTACGATAAGGAAAATATGAAAATACTATTTACTGGAATGTCTTCTCACCATACAAAACCATCTAAAAATGTAACATTTTTTAAGACATTAGCTGAATCTGTATCTATTTTTGCATCGGTTGAGTGGAAAACTCCAACTATAAACTGTACTCAGGAAGATTTTTCTAATTATGATTATGTTGTAGTTGGACTAACACCACCTACTAGTATGAGTGCTAATAATTTGTATGGTGCTTTAAGAATAATAGATGTCTTATATAATTCTCCAAAATTAGTTATGGTAGTTGACCACCCTCAGCTGTGGCAATATAAGCATGGATTTAATTCAATTAAATTAAATTCTTCTAGTATGTTTAATACTTTTTATTCTAAAAGAAGAGAATTTTCTATTGCGAGTAAAAAAGAATCAGTAGAGTCTATAATTTCTGGAGTTAATAAATTATTAACTCAAAAATGGCCAACTACAATATATCCGTCTTTACCATGGTCAGATGGAAAAAACTATAAAAAATTCTTTGGATCTTATGGTGTAGATAGTTTGGTTCCAGTAAATCTTGATTCATTTTTATTAAATGATACTGATAGTGAAATTTTTGTAGGAAATAATTGGATCGTAGATAATCCAAAATCGACATGGATTAGTTCAATATCAAAATTTCTTACTAAACCAATATATCCTGTATCAAACAATAAAAAAATAAATGATAAAGACGCTTTAGATTCTATAAAAAACTCATTTGCTTTTATTTTTACGCCTCAGGAGCGTGGAGTTGGCACCTGGTGGTCATATAGATTAATTCAAGCCTTAAATACGGAAACTGCTATTCTTTCTGATTGGAAAGTTACGCATTTGCTAGGCCCTGAATGGTCATTGCTTAGCTATGACTTGGAAAATAAAAATAACGATAGCATAGCAAAAATTGCTAAACTACAAAAAGAATCATATAAAAATAATATTCCGAGCAAAGAAGACTCGGTTAATAAACTAAAATTAATATTTAAATAAAATAAAGGAGAAAAAATGCCAGAAGTAAATTTTAATTGGGTTCGTCAGCAAATGCAGGATAGTAAAGTAAAAATTGGAACTGGTACTGCACTACTTTCCTTGCTTGAACTTTGGAATAAATTAAATCTTTCAGAAAATCAAATGAAAGAAACAATTGAATATTTTTCTAATTTAGCTCTTGGAAAAAATATTTATGAAGATAAAAAAGAAGATGAAATTTGGATTCCTGCGCAACCAGGCCAATTAGTAGTTGGAGATGAAGTTAGAGTACTGTCTGACGCTTTCAGTGATAAAGTTGGTGTTACCCATAATGGAAGAAGAGGAGTTATTGTTGCGATTAGATATGGTGACATTATTTTTAAATCAACTGACAATAAAGAACCATATTTAGAAGGAGTTCACTATTCACCATATAAGCTTGAAAAGAGAATTAAATAATGCGTACATCATTTGAATTAAAGTTTGAAACTACAAATTACGAATCAGCTAAAGCAACTATTGCTTACCATGTTGGATTATTTTTAAATATAGATCAGTCTGAAGTATACGAAAAAACTGACACAGAGGTAAAAGTACAGCTAGTTGACGGTAAGTATGAAGTTACTGCATATACAAAATTAAAATCAAATTTTAACTCTTTTGGACTTGACAAATAGTATTTATATCTATAATATTTAAACATGCAAACATTTGTACCTATAACTACTAGTTTTGAAGATATCGCACGGGTGCTTGACAACAAGCGCCTCAACAAGCAAGCCCTTGAGGGCTGGCAAATTCTTATGACTTTGCTAGAGCTTGACCCTAATGGTGACCACAGAGCTCCACGTGGCTGGGTTAACCATCCTGCAGTTAAAATGTGGCGTGGACATGAAATGGCCTTGTATTACTATATTCAATGCATGGTTGATGAATGGAAGCGACGTGGCTATAAATCAACTATTGGTGATAAAGCCAAAGCAACAGTTATGCGTGCGATTGAGCTAGGTCTAATTGACGATGCAAATATGTTCAATCCTGCATGGATGAGTTATAAACCGCAATATAAAGAAATTGCTGCTAGCCACAGGGTTGCATTACTTAATAAGGATTACGAGTGGTATTCGCAGTTTGGCTGGGAAGAAGACCCTGGATATCGACCAGAAACTTACGAATATATCTGGCCAGTATAATTTGTAATTTACGGTAACTATACTGCACTAAAATATAACTTTATTGTAAAATCTTTACATGAGTAAAGATTCAAGAATTGGTGAATCCCTTTGGTTTATATGGGATGATGAAGAATCCCTATTATCTGATAAAGGGTCTATAGTTTTTTATACCGAAGATCATGTTGATATTGAGCATGAAATTGTAAGAAAAGCTTTAGCTTCTTCTATTCAGCGTGAAGGAATATCTCAATCTTTATCTGATGGATTCTTTTTAATTGCTTCTGGAGTTTGTAATCAATCATATATAGGATATTCTTCCTTATCTGAGAAACAATATATTTGTAATAAAGATGGTTTATCAGAAATTGAAGATAATTTAACAAATATTACTCCAATAACCTATGTGGAGATTTTTAATGTTAAATGAGTTTCAAGACTGGGAGCAAGATGCTGAATGTGGAAAACCAGAAAATAAAGATCTTTTAAAAAATTTTTTTGCAAATAAACCCTCTCAGCAATATCCTGCTTTAAAATTATGCGATGTATGCCCTGTAAGAAAAGAATGTCTAAGGTGGGCACTTGATAGCAAACAACTATGGGGAATTTGGGGGGGATTAAACTACAAACAAATTCGTAGAACTCTTTCCGTTAATTGGGAAGGTCAAGAAATGAGGCATAATCGATTTCCTTTATGTCCTTTTTGTAAATCAAAAACAAAATTCTTAGCTACAAAAACAATTTCTAGACCATCGGGAGGAAGATGGTCAACTATGAAAATGGTCGAATGCTCTAATTGTTTATTTAGTTGGCAAAGTAGGACTAGTGCAAATGCTGTTGAAGCATACCATTCTCAGGAAAATAGAAAATATAAAAAATAAATTTTAAATTATTAAAATTTTATTTAACTGGTATTACACTTATATATTCTCTTGGATCAAAATCTCCACCGAATGCCAGTGTTAAAAGTCCAGGTTTTGATTCTAGTCCTTGCCTATCTCTAAACCACTCTGATCCTGGATCAGTTGTTGGACATTGAAGCCATAATCTATCTCCTATATCCATGCTTCTAAAATTATGGAAATGACCAGAAATCCATATATCAGCTAAACCTAGAGCAGTTTGACCTGCAGCTTGTCCAGATAAATATTTTAAAACATTATTTTGATTTGCTTGATGTCCATGAAACATTCCAATATGGGTTCCACAAATTTCAGTTGTTAAAGTTTGATGACCTGATGAAGGAAATCTAAATTCAATATGCTGTAATGAGGGATTTTCAGCGCATGCATCTTGTACTGCTGAAGCTATTTCAACATTCCAGCCGTCAGATGGGTCGGCTGAAACTTGACGAGTTACCTCGTCATGATTTCCATTAATTACTGGAACTATCATACGTTCAGCTAGTGGTGCTAGTGCTTTAATTTGTGCCATAAGTAAGCGACGTGCAACGCGTACTTGCTCAGTAAGACCTAAATCAGATGATGCTTGACCTTGCAGTCGTCCACCCTGAGAAACATTTCCTTCTACGTGATCTCCTGGTAATCCTAAAACAATAGTTCCAAAAGATAGTCCCATTTTTTTATAACCATTAAATTTAGTAACAGCTGATTCTGTTAAATATAAAAGTCTATCTATTGATTGTTGAGTTCCTTGTCCTCCAGCTTTTTTACCAATCTGTTGATCACTAGGGAATACTCCATAAGCACCTGTTCCAGTCGCTGGTTTAATTCCAGCTGCTGGTCTCCATTTTTTAATTTCATCAACTAATTTTTCAACATCTAATTGATCATTTTTAATAATCCCACTTGGAATTAAATTAACTCTGATTGACTCGAGAAATTCTCCGTCATATCTTTGCCATTTTCCATGTCTCATTGAGGAAATAATCCAATCATTTGGATCTAATCCAAACTCTTTAATTAAGCTTGATGCATCTGGAATTTCCGAAGACAATCTTGGCTGTGAAATTAAAAATCCACCTTTGGATGTATCTATATCCATACGTGGACGCCAGTCTTCTGGAATATTTAATGATTTTATGTCTGATCCTGATTTTCCAGGACTTGATAAATTATCTAATTTTTCTGATAATCCCATTTTATTTTGCCGTTCTACTACATGGGCAGTCGTTTCTACGATGACGATCAACTGCACTGTTACTGATATCATACCCCTCTTCACGAAGAATACGGCCAATAGTTGAATTATTTATTCTTGATGGATCATTTTCATCTACTTCAAGTACAGATTTTAAATTTAATCTATCTTGTTCTAAAAGTGGACTTCCGCTATTTAACAATGATCCTATTTTGCAAAATCGAATTGGTACTTCTGTAGCGGCTGCAGATAATTTGTCAGATAGTGACATTACTCTTCCTTAGGTCGTTTATGTCTTTTATGTCTTTTAGTATAGTACTATTTTTATTTAGATGAAGGTTTTTTTCTGGATTTTGTAACTGGTGATGTTTCTACACTTACTGTTGTATTTCCTATAACAAAAGCCTTGATTATTTCAATTTCTGTGGTAGTTTTTAAAACATGAGCTTCAATATTATTTACTCTGTCAGCAAGAGATGTTCCACCATTTTCCCATAATTGATGTTCAACCCTATTTAGTCGGTCTGAAATACTTCTCCCTGCAGAATCGGTTCCCAGGGCTTCGCCAATTCTATTAACTACCCTATATACTGAGTAGACTGCACCAAAAATAACTCCGAGTGCTGTTATAACTGCGGCAATTGTAAAAATAAGCTCTGTTGTCATCGTTTATAATGGAACTCTCTAGGAAGCAATTAGATTTGCTTTTCTTATTTTACCCTATAAGGGTCGCCCTTATTTGACGAACTTGTTAGTTTGAGACGCCAATAAGTCTAGGTATTTTTACCATTTTATTAATTTAACTTGCACTCGTTTATTTTTGAGTGTAAACTTTTGACACCGACTTATTGGAGAGACTTTATATATGAGCAATTCTAACAACGCTGATAGTGGACGTTTAGCAAAGGGAGCCGAATGGTACGCAAAACAAGGATGGATTTTACTTCCTGTTCATGGCATATCTGATGGTAGATGTACTTGTGGAAAACCGCACGGGGATTCTAAAGATGTTGGAAAGCATCCAGCTTTATATAACTGGAATACGGAAGCAACATCCGATTTAACTCAGGTTGGTATTTGGTGGCAACAAAATCCTGAATACAATATTGGTGTATTTTGTAAGCCATCTGGATTTTTTGCTATAGATATTGATCCTCGTTCTGGCGGAGATGAGTCATTTGACATATTAGAATCTCGTGCTGAGGGTAATTTACCACCAACAGTAGAAGCAATTACTGGTGAATATAATGTCAAAGGTAGAGTTGTCCGTGGTCGTCACTTAATATATCGTTGTGATCCAAATGAAAAGTTTTTGGGAAATTTAGCTAAAGAGGGTCTTAAAGGCATTGATATCAAGCACAATGGTTATATTCTTATTGCTCCGTCAAGGCACTTTTCTGGTACTTCATATGACTGGAAGCCGGGCCATGCGCCATGGGAAATTGAAATTGCCGAGGCTCCTGAAGAACTTTTATCCGTATTAAGAGCAAAATCTCTTAGATCTTCTTCATCTTCTTCATATAAAGATGGTAACTGGGATTGGGTTAGTGAACTAGAGTTTGCTGGTGAACGTGTTGATATTCAAAAAGTGCTTGAAGAAGGAATTGATGAGGGCCATCGTGCCGTAGAGATTTACCGACTTGCATGTGCTTTAGCAAATAAGTTTGGAACTACTCAAGACTCTAGATTATTAATTGAATCGATGATGATTAGATTTAATCATGAAATGGTTCGTCCACCTATGGAACTAGAGGGCACAAACTCACTGTTAATGCATGTTCATCGAGCAATCGATTTCGTTGCTTCAAGTCCAAAAATTGATAGATCATGGCCGGGGCTTAGCGCGTGGGTTGCTTCTCAGGGGAAAGACTGGGCTGAAAATTCATCTGAAGAAACTAGATCTACAGCTAATAGTGTTGGAATCTCTGTTACTAAATTAGTTGAAGATGGTATGTCTGTATCCGATGCTTCTAATAATGGAAATCTTGATCTACCTAAAGACCTAGATGCTATTTCTGAAGAAGATGGTGGACTTCCTGGGCATCGTACTTTAACTGATGTTGGTAACGGTCGTAGATTAGTTGACACATATGGTTCAGCAATTAGATACACTCCTGGACTTGGTTGGTTTCATTGGGATGGAACATACTGGCGTCCTGATGCAGAAAGTCTAGAGTTACAAGAACTTGCTAAAAGAATTGCACCTGTTATTGCTAGTGAAGTTGGAAACTACGGAGAAGATGAGCAACAAAAAAAGCAAGATGTAATTAAATGGGCTAATCAGGCAAAATCTAATAGCCGTATTAACAATATGATAACTAGTGCAAATTCTGATCCTAGAGTTGTTGTTGGTGTTGAACGATGGGATGGAGATGAGAACCTTCTTGGTGTTTTAAATGGAGTAATTGATTTAAAAACTGGAGAACTTTTACGAGGAAAACCTGATTTATATATAACAAAGCGGGCACCAGTTTCTTACACTCCTGGACTTAGAAATGTCCGATGGGAAGAATTTATAAATTTTGCAACTGGTGGAGACAAAGAACTTCAAGATTGGATTCAAAAAGCTGTTGGATACACTCTTACTGGATTATCCAATCAAGATGTTCTTTTCTTGGTTTATGGACCACCTGGAGCCGGTAAAAATACTTTTGTTGAAACTATTGTTGAAGCTTTAGGTACCGAGCAGTACGCTGGTGCCCTATCATCGGAAGTTTTAGCAGCTGGAGATGGTAGATCTAATTCATCTGATCAGTACTATTTGGCTGAACTTCGTGGAAAAAGAATGATTTGGGTAGATGAGTTACCAGAAACAGAAAGACTTAAAGAGAATAAAGTTAAACAATTAACTGGTTCTTCTACTATTCAAGCACGTTCACCGGGAGAAAAGCCATTTACATTCCGCGCTCAAGGAAAATTGTGGATTACAACCAACCACAGACCAATGATTACAGATGATGCTATGTGGCGTCGTATTCGTCCAATTCCATGGTTAAACGTTGCTGAGAGCCCCGATCCTGGTCTTAAATCTTATTTAGCTGATCCTGAGGGCGGTCTTCCTGCAGTGCTTGCTTGGGCCGTAGAAGGGGCTATTAAGTACCTTGGTTCAAGTGCGCGTGATCCTCTTGGATGGTGTTCTGCAGTAAAAGAAGCCGCTGAAATATATCGTAAAAATGAAGATAGAATTGGTCTATTTCTTGATGAAGAAACTAGAGAAGTTGAGGGTGCTTCTGTTCTTGTTAAGCAGTTATATTCTATTTATAGAATGTGGTCTGATGAACGAGGCGAGCGTCCTATGACTCAGATTGCTTTCCAGCGTAAACTTACAGATAGAGGTCTTCCTATTGTAGGGCAGGGAGCTAGAGCCGAGGTTAAAAATAGGGCTCAAAATCCTAGAATTGTTGAATCTACCGAAGTTGACTGGATGACAGCAACGCGTTTTGCACGTACTTTTTAAAATATTATGATAGTATGTACAAGTGCTTCGGAGAGGAAGCATTAACTTAGGGGGTTGTTTTATTTTTAATAGAACAACCCCCGATTAAAAATAATCTAAAGGAATACTAAATATGCACGTAAGAATTGCAACTCCGATGTATGGTGGAAACTGCAAGGGAATTTATGCCGACAGTGTATTATCTCTTACTTTTGGTCTAGTTAAACTCGGACATGAAGTCTCGTTTTCTAAAATTTATAATGAAAGTTTAATTACTAGAGCAAGAAATAATCTTGTTTATGAATTTTTAAATAGCACAGCTGATGTTCTTTTATTTATTGATGCTGATGAAGGATTTAACACAGAGGATGTCATTCTAATGCTTCAGGCTGATAAAGATATTATTGGTGGTATTTATCCAATGAAAAATATAAATTGGAGAAATATTAAAAAAGCTGTATTAAATGATAAAGAAGATCTAGTTCAGTATTCTGGAATTTTTGCAATGAACATGTTACCAGGTGAAACACTTATAAAACTTGGTGAACCAATGGAAGTCACTGCTGTTGGTACTGGATTGATGGCAATTAAGCGTTCTGTATTTGAAAAAATGGCACCAGAATGTCCTAAATATGCTTTAAATAATTCAAATGCTGAATTTGAATTTGACAATATGGTAACTGAATTTTTTGCAACAAGCATCACTCCTGAAGGAATTCTTTTGTCCGAGGACTACCATTTTTGTCGTAAATGGATAGCGATGGGCGGGAAAGTATATGCTGCACCATGGGTGAGAGTAGACCATGCTGGAGAATATATATTTACTGGAAGATTTGCTTCTGATCTTGAATTAAACGGTGTTAAAGAAGAAACTAAAGAAGAAGAAAAACAATAAAATAATTAAATATTATCTATTTTATTTTCTAATTCTTCTATTTTAGCTATAAGAAGTACTATAGCGTCATGTGCTTTTTCTAAAGAATCTGGATTAACAAATCCTTCTTCTTTCCATTTATTTAAAAGTTCTTTTATTTCATCCATTATGCCCAAGTTCCTACAGTTGTAACTGTTCCATTGCCGATAGGGGTGAGTTTTAAATAAGTTCCAGTTTGTATAGCCACTGCGTTGTCTCCAATAGCCGAAGAAACAATGTGAGGATACACTTTGACAGTCCCGGTTCCAGTAACTCTGATAGTTCCTTTGCCAATATAAATTGAGTATCTAGAGCCCGTAGTTATTGCTGTCGAAATAGTGACTGTAGTTGTAGTGGTTCTAACAGAGGATTTAGTCGCCGCAGTGGTAAATCCTGTTGTATTATTTGAATAATCAAGATATTGAATAAATGATGTTGTAGGTGCCCCACTTACAGTAGTTGCAGTCCAACCATGACTTAAAGCCATTGAAGTGCTGCTAACATATTGATGTTGAACTGCTACATACAACTCAAATTCATATGTGGTTCCGGCAGCTAATGTAATACCAGTGGTTGTTCCACCCAGAATACTTTGCGCAGTTGCAGCACCGGAAAAATCAAGGTTATATGTGGAGTTGTGAATGTAATAATAACTTTGTGTATCTAATGCCCTACCAGGAGTAGTGTTTGCTGTTTTATAAAAAACAATGGAATCATATTCCAATGCACCGCTTACTGGTGTGGTCAAAATGCTAGTTCCAGTTGCGTTAAAATACAATGGAGCGGTACTAGCAGTGGTGCTACCTTGTCTTAAAGTCAAAGAGCCAGTAAGTACGTTATTTGCTGAAAGTGTCGGGACTTTAGTAGTATCAATGTCAACAGTTACAGCAGCTGAACCATTAAATGGGCTTGTTCCAGATGTAGCAGTAAGACCAGTTGTTCCAATAGTTAAACCATATGTAGTAGTTCCACCGCCACCTCCGCCAACTAAGTTAGTTCCTACACCAGCACCTCCAGTAGTTATATCAATGTAGAAACCACGGGCAGAGCCACCTTGCTCAAAAAACCTTAATTTATTTTGGTAGACGTCAATAGTTACACCATTAGTTATCGAGGTGTTAGCGGCAGCAGGTGCTGCTAAAAATATCTCTCCACCTTCATTTCCAGATGAGTAGTTGGATTTTAAATATGCGGAGGTAGAAATATCTGAACCAGCAGTTATGGTAGATGAAGTAGATATAGCTCCAGCAGTGTTAACACCACCTGCTCCAACAAATTGGGCACCAGCTGTTGAGCCAGTTGAAGATATGTTGTCAACAATAGTTTCTTCAATACCGGAAGCTCCTGTAATTGCGGCAAGTTTCA